TCCCTACTGGAGGGCTAAAGCGTTTAGATGGCTCACATCCTCTAATTACTCCTATAGTTGTAACCCATGCACCAAAGGTATTAAAGTTCTGGGTTACGGACTTAATATAGTATTCAATAGTGGAATTGTCTTCTATTGAAGTATATACAAGTCTTGTTCCTACCTTGTATTTGTTACTGCCTTTTACAACAAGGTTTCCGCTATAAAAGTGATTATTAAGAATATTCCAGTTATATAGGTCTTCCATAAGACCTTTCATTAAGTCAACAGAACCAGTACCATTACCATTAGCAGGAGTAATCCCTGTAGAACCATCTTGGTTTGTAGTACCTTGATTACCATTGCCAGAGTTTGGTTGGCTAGGGTCAGTAGGAGCAGTAGGATTGGTTGGGTTAGTCCCAGTACCTCCATTGTTACCTCCTGTATTGCCTCCTACTCCTGGAGGGTCAGGGTTAAGTGGTGCACCAGTGGCACCATCAGCACCTATTCCAGTGCCTCCTGCACCTGTTCCTCCCCCACTAGGAGTACCATTTACAGCAAGATAAGAAGTCTCTACTGTTAAGCGTCTAATACCATATTTATTTTTATATGGTGGATACCAGTATGGACGAACACCAAAGGTCTTAAACATATCATCTGGAGCCATTAACGTCTTGGCACTTACAGAGAACATTGTGTAAGTCTCTAGGTCTCCCCTGCCTGTATCATCCGTCACCACGTCTTGGTCTCCTACAGATACAGAAGGCAACTTATCCCACTTGTCCTTATTGAAAGGAGTTTCCCTAATGACCATAGTAGGTGAACCGTTCTCTACCTCATAGAATATCTCATGGAAGGGCTTTTCTGCTATAGCATTGTACATACCTAACAAACTGCCTTGCCATGCCATCAAACCAGACGTATCTAACAATTTCATATCTTTTCTTGCACTAAACTTAGTTTTCAGTATATCAAATAAGGCTTTAGAGCCTTTCCACTTGTAGTTTATGAAAGGCTTGGCTATCTTCTCGTATGCTGCTTTTGCTAGCTCATCTGGGGTTGCTTGGTCTAGTGTAATACCTAGAGTCTGAACCCAACCTAGCTTTTCAATATTGAACTGTGCCTCTGGCACGATACCAATATCAAACTGTATAAATGCTTTAGCAAACCCTCTGCCCTTTACTGAAATAGTACGAGACGGTGCGTCATTGTTAGCGTCTACAGTTTTACCTGCATAGTCTACTAGTCCAAACATAACTTCAGCCAAGGCTTCAGGTGGTCTGCACATTTTGATAATTAACATATCATTTGCAGTGATCCACCTATGCCAAGGCTTTCGGTTAGTGAGGGTTATATTGAATACAGGAGCATCTTCCCCTATATCTCTATTAGTGTAGACCGCCACAATGTCATTGTCTATCTTACTATTAGGGTCAGCTACTCCTCTTGCTACTAGCTGACCCTCTTCAGTAAAGAAAGTGACCTCGGCATTAGGTTTATATCGTTGAATTGCCATGATATAACCTCCCTATTCTCGGCTCTGGTCTCTGGATAGATTCATACCTCCCATGGATGGTGCTCCACCCATACCACCTTTACCCATAAGGATATCAGTAGCAGTAGAGAAGTAGTTAGAGATACTACCTGAAACCTTGTATTCATTGTCTGGAGATAAGTTGTTGCCTGTCCATTCAACCCTAACAGTGTGTTCTATCTTAACAAGCTTGATGTTAGTATCAACATCTTTGTCACTAGAAGATGACTTAGCACTAGGAGTAGACTTAGATATTCCATCCTTATCTTTGCTTAGATAATCCTGTACTGACTTATCTTTGACCTTGATACTGTCTACCTCTAGCTCTTTCTTGGTGCTATCGGTTCCATCATCTTTCTTAGCTTCTGGTATTGGCTTGGCATCGTCTTTTTCAGTTTTAGGTAGAGGTTCAGCTTCTTTCTTTTTATCCTCTTTCTTAGCCTCTTCCTTCTTCTTATCTTCTTCATCGTCACTACCAGTCATCCATTCCCAACCACGTCTGAATGCACTCTTTTTATCATCCGTGTGTCGTAGTGGCTCATTACCTATATTGGATAGAGGTTGGTCAGCTTTTATATCACCTTTGCTATGACCAAATAGCCAGTCACCAGCGTCATCTCCCATATCAGAAGCCCAGTTAAGAGCCGAGAAAGTACCTATTGGTCCAAGTACCTTTCCACCTACTCCTTTTACCTTGCTCCATAGACCTCCACCAGCAGGAGCACCACCACTAGGAGGAGTACCGCCACCTTTAAATAGACCTTTACCCCAATTCCATGCTTTAGAACCACCGCTCTTAGCGGAGTTCCACAGAGAACCTGCCCCACTCTTAGTAGCATTCCATAGACCACCAGCAGTGTTCTTAACATTACCCATGAAGTTTCCACTTCTAGGTAATGCTCCACGTTGCTGACCTATGTTAGGTCTGAGGTTAGCTAACCCCCTAGATAGACCCATTCTACCATATTTACCCATCATGTATGAGCCACCAAGAGCCATAGCAGACATACCACCGAATGCTACCCAAGGATTGAGAGAGTTAAAAGCCTGTCCAGCATAGCTAGATGCACCTGCCCAGATATTACCTCCAGTTTCGGTACCAGTTTTCTCATACCCTGCTTCATTCCCTGTCCAGTTCTTAGATTCAGCGTTATCCCATGCTTTTGCCTTTTTCGCTAGGTCTGTCATACCTGCTTGTTCAAGTTCCTTAGATGTAGGCATCTTGCCTTGTTCCATCTTCTCTAAGAAGCCAGATTCAATAAGCTTCTGACTCTCTTTCTTAGTTACTCCCAGACCTTGAGACAGAGACATACCTGCTACTGCTTGACCTTGGCTGGTTTTCAATACATCCTTACCATAGGTAGCTTTCAAGCCTTTTACTAGGTCAGTGATGTTTTTAGGGTTTGATATACCCTCTTCTTGTTGCAGTTTCATCTTCCAAGTACCCTCTACTCCTAGGAAGTCAGAGTTACCATTACGCATTAATACGTCTAAAGTATGGTTACCTTCCTTGAAACCTGCATCCATAGTGCCTAGTAATTTAGAGCCACGTTCACCTTTAAGCTCTGGGGATAGCTGACCTAACATAACTTGGGCAGATAACATGTTCTTGAATTGGTCATCCTTAAATTCTGGTAGTCCTCTACTCACTGATTGTGCTAGGGAAGTGGTCGCTCTCATCATTTCCTCTTCTCGACCACTCATTTTGGTTTTAGATACAGCACCACCTATCAAGTCTGATAAGCGTTTCATCTGCCCCTCATCCATAGCTCCCATACGTTGAAGCATACTACCCATATTAGCAAGTTGGTCAGGATTAGTACCCGTATTACGTCCAAATGACTGTGCCGCTTCAGTATCTGCATCTAGCTTATCTAGGTTAGTTCTACCACCACTAGCTAAGATAGATTGAGTTTGTAGAGTCTCCCCTGTTTTGTACTGATTCTTTAGACCTACATTTACTGCTCTCTCACGGAGGGTTTCATCATTGCCATCTTCACCATAGCCAATTTTCTGCCCCATTTGAGAAGCCTGTAGCTCCTGTGGTCTCAGTATGTCAGCATATCGATTACCGTAGTTGAACATTTGACCTATACTGGCAATAATACCTGCTGATTGTACAGCAGTAGTGACCCCATGGAGCATACGCTCTGTTACAGGGTCACGTTCATGCATCTTGTCTATACGGTCACGGTTTTCATTACGTTGTTGTACAGTAGGGTTCATCTGGTTTACAACGTTACGTAGACGTTGCATTTCAGCTTCATTAGTTCCAGAATTGATTTTATCTCTGTCAGCAGTAGCTTGGTCTAGCCTAGACTGATAGAATTGCTGTACTCTAGGACTAGCTACATCTCCCCACTTATTACCCCCTTGGGAGTTTCTAAGCTGTTCTTGATACTTCTTAATCTTCTTTTGATTTTCCTCTACCTTACGTCCATAATCCGCTTCCATACGTTCTAGGCGTTTATAGTGCTTATTATAAAGTTCTTCAGTCTCACCTAGGATTTTTTTGTACATAGAGACTTGTCTGTAGGAGAGTAATCCTCCCTGTGATTGCTCACCCTGGTTAGCTAAGTCCTTTAACTTGGCTACTTTGCTTTCCAGTTGCTTTATGTCAGAGAGGGCATCGGTAGTATCAGCTCTGAATCTAATATCTGCATCCGTCCGATTCCTAGCCATTTATTACACCTCCTCAAATTCGTCTTTTTCTTCTACCTCTCCCTTAACAACTTTATCATTATCCATATCGTCCCATGCCTCTTGGAATTCAGGGTCTGCATAGCTCTCTGGCTCATCTTCCTTATAGTCAGGGTCAGTAGCAGCCTTAACCACATCTTCCTCCTCTGGATTATCTAGAAGGTAATGGTGGTACATAAGGTCAAATTGTTCCGTTGTTAGGGCTTTGTATCTAGGGTCTGTAGTTAGGACATTAAACTTGGTCTGTACCCACCACTCGAACCTCGCTTGACTCGTCTTTGCTATCTCCTTCATTGTTATCTTTTTTAGCTGGCTTACGAAAGGACTCCACCCAATTTCTGTACTCTAAGTAGATAACTTCCCACATAGGATAGTCTACCTTTGAGTTACCTACATGGAACCATTCAGGTTTCTTATCTAACACTACGTCTAGTGTAGAGACAACCGTAGCAATATTGTCTGTGAATTGGTCTACAGCCATTCCACCTTTTAGACTAGCATATAAACGTCCAATAGCTAACTCATCCATCATATTAGGGTGGTGTACTGTAAACATACCTACGAATGTTGGGTCTACATCTGAAAAATCTGCTTTAAAAGTGTGGGTACGCTCATCACCTTGGTTAATATCCTGTAACATGTTAAGTGTAATTGTCTTAATATTCTCTGACATAGTAATACCTCCTTGAGTTTTAATTCATAATAAAAATAGGAGCAGGGGTACGTAAATTATACCCCTGCTCCTACTATTGTTAGTACTATTTAGCTTGCATACAGATATTGGAAGCTAGCATTTTCACCTGCGATAGCGTTAACTCGGAAGTTCTCACGATAGTTACCAATAGAGCATCCGTGGTAAGAACGAACAATCTCTTTGGTATACTTATCTACTACCTCGATAGTGATAATGTCCTTCTTCAATACCTCTTCACCCACAGCAGCCATACCCAGTTTAGCAAGGTCTTTCTTACGTACGAAGAATCGCTCGCAAGTTACAGACCCAGTATACTTGTTGTGTACATGCTCTTGTGGCATCATTGAACCGATTTCGTATACACCTTCTGTACCGAAATCACGCTCACCATCTAAGCCCTGAATCCTACCAACGATTTCACCACGAATACGGATGTTTATGGTATGACCAGCATGTACCGTCTGTTTATCTACCATTCCCATAGGTAGTCACCTCCTTAGATTTGTTGTCCCTCTACTAGGTTGTTAAACGTACTAGATGGAACAAAGTGAGATGTTACTAGGATGAAGTTAATTGGCTCTGTGATAGCAGCTTCATAATCAACATATACAGCAGTACCTTCGAATCGTACTCGAATGTTACGGTATCCAAGAATTAACTTCTCACGTGTACATTCGTCTAGAACGTTAGTAGCTTCTGTAGTTACAGAAGAGTTAGTAGCAATCGCAGAGCTAGAGCCTACGAATGTGTCTTCTAATCGGTTTGTAACACGGTCAGAAACTTCATCTGCTGTACGTCCTGTACTGATCTCTACGTTAGGTGTACGTACTGGTCCAAGATACGTTGTTACACCTTGTGCTAATCGAATTCCACCGTTTTGGACTCTTTCCATTACACATACACCTGAAGCGATTAACTCATCAATATCTGGGTCACCTGCTACCAGGTCTACCCCTAAACCAGAGATATTGAAGAAATCGAACGTGATAGGCTCTGAAGTTGGTACCCCAGCTACACGTCCACATACCATAGCAGCAGTCATATATGCTGGTAGTAACTTAGTTCCACTAGCTACGATTGGGTGATAAATTGCTGGGTAGCAAAGTACCGCTCTACGGTAGTTCATAGCAGATGCACGTTGTTTAGCCTTAGTCTTATCCTCTGGATTTTGTGGGTCATCCCCTGCACCACCAAAGAATAGGTACTGTTTCTGTCTGCGTGTTTCCATTACTTGCACGTGTGCTGCTGCTTCTGCATGGATTGCGCTATCTGCTGATAGGACACAAAGCAAGTCGAAGAACTCTTTACGTAAAGTAAGGAAGTGTGCTGACCATGAAGGAGGTGTAGTACCTTTTTGTCCTCCTGCTAAATACGTCCATGGGAAGTTTGCTGGAGTACCCGTCATAGAAACATTCACTAGTTGAGATGATACGTTTACACGTGTCTCAATACCTGTCTTAGCAGATAATAGTGTTTTAGGTGCATTCTTGATAGTTACCGCAGTAACGGTATCTAAAGCAGTCACAGGCATCTTAGCATCAGCAATATTGATAATACGAGCAGCGTACCCAGACATGCTATTGATGTATGATACTAAAGCATCAATTGTGCTATATTGTGGCAACTTACCATCTACAGTTAAGTCCACAGTAGCAGTAGCGGAATCAGCACCAGTTTTAGTAGTGACAACGCCAGCGTTTATAGCAATCTCAGCATAAGCCTTAGTACCTGTATAGTTTACTTCTAAAATAGCACCGATGTTATCCCAAGTTTCAACATCAGAAGTACTGAAGCGGTAGATAGAAACTTTCTTAGTACCTGCAATAGTACCGTCTTCCATTTTCACTTGGATTTCATTACCAATAGTACCGAATTCCTTGGCAGTCCACTTACCTCCACCAACATCTTTAGTAGCAGCAACCGTAGGGTTAATTAGTAAAGTACCAACGATAGAAGCACCGCCACCGCCTTCTGGTAGTGGAGAGAATGCTAACTCAACCGCAGTAGGTAAGTCACCATTTTTGAAATATGCTCTTGCCTTACTAGGGTCTGTCCACCACATTACCTTACCTGCTTCACCAGCATCAGCAGTACCTATCAAGATAGGTCTGTTTAAGCTACCAGGAGTAGAGGCTGTCATAGCACTAGTGTCTATGCGATCATAAGCACCTGGATGGATAATTCTACGTCCGTTAAACGTAATACCAGAGTTTTCGTAAGCCATTTAAAACACCTCTCTTATATTGATTTATACTTGTCCAAGCATTCCTGCCACTCTTCTAAATACATCCACTCCGTAGAGCCACAAGTAGACTTAAACCCTGCACCAGTAACAGCGTCTAGGTTAGTGTGTAACTGAATGAACTCACGGAAGTGAATACGAGAGCTAGGAATTTCTTCGACAGGCACTACTTTTGTATCTTCTTTTTTAGTAGCCATTAGGAATCCTCCCTATTGTAGTACTCTTGATTCACGTGGACTTCTGTAACTACATGAAGGTCATCATCGAGTATATCCTTGATAGGGTCTACACTAAATTGACACCAGAAGGTCAATGCTCTTCTGTATACAAACGCTGGTTCAAAACTACGTACTGGCTCAAAATCTCCACCTGATAGCTTCTGTCTGTAGATGTCTTTCTCATCTATAAGGAAGTCCCTGCCTGATAACATTGCCCACTTAACTAAATGGTATAAGTCTACGGTCAAGTCTCCATTTTCAGTCCAGATTTCTATCCTATACTCAGCTTCAAACATCGTTCGTACTGTCTCTTGTGCACCACTAGTGTAGCTAAACTCAATAGTGAACATGTCATTTTCTTCTACAAAGCCCTCATCATGAATAATAATTTTAGACTTTGCATAGTCAACATCATAATGCTCAATAGCCATGCCTGTGTCATTATGACGTATATTGTGAACCTTCTGTACATTCGGCTTGGTCAGTTGAATCTCCCATCCTAGTGTTCCATATTTAGCAGGTAGACCTACTGTAAGGAAGGACTGGTCATCTCCACTGTAACCCATATCCCCTAAACCCTCTTCTGTCTCATCTTCCGTGGATAGCATGATAGCTATACAAGGTAACTCGGCAGGGGTTCTAGGGTAGCCTTTCTTTAGAAGAATTTCTTTCTTGGTTAGATATTTGCTTATCATGTCCAGCCTTGTCTTATCAAGCTTGACAATTCTACTGATAGCTGAAGGGTTCTTCTTAAGCAAATCTAGTTTGTTTTCTATGTTTTCAATGATGTAATCCTCTATTAACGGAATCAAGTCTATAACCTCCCCCATTTAAGTTTAACTTTCTTAGGAGTAGGAACATCTTCAACCTTAACGTGAGCTATAGGTTTAGATACGTCCTTGTCCTCTTGTTTAAACTGTGGATTCTGTATATAGAACTGGTCTTCTCCGTTGCCCCACTCTACACCACGTTTAGTGTCTTTCAAGAGGTCTACTAGACTATCCATATTAACCTGCATTGAAAGTTTCATCTAGTAAATCCTCCCTCTTGATATGGAATTGTGAAGGAAGCCTAACAAAACTCTCTACCCCTCCACCTTTAGCCATTGTGTATGTGCCTCTAAGCTCATGTACTGGACCGATAGCGATGTACACTGGCTTAGTAGTATAAAGGATTGAGTATCTTTGCTTCTGTGGTATTGCTACTGGATTCAACCATTCTATAGCTTTACCATCATTAGCCATAACGTAATCAAAGCCTTCTATATATTCTTTGTTTATAGACTTAACTGCTACTATTCTCAAGGCTTGGTAGTCTAGCTTGTCATACTTGGTGTCTCCCCTAGCTATTACTTCAGAGAACTTTATATCAAAATCCACAAAAGTGAACTTGTCCCTAAACCCTACCATGTCTGTACTCAAAGGAGTAAGATAAGCTGAACCCTGTTCATTGAGACCTATACGGTCTTGGTCTTTATTACCACTAATACTAGTTACTAATGCCTTTGTCTCTCTTGCACCAAAGTAAGCATAACCCTTACCACCGCACTCAGGACAAGCATAGTCAGGTTGACCAGACCTCATATCAATACAAGGACAGAACATACCTTGTTCCCAGATAACAGTGTAACCCTTCTGTAGTATAGCAGAATCAAATAGTTCGGGCTTTATATCAGCCCGAACTTGGTTACCAGTAGGAAGATTATATGGATATTCTTGTGTCATCCTAATCCCTCCTATATAAGACCCATGCTTATACCTAAGTAAGTATCTTTCAAGCGTTTTTCTAGGTCTTTCATGTCATCTGAATAGTTTTTAATACGAGCACCTGCACCAGAGAACTCTGGAGACTGTGTAGTACCAATAGATTGGGATAAACCGTCAATACTGATTGTCTGATTGGCAATACCAGCACCGATGATTAAGTCACCCCATACTTGCAAGATACCAATTGAAGCACGCTTCATAATGTACTCTACTAAGTCATGAGGAATCTTTTCCATACCAGCTTTGTAGCTAACTCTCCATATACCAGGAGCACTAGAGTATTGACCTAGAGCCAATGGTAAGAATGAACCATTCTGCGCTATAATCATGCTTCCTGCACTACCCTGTGTGGGGAATAACTGTATTTGCCCAGGAATATCATATTGTCGTATCCAATCCTTTGGTATACTAGCTGCATTATAGCTACCAAAGTTCATCTGTAACTTGTGTACTTCTATAATAGGTTTCTTGTGTAACTGTAAGAATGACCAACTCATAAAATCCCCTTGGTAGTAATCGTGTACCTCATCCTCTATTTCTTGTGGCTCTATGATGACTTGCAACATACGTTGCGTATAGAGAATAGCTGACTTAATGTAATGCTCTAGTAAGCCCTCACCCATCTTATTGCCATATAGGTCTTCTAATGGAACCCCAAATAGGTAGTTCTCAACTAGGAATTGGGCATTTATGTCTTCATACTTGACATATAAGTCCATGTGTACCCCTCCTATTATTTAGCAGCAGTTTTCTTAGCAGGTGCTTTTGCCTTAGGCTTTTCCTCTTCTTTTGCTTCTTCCTTAGGCTCTTCTTTAACTTCTTCCTTAACTTCCTCTTTAGCCTCTTCTACTGCAAAGAAGTTCTTTAGCTCAAGGACACCGTTGTACACTTCTTCTGATTCAATCTCCGCAATACCATGTTCATCAAACTGTACTGCTCCCGTAGATAACATTACCTCTTGACCTCGTAATAGAATGTTTTGTACCTTAGCCATAGTAAATACCTCCTAATAGTTTATAATAATATAATCAACGTATCGTAGGGCATGATAAAAGGGAGTGAACTAAGTCCACTCCCTCCTATGCGATCACTTATTTATATTAAGCACCAATGAAGCCTGGTACGTCAGCTTTAATATTAGTGTACTTCATCCATTTCTTAGGAGCATAAAGTACAGGTACACCGTACATTAAAATCATCCAACGGATAACTGGACCAAGCGTAGCTAAATCCATCTTCATCATAGGAGCTAGCTGTTTAAAGCCGATAATCTCTGGAGACATCTCACCCATGAATGAAGTATACGTGTTAGCGATTGTTTCACCGTTATCAGTGAATACTGTAGTAGCTGCACTACCTTGAGACGTTACTGCAAACTTAGCAACTTCATATAACTGGTTGCCATCTTTCTCAGAACGATATACACGAACGTAATCAACTGGGAATGCAGTAGAAGCAGGGTTAGTGATAGTAAGCTTAACGCCTTTAGCTAAGTCTGAACCAGTCATCGTAACAGATACAACGTTAGATGGGATAGACTCACCGTGGTCGTTATTTAATGTGATAGCGTATTTGTATACACCGCCACCTTGCTTAGCAAAGTCACCAGCAGTACCAGAAGCGTCTAATGCACCAGCTAAAGTACCTACAGCAGGAGCTTTATAGCTAGAAGCATTCATGCTTAATGGCTTAGTTTTTGTTAAGAAGATATCAGGGCTGAACTCTACTTCTCCACCGTGAGTCATGAATTTGTTAACAACCACACCAGCTTGGTAGCCTTGTTGTGTTGGCATTAACACACGCTCTTTAGGGAAGAACTCTTGAGAGAACTGTGCCATAACTTCGAATGGTAAGAACATATCAGTTGGAGTACCGTAGTTCTGGATGATCATTTGAGCGCCCCAGTTCATGTGGTGCTCTTCTAAGTAGTTACCTTTTAAGTCGATAGTATTTTCTTTATCGATAAGGTTTACTAGACCGTCCCACTCACGACCTTCTTCTCCACCTGGCTTTAACTTAGAGTTACCCCAGAATAGAGATTGCTCCACTTGTTTAAGCATCCAAAGGATACCGTCTTGGTTTTGTCGAGCTACAACGTTACCGAATGCACTATTTACTAATGTCATTGGGTGTGTAACTTCACGAGTAGTCCCTAAGAACTTAACGAATGCTGCCTTACGTGCGTAAGTAGAGTCGTTAGTATCTGGTAACATACCCTCACCAACGAACGCTCCTTGGTTACGTCCGTAGTCTAGTAATTGACCGTATTGCTCTACAGTAGAGTATGCAGTCTGTTTAGGAATCTTCTTCCAGAATTTAATATGTTGGTCGCCATAAGTTAGAACCTTTAAGCTGTTCTCTAAAGATTCAACTCGGAACGCTCCACCGCCCTGTAGTTCAAGAGGGTTGACCTCATGACCTGCTGATAAGGCTTTATTAAGATTATCCACATCTGCCTGAGTAGCCGTACCGAAACCTTGTCCGTTTTCTAAGTTAGGAAACATGTGCTTTGCACCTCCGATTAATTGTTAGAACCTAATAGTAATTTAGCGTTAGATGATAGGTCACTAATATTAGCGCCAGACTCTAATGCTAGTACATCAATAGTCAAGTCGCCTTGTCCTTTTTGTATCGCATCAGTCAACTTAGACATAGCCATCGACTTGCTTAGTCCTTCTTCTTGCTTAGGTGCTTCACCATTAGAAGCTTCAAAGGATTTTTGTAACACTTTAGTGTTAGCAGATGGTACTGATTTACGTACAGTTGGAGTTGTTTCAACTTTCACCATACGGTTGCTTAACTCAGCAATAGACTTAGCTAGGTTCTCTTGGCTAGATACGATTGTTTGGTGAGACTTAACAATACCTAACATAGACTTAGCTATGATCTGGTTAGATTGGTTAGTGCTATCGATAGACTTCTGTAACTCATCAGAGTGTCCAGTAAGTACTGAAGATAAGCCTTTAACTAACTCATCTAAGAATTCGCTAACTTCTAGTGCCTTACGAACGCCATCATTAGATTTTAAAGTGTCTTCTAATGACTTCTCTACAGGCTCATCTTCGTTAGCATCTTCTTCAGCTTCTGTATCAGCATCTACATCTCCGTCTTCTGCTGGAGCTTCATTACCCTCTGGTGCGCCTTCTTCAGGTGCTTCTTCTCCCTCGTTACCCTGTTCAGGAGAATCCTCAGATACCTCTTCAGGTGCTACCTCATCATTATCTAAACCTTTAGATAGCTTTTCAGTAGTCTCTGCCGTACTCTTCTTTACGTTCTCTGCCAACTGCTCTAATTCATCTAATGACTTGTTGATATCTGCATCTAACGGATTGATATTAGCCATTCTATATACCCCCTTAATTTATAGCCTTTTTAATGAAGGCTTCAGCTTCTGCTCTAGAGTAGCCCTTAGTTAACTGTAAGTATACAATTGTTTCTCGTGTAGTTAACGACTTCTTAGCAAGTTTCTCTTTAAGAATTTTCTTCTTATCGTCGTTATCTATCACATACGACAAGTTCTTTAAGTCTTTGTCTAGGCTTTCCTTACGAAACGTCTCTCCACCTTCCATATCCTCTGGGTCAGTTTCATAACCTGCGGATAGGGCTTTCTCTACCTCATCTACATGTATGTGAGAAGGTGCATTGAAAGACTTAACAACCGCCTCCCATGATGTATGGGTATTGACTGGGTTGGTTGTAATTGCCACATTATAAATTTTAGCCTTTAGAATACGACTTCCATCACGCTCCATAACCTTACCCTCGACAGAGAATCCTACTTTCCTAGGAGCATTAGACTTCTTCAAAGCTATAGCTAACTCCCAAAGCCTATCTGCCTGTGGTATTCCCTTGAACAACTCACCCTCAACATATAATCCTTTGTCATCCACCCTACATGTAGGATAAGGGTAACCCATGATTACACTGTTATCGTGGTCGTAGTTGAAGTACCCGTGATTAAGGAAGTCAGAAATGTCTAAGCCCTTCTGAACCATAGACTCACCTTGTCTATCCTCATCTTCAGTAGAAGCATAACCACGTATAATACGCTTACCCTCTTCTGAAGATTTCTGTATATCAGCATCAGCACTTACGCTAAACTTAAATAAATCTGCCATCACTTCACCCCCTTGTATCTAAAGTATAAAATCAGTTATAGACCTTATAACACATATACTATCATTGACTGTACTGCTGGTCTATAGACTGATGTATTTGGTCATCCTCTTGTGCCTGTTGTACCTCTTCTGGGCTTTGCTCCTCTTGTGGCTCTTCTCCTGCTCCTGCATTAGGGTCATTAGGGTCACCTTGTTGCTCTGCCTCTTGTGCCATTTCCTTCTGCATTACATAGTTGATAAATGTTGGGTCTAGAATAACATCTCCATTTTCAATAGGCTCCATACCACGTTGCTTACGTAACTCGTTAATAGTCTTAAATGAGCGTACTTGTTTATCCTGTACCTCTAATCTAGACTTCTCAGATTCCTTATCAAGTCCTACAAAGTTGAATACAAACTTATTGGAGAATCTACGAACAATATAACGATTAATTACGTTAGATAAGAAGCTTAACATTGGTCTTAATCCCTTGTCCTTAGAGTTTTTAAGACGGTCTTCAATACCACCTTCTCCTAGTCCTCCACCAGAACCTCCAGCACCTCCACGGTTAGGGAAGTTTATCTCAGCAGGGTCAATTTGGTATACTGCACAACAGATGTTGATAAGGTAGTTCATCCACATCTCGTACTCCATCTCTCTGTTAGATTGAGATACGTTAACGTATTCTAAGCCATCAACAGATACCACAGGAGTCTTCCATGCACCAGTCATACCAGCAATTTGAGCAGTCCACTGTCTACGGAAAGCGTCTAACTGTTCCTTACTTATATTCTGACCTTTGATATTTAAGATACCTTTTGTAGTACCTCCTTGGGAGAAGTACTTAGAGTTATACTCTTCTGCCCATAAATGTGCAGTTATCTGATGTATAAGAACCTCTAGCTCAGAGTGACCATATGGCTGAATATTGATGTCTGTTCTAGGATTACGTACAGCAAACGCTAATTCTAATCCTGTGAACTCTGCAATGATAGCACCATTAAGTACCTGTACGAACTTGTTCTGTGTACTGTTACCTTTAAAGTCAGCAAAAGTAACCCCAGTATCTGGAGTAGGGTCTTCCATCTCTGCTGCCCTAATTGTAGAAGCATCTACCGCATATATCTCTGCTGGTAATCCTCTTCTATCAGGTACAGTCTCAAAGTTCAACTGGTCATACGTTAGGGAGTCCCTAGTTATCTTACGAAGGAATGTATCAAAGTTGTCCCTAGCAGGGTCATAGGTGAAACCACAATTCTCTATAAATGACTCTAGGGATAGAATCATGCTCATTTCTTCTTTAGAGGGAGTTTTGTTAGGGTCACGTAGTGTTATTTCAAACCCTACACCATCCTTAGTAAATCTAGATGGCTGTGAAAAACTAGCCACCTGGTTAACCCTCGTTGTAATAATAGAAGCAACCACTGAATTTCGTACTGCCATCTTCTTCAACGTATCGAATGTCAATGATGACGGTTTATCCTTGAATCCTAGTTGAGATAGCATTGATAGTGGATCTTCTATAACAAACTTAGGGTCACGTGCTCTTTCAGATTTCATTATGTCTTCATGCTGATTCATAGACTTGCTTAGGTCTGTCGAATCAGAGTAGTTCGGCATATTTACGTTTAGTAAATTACCTAGTGAGTTCCAAAGCCCCATTACTAGCACCTCCTACCATAAATTAAAAGGGGTATACACATTATTCTCTTAGAATAAAATTCGCAAAGCCAATAAAAATAGCATACACTTACGTGTACGCTACTTACCAAGAGACATATTGTCACTTGCTTTATTATCTTCTCTGGTCTGTTTAGCCTGTCCAAAGGAGCCATGTTTATCCTTCTTCTTGTTATCCTTCTTCTTATCGCCTTGTTGCTTATGCTTCTTATCCTTCTCTTCCTGCATACGCTTTTTCTTTTGGTCTGCTAGCTTCTTAGCGTATTCCCCTACATGGATAACATGCTTAGTACCTTCCCCATGTCCTTCCATCTTTTCCTTCTCTTTTACCTTCTTTTTACGTGCTCGTTTATCTTGAGTAGCCATTTTCGCATTCTGTTCATCATTCTTCTTAGCTTCCTTACGTCTTTCCCTTTCTTGCTCACGTAATAGTACGTCTTTCTTTTCTTCCTCATTTTTCTTAGCGTGGTCTGCAAACTCACTACGTACCCACTGTTTACGAGTTATTGTTCTACCATCTCGTACATATGTTAGTATCTGTTGTACTAATCCATTACGGTCACTCTTACCCTTCTGGATGTCCATAAGCTTGGGCGATATTACCAACAAAGTGTCATCGTTCATGTTAGCCCTCCTAGTTTATAATATCGAAATCGTCTACTGTTGATTTTTCAATAGGCTTATCTGTCTTACTGTTCTTGTCCTTCTGTCCTAAGAAATCCTTAGATAACTTGCCAGACCAGTCTACATGCACCCCTGTATGGTGGAACATCTCACACAAAGCCATAGACATTGTATCTTCATTGGCTTTAGGGGAAGCATAAAGCTTCCTCCTAGAACCAACTACATCAGGGTCTGTATTAGGGTTTGCTACAGTAAACTCTCGTTCAGTATCCAAGTAGTCCTTTACATCCTTCCTAACCTTAGCATCAGGGTGGCTCACCATAGCTTGACCATCTTTACTATATTTTACCGTACCTAATTTTCCGTCTTTGTGAATAACTACCTTCATGCCTTGCTCCCTCCCAAATCAACGAATAAGCCTAGAGATTTCTTAGCTGAGTTTCCATGCTGGATTGACTCTGTTCGGCTCTGTCCCTTACTTCCTAAAAAGTCGGGTCTATTAAAGATGGACTGCATTGCACCAAATAGTTCAGGATAGTGTTGTTTCATTGTGTGGTATTGCCATCCATAAGATTCCATTGGTCTAGTGCTTGTACCAGCTTTATAGTTTTGACCTTCTGCATTAGCTGTACCAAAGCCCTTTTGTGAATACTGCTTATGCATCTGTTCAGCCCACTCATCCATGGATGTAGACTTATTACCTGGATTCATATCTTTCCAACGTTGGTAAGAGTGAATAGCATTACCATAACCTGCTACCGATTCAGCCCAGTGTTCAGTACCATGCATACCTTCCACACCTTGGAACTTCTTATCATACATCTTACCTGTATCATTGTCAGAGTGAACATAATCAGGATTTAGCTTTTGGTACTCCCCGTAGACACGTCCTTCATAGTTGGACATCCACTCATCTAAAACATAAAAATACTTTCCTTCCTTGCTATATCTAATCTCCTTATCAGGGTTAGACTGTTCAACTTTCTTCTTATAATGTTCAGGAACAGTATTTAAATGGTCTTTAGCATAAGTAGTACCTTGACCTTTATCCCAGTTTAAGTAGGAATCCCCACCACTTAGGAATCTGTCAATAGCGTGGGCAGATTCATGCACCATATTCTCGCCTATACTCCAGTGACCGTATTTAGCTCCCTTGATAGTAGGATGTTCTGTCTTCTCTGGTATGTGGTCATGTGGGTGGTCTTTGAATACAGACTTATCATGATAGTATTGAGAGTCAAGATAAATAGCATTGTCCTTACCATTATAGTTAGCCCCTGTATGAGCATTACCGTGAGCATCTACATCAGAGAACTTAACTTTCATACCATTTGCCATTAGGTGACTCATCAAGTCAAATGGAATATGAGTTGTAGATGAGTGAAGGTGGTCTGTAAGTTTTGCTATACGTTTGTCATGGTCTTCATGTGTGATACCAGTCTTAACATGAATTGCATTCTTTAATAGCTCCTTACGTGCCTGTGCCTTCTCTCCTTCTGTCCAGTTCTTAGCTGATTCGTGTAGTACATAAGGGTCATAGGGAGCATCAGGTGTAGCTTTGCGGTCTACTCCTATGTCTGCTGCTTTAAGGTAATCCATAGCACTCTTAGACTTCTTATCCTGAATCTCATCCTTGAATACCATGGACTTGAAGTTAGGGTCATTAGTCTTGATAATATCTCCTGTAGGGGAGACTGGAACACCCCATTCTTTAAGTAAGTTCCTCATAGTACCCTTAGTCATATTCATAGACTTCTTCACGATGTCACTAATCTTTCCAGAGCGGTCTGCATTATTCCACAGTTTAGTAAAGTGGGACTTCATGACCTCTCCAACCTCTGGAGTGTAGTTCTTTTCGAAACTCTCGTTTAGGGCTTTTTCTATCTGGTCTGCTGGCTTCTTCTGTAGGGGAACTTCCTTCTGCTCAACCTTTTTCTTTTGTTCGTTCCCTTTTCTCAAATCGTCTACAAAGTCCTTAACCTCCTGTAGAGGGACTTGGAATTCGTTCCACCCTTGACCATCTTCCCCATAGTCTATAACAGTTAGTACTGCATCTCCATCATCGTTCTTCTCCATCATAGCAGAGCCACTACCACCATTACCATGCCATTGCCACTCTGTAGTACGGAACTCATCGTCTTCAGGTCTTTTTAGGTCTCCTATACCCTTGAAGCCAAATGCATGACGTAGGAATTTACCCATAACCTTATTACCAATACGCATCTTCATTAGTCTGTCAGCACTTACCTCTTTTTGATAAGGTTTCATTCTTTCCTTATCTTCAGAGAATACTTTAACTAGAGCACCCTTTGCATGCATACTGTTAATACCCTCATGGTCAGATTTAATCCTGCTCTTAACTGCATCATGGTCAGCGTATTTGTCTAGTGCATCCTCTACGTCCTCTTGAGACATATCAGACACAAAGCTCTTAATACGGTCACGTTCTTTAGCCTCTTCAGGTAGGGAAGCAATACGTTCCTTCTCACCTTCTGTAAGAGAACCATCAGGATTGTGAGTTAGTATTTCAGGGTGTTGTTCTAGGTGCTTCTTGAACTTAATCATATTAAGGTGGTGCTTAACCCCTGCCATCTTATCTCCTGTGATAAGTGGGTCTTCATCTGATACACCTGCATCCTTCATCAGCTTATACAACTGTTCCCTTGGCATATTAGCTAAAATAGTGTGGACATCATTACCACCTGCTTGTGCAGGAGATGGCTTAATACCTTGTTTCTTATCTTCTAATTGCTTTTTAGCAGCCTTAGTTGCATTTGTATCCTTTGTAGGAAGATACTCAGGGTCAGTCATGAGATGTCTATTCTCACGTAGATGCTTCTTCAAACGAGTAACATTCAGTAAATGTTTAATAGGCTTCATATTTTCCTTTACATTAGGGTCGAATCTAGGGTCTTGCTCATCCTTGTCGATGATACCCAGCTTACGCATAAGCTCATATGAACCCTCTCTGTCAGCCTTATCCCACATATTCCAAAACTCATTCTCATCATCTGTACCTGTTATTGGCTTCTCAATATCCTTTGCTTCCTTATTGTTGTGTGCACCAATAAGGTGAGGATTCTTTAATAGATGGTTTTTAAGAGCCATTACAGCATTCTTATGGTCAATAGCTTCATGGTTATTTCGCTTCCACTCGACACCATGTTTCTCTAGCATATCGTACTTCTCTTCTTTAGACATTTTCTTACGAACGTGATGGTCTACGTATTCTTCTCGTGACATCTCACTAGGGTCTTTAGAAGAAGTAGGCTTAGTACCCTCCAGTGAAGGCTCTTGGTGTAGAGGGTGTGATTGTATTTGGTGGTCATCATTCGGGTCTACCCATTGCATACGAGTGAACATCTTACCATCTTTCCCTTTTACTTGTACCGCTCTCTTGACCAATTTTCCTCTATTCAAAGACCTACCAGTTTTCGGTGCTTCAGCCTTGTTAATGTCAACAACCAAACGATTGGATTTCGTCAGAGAACCCATATAACGTCTTATGTCAGAATTCGTTTTTCGTTCGTAATCGTCATCAAACACTTCTGGATGCATCCAAGCATCACCTTCACTACTCATACCTTCTCTACCGTGACGGTAAGGAGGTACTTTTCTAGCTGTTCTTTTTAGTTGCTCTGCCATGTATTTCACCTACTTTTTCTGAAGAATGGTCATCGTTTAGTGTCTTTTTACCGTCCCATATACCCAATCCGCCTAGCATGAAAGCCTTACCAAAATGACCTTCTCTACCCTCAACATCCTTTTTATATTTAGGGTCTATAACTTTGTCAAGTTCATAAGATTTACCATTCTGTAGTGTAGAGAACTGCCATGAGTGGTTGAGGTCATCTATACCCTTGTATCCACTCTTTTTGAGCACATCCGCTAGACTAATATCGTTACCTCTACAGAAGTGTTTCAGTTCTTCCCTAGCCATCTTTAACTCCTTGTCATTAGCAAAATCAAAGCCTTTCTTAGACCACGCATAGGCACCAACACTAATATTGGCTGTCAGATTTATCTCTACTTTATGTCCACCTGATAGGTGTCTCCATAATTGCTCAGACCTGTCGTATATAGTTTGTGCTACCCCTTTACCATGATACTGTGTCTTTAACTCCATCTCATCATTGTGTATCTGTAGAGTACCATCTGCATCATGGTAAGCTGAACGTATGATGTGTCCCATCTTCTCCCCATCCTTGTCGTATAGGGTCATGTTTAAGCCACAGTTCACGTTATCCCCATCCTGGAATAGGTCATAACCTGATACCTGTGCAGTCCAGTTACCCTTAGGGTCAGAAAATACATTCTCAATACCAGCTTTAGTAACGTCTTTGAATACATGCCTAAATTCCTTCTCTGGGTTAAGACCTTCATCTTGGGCATACTCTGTATCTTCTTTAAAGATGTCATCATCATACATTGAAGCCCCTGTATTGAGTTTGGACAAGTCTAAGCTACCTTCCTTACCCATACGCTTGTTAACTTCCTTCTCTGGAAGGTCACTTCCCACTACATTTAGACTAGGCTTTGACTCTTTACTGTCTAAGTGGTCTTTCACGTATTCATGGGGTATCTTGTGTGCATGATCCATTAAGTGCTGGGCAACCTGATGGTCTGCTACATAAGGTGCTCTCTTCTGTCCTGTAGTCATTGCTAGGTCATTCGCTTCATCCCTATTATTAGATACAAAGTGATTAACCATAGAATGCTTCTGTTCAGGACTCATACTAGCTACTCTATGTGCATGAGGGTCTTCATGTCCTTCATGTGATGTCTCCATTACTGGTTTACCTTTATCAGGATTTATCCATTGCATACGAGTGAATGTTCTACCACCCTGTCCTTTTACCTGTACCGCACGTTTGACTAGCTTACCTGTGTTAAGTACTCTTGCCTTGGATACGTCTATTATTAGTTCCAATTTAACCCACCTCCAGACTTCTCTTTAAATAAAAATAAGCAGAGCGTCTATGCTCTGCTTATACCTAGTTTGTGGAATATGGTAGTAGCTCTTTTCTTGCCTTTCTGACAGCTTCTATACACTCTTGCTTATCCTCGAAGCCACCTATCCAATGCCTAACTCCATCAACTACTACCTGACCTATCCATTTCTGGTCTCTTTTGTGCCAAGAAACCCCACGCTCTCCACTAGTGTTCCTATTACTAACCCTCTTCCTATTTTGTTGATTCTGTTTGGAAGTGAGTGGTCTTAGGTTATTTTTAGTGTTATTAAGAGTATCATGGTTCCTATGGTCTATGGTAAGTCCTTTTGGTTCACCCATTATAAATCTGTGTAAGGGTATCTTCTTCACTGTACCATCTCTAGAGATTCCTGCTTTCACATAATATCCTTGTATGGTTTTATCCCAGTTAGCATACCATGTTCCACGTATAGAACCTACAAATTCTAAATCAGAGGTATCAATCAGAGTCTCTAAAACCGTGCCATCCTTCTTCTTAAGAAAGATAGCAGTTACATCCCCTCTCACCTCATAGCTATTCTTCATTAGAATGCTACGTCCTCAAGATTGTCTACTGTTTCGTTGCCAAAATCTTCCCACTTACTAATCTCTGGGGAATTAGAGATATCAGTATTAGTGAATATTACGTCCTGTGCCCTACCTGGAGTAAATAAGCTCTGCTTACCTGTATCATCATCTCTCACCACAAACTTAGCGTCTCCACCGTACTTAGAATTCCATTTTAAAATCGTAAAAGCCATTATATAAACCTCCCTGTGATTAAATATACTATGCTCTGAATTATACCCCCAAGGGACAACCAGAACACTATGAAGAGAATACACACGATTGTAAAGTTAACAATGTACTCACTGTCTCCCTTTATTTGTATACCTGTTAACACCAAAATTGCACCTGCACCTAAAAATAATCCTATACATAACACTAAAAGTGTAATCATTCCAATTCCCCCTGTAACCGTTCAAAATTCTTGTCCATGATTCCTAACACTTTATATACATCACTCGCACTCAATTTTCCTTCACCGAGCACTACCTTATTTAATAGTTTATTTAACTCATAAGTCATACAGTATATAGCTGGACTAGTGGTAAGAATCTTTAAATTAGCTACCGTTCCACTCCTGATATACTTGTAGTGTTGGCTTGCAAAGTGGGCATCTATTACTTCCTTAGCTGCTGCTAAGAAATTGTCCTCACTGGCACTTAGAGTTAGAGAACCCTCCATGTAATTCATTTTCCTCATGAATATCATATCCTCCACCACTTGTTCTATGGTTAAATTGACCTTATTAGTTAAAGTAGGATATTTAGTGATTGCATCAAATCTTAATTGCTGATATCCTCCCATCTGTCTGCCTAAGGCTATCATTTCTCTAAGTCTGTGTACAAATGGGTGGGAAGGCATTGGCTTAATAGGGTGAGAGTAAATCCAAGTCCCTCTTAGTGTTCTAGGATTATTATAGGATTTTGGTACTAAGCTAATAGTCTTTGGTGCTACACGTTCACAAGTCATGTGAATCTCTCCATTCCTTTGATTTTTACCTTAAAAGAAAGAGATTCTCAAAACCTCTCTCCTGCATAAGAAAAGGTCTCTTTTTAGAGACCCTTACTTAACAAAAATATATTCCATTGCATGAACCGCTACGATAACCTTATCAGTCTTATTCTCATCAGTATACCCTACGAATGTTCCTGTTTTAACCCCACCCTGTAGGAATGAGCGTAGTTTAGCAGCAGGCTCTTCAGTATAGATAATACCTGTAATTAGCTGAACCTTTGTCATAGCCATGTGTAGTCCCCCTTACATTAATATAAGGTGGAGCAACAAATACTCCACCTTGTGTACCTTGGAAATACCTAAGAACGCCACTCTTGAGGGTTAGCACCATGCTTCTTAAACAGTCTTCTCACTAAATCCCTTACCTCGTAACTTCTGACGATGTTTTCTAGGGATTTCATTTCAATATACTGGAAGTATTCTGCTCCCTGTAAGAGGTCAATGATGTCATTGAGACCATTCTTAGTTGGGGTATTCCCTTTAAGGTCTATTTGGAATGGAGAAGTATCCCCTATTAAAAATATTCTAGAATTCTCTGCCCTTCTAGATACGATTGTTACTAACTCTTTAGTATTCTGACATTCATCGACTACTAAGTCAGTATTCATTGCATCCATACCACGAACGAATCCTAAAGGTAGTACCTCTACATACTGTGCTCTGTTAAGACTATGGAAACCTGCTTGATGGTTTCTATCAAAATATTGGGTGTAGTTACGAAGAGTAGGAATCATCTTCTCATTAATATCCCCAGGTAAGAAACCATATTCCTCTTCACCAGCGTTTACAGCAGGCTTAGAGATGAGTATCTTGTGTACATCTGGGTCTGGTTTCCAGTTACCACTATCAAATATGTGGTCTGGTAAATGAACATTACTTAGATGCTTCTTAATTAATGCTTCAACAATGGTAGATGTCTTACCTGTTCCCATTAATCCATCCACTGCTAGTACTGTGATATTCTCTGATTGGATTGCATCTTTATACAGTCTTAGGTCACGGTTTGGAGCTTTAGTGTCTTTAAGAGGTCTGATACCATTGACAGTCTTGTCATAGATACCTTCTAACTGCTTAGAGCCACCTTCACAAACTACGTAAACTGCTGTATTGAAGGGTAATTGAGTGCTAGGTATAATAGGAGTACCAAACTGCAAGAACTCCTTGTACGCAGGCATGTCTACCACTTCTGTATGTTCCCAGTGCTTCATCTATCACCACTCCTTTAATAAAAGAAAGTCGAGTGGATGTGAGTTTTCCCCTTATAATAGAAAAAACCCTAAGATTTAGTATCTTAGGGTTTTTAACTCTTTTATAGTACTTCTAGTGATCTTCCAAGGAAGGTAGCAACCATAGCTTTAGTTGCTGTTCCAGTTGGATTAAATAGCTTATTGTCAGGTACAGAAGCAATTCCTACATGAGCTATAAAGTTTATAGACTCTTGTGCTGAACTAACTACTCCAGAGTCACTGAAATAGTTTGGTACATTATCATGTTTCAGAGTTGTTTTTAGAGAGAATAGGTTTGATAATACAACTGCAACATCCGCTCTAGTTAGTTCTCCGTCTGGTACAAATGTGCCATTTCCTGCACCTTTCATTATACCTAAATGATTGATTATAACAATCTCCTTATACAGAGGATGAGTGTTAGGAACATCCTTAAACATAGGATTAGGTATAGATGTTATGTTAGTGTCAAATTTAAATAAAGAGAATATAGTTGACACTAATTGATGTCGTAGCATTGGAGCGTCTGGATAGAAATAGTCTCCAGTAGGGAATACCTTTAACTTACGAAGTGTCATAACAAAGTTATAAGCCCAGTGACTAGAAGGGACATCCGTAAAGTCCTTAGAGAAAGGTACATTAACTCTAACATCTAAGTTAGATTCCATATCCACCTCTGTAATGTGATTTAGAGGAATTCTGATACCAGTAAACTTACTATCCAGCACGTTATACTTAACCACGTCATCTACTGCAATCTTCTTATGATGGAACTTAGAGGCATAAAGGCTTACAACCCGTGGTCTCATGAGCTTATCTATGTAAGCGTATAATTCTTCCTCAATAGAACTTAGCTGGAATATCTCAACACCTTTTGAGCGAGCAAAGTCATTGATATGCCCAAATAACTTCTTCATATAGATTACATTAGAGAACTGCTTGAGTAATATATCAACGTGAGTTGTCGTTGCTAACCCACCGTTACCATTAGACACGGCTGTCTTCAAGGCAATCAATCTAGAAATTGCATGCCCCATAGCAATACCAATCTGCGAGCCAGGGTTACCAGTTCCACAGAAAGCAAGTAGCTTACTAATGTCTACTTCCTTTTGTAGTCTAGAGATAAATCCTGTAGACTGACTAGGAACAACTACTATAGCTTTACTCACGTTCTCCTGTATAAGACGAATTAATTCATCATCCTTAGAATAAGGAGTGTGAGCATAAATGATTGCATTAGGATCAGTAGTAAAGTTAGTTCTAATGCCAATAGCACCAGCATGGTTTACTATACTTTCGTTTAAAGTAAGAGACTCATTTATATCAATCCATTCCTTTTCTAGGTCTGGGTCTGTATAAGAGATATTGATTGACAAATCTATACCAGAGTATTTCTGTTGTAATCCCCCTACTAGTAGAGTAGATGTTCCATATTCACCTGCTACGAAATGGACTTTTCCACCTAGAGTAGATGGTAAAGAAGCAACTTTCTTCTCTAGATACTTTCTATTCAGGCTTGTATGTCCATACTTATTAGAGGTATCTACAAAGAATACAAGTTTTTTGATGTATCCTAAATCCGTCCAACTTAGCATTTTTCTATTGATTTCTAAGTTACGGTCTATTGTTTTCTGCCAATTCCAGAACTTGTCTGGGTTTACTTCATTTTCTATTTGAATGTTACGGTTAATAGCATCATTTCTTTCTTGACCTATTAAGTCATTGTTTATTAGGTCATTATTAATGTGCCACTCACGTATTAGATTAACATCTTTACGCCCTGCTTCTGACGTAGGGTTTGGTGCTAACTGTAGTATGCTGTTAAAGGCTGTTACAGGAATATTTGGAAAAGCTTCACGTAATGGCTCAAAAGTGTTATGGAGTCTGTTATTAGCATCTTGGATATCATAGTAGTACCTAGAGCTTACTAAATCACCATATGCAATAGCATCAATAGAGAAGATAAATTCTTTTACTGCTGGTACATTTTCCTTAATCCAGTCAACTAGTTCTTTCCCTACTAGGTAGTCTGGAGCAAAAACTAACTCAAAAGCTCCACCAATATCAGCAATCTTCTTAACAAACTCTGTGTTAACTGGTCTGGAATCTAGTCCGTAAATAACTACTTGTGGTTTCAAATACATTACCCCCTGTGATTTAAAATCGAAATCAGTATCTAAGGTGTGAGTATTCTGTGATGTTGTAGACATAAAGAGGGGTAGGGGTTGTTCAAGCCCTACCGCAGTTGACAAGATTGTATCAAAAGTTGAGTCATCTGGACACAAATCTGGGGATGTAGTCCCAGTTTCAGTACAGTGAAGCTACTATGTGGGAAGACACATAATACCTTCCCCAAGACTTCTCCAAGATATTACTACACGTTCCACGGTTAGCTAGACCAGTACTAGTTAAGTAGTAACAGGGAATCGAACCCTAATCTGGGGGATACTAGAAGGCTGCCATTTTATACGTTCCTAGGGTAGCTACTCCCTGTACTTGTAACGGACATCGAAACCGTCATCTAGCAGAGCCTTGGGGAAAATATTATGTAGTAATAGGGAACCCAGAGGTATCGGACTCACCAGTCTGCCTTTACCCCCGTTTAAGACCACAGGTACGCCCCCTATGTGCGTCTATCAATCTGGCTTGATAGTGTGGAATGCTTTTTATATTCGGTAGTCTGCTCTACCTAGTGTTAGCACTCAAGATTAATTGAGCTAATAAAATTTACAAACATATCTTTGTGATATGTGATAGTGCCAGTACATACTGGCAAAGTGACTTCCACTAAGCAGGGCGGTGTATCCTGCATCTCTGGTAACTAATGCTAAAGGCACTAGCGTGTAGGGTACCTTTCCTACCTTTAGTGGGGTGCTTGTTGGTGTTTTCCGTCACCAGTAAGCTAAAAATTTGACTTTCTAACCACACTTAGTATAGTTAGTATACAACACTCTTACATGCTGTGAATCCTACAAAAACAGCTATGGTCTAGTGGTCATCGTGGCTGCTGCTACACCAATCAGGTACAAGACTTAGGCATTGACCTACAAGCCACTTAGTCTAGTTTGTAACCCTGACAGTCTACTGTCTCTTACTGTTAATGTAGGTAACGAGGGTACTAGGATTCGAACCTAGGACGGTGGTTTTGGAGACCACTGTTTTACCTGTTAAACTATACCCCCAGGGATGTAGGGAGTGACCCCTACAAGTAGTTGTTGAATCTACAATAGATTCTATGGTTGGCAGACCGTTTCAAACCGTTTAATGGGATAGTAGACGGTGGGCTAATGCCCATGATAGGAGAAGGTGGTAGGGGGATGCCCCCACAAATTACCATGACCAATTCATAGTCACCTTCATAATAGTAGAGAGATGAGGGACTTGAACCCCCCATAAGCCGTCGCTATATAGCACCTGCCCTCTCATGATTGGTAGGCACTCGCAATGCCCACCTCTCTATAGTAGTGTCCTCAGTTCACTACTATAGAGATAATCACCTATTGTCCTCCCACAAACAATAGAGATGTGCTCCCGCACAACGCTGTGAGTAGGATTCGAACCTACAGACTCCATATTTACAACCCGTGGAGTTTCGAGATGTTATAGTAGTGCTCCCAAGCACACATCACAGCCATATTAAGATGGGGTGAAGGTCAGTTCTGTTAATCTACTGACCAGAGATAAGGGTACGCCTGTTAGCCCTGACGTAGGGAAGTGTGGTCACCCCTGCACACTCGTATAGTATAACGCTCCAGAGGGTAAGTATACCATGGCAGATCTATACACTTATACCTTACTACCCCAACAAGTTTCGAACTTGCACCTTCCTAGCCTTGACTAGTTGCTCTTACCTTTGAGCTATGGGGTAAAGATGATAGTGGGCTTTCCACACCCACTATCGGGTGTATGTAAGCTTTCCACACTACACATACGTTCAGTAGAACAATACTCACGAAAACAAACAGTATTGTTAAAAAGACAACGAACATGTGCTCGTTTAGTATGTACGCCCTAAACCCCTTCATGCGTACTATGTGACCCCATGACACTACTGCATCTACCACTGTCACATTTCCAACTTACTGATGGAGCCTGTAGGTATCGAACCTACGATGGAGTGTTATGAGCACCCTGTTTTACCATTAAACTAAGGCTCCAAAAAGAGTGGTAGGAGGGTAACGTTCCTCCCACCAACAAAGGTATGGGATAGAATATGGGGAATATCCTATTAGGGAAAGAGGTGGGGGACTATCCACCCCTTGCTAGAGGCTCAGGTTAGAATATACTTGAGTTATAGTTTTTAACACAAATCCTGAACCCCTAGCAAGGGGAAGGTAGGCTTCCTACCTTGTCGTGTCCCAGTCGAGTAATGTTAACTCTCTCGCCCTGTTCGCTTTAAAAAAAGCCCCCTTGCGAAAAGTCTTCTCCACCTTTAGTTCAAAATGTAGTGACCGTAAGAGTGTCGTGCAACCCTGCTGTCCTTTAGCATTACAAAGTCCATGAACTTAGTGGCTTTTGTTCCATAAGAGATATTATATTTTTCTATAGCATACTCGTTAATATCTTTAAATGCTACTGGTTGATTTTTGTGTGTCTCTAGGTATTCCATAATGATTGGACAGTATTCAATGAACATAGCTTTATTAGAGCGTAGTGTATGCACAGTAGCACGTTTCTCTGTTGGTACTGCACCCCACTTGAAAGGCTCTTTAGGAGCTGTATCTGGTTGCAGTGCCTTGCTCATTACCTTATCTACCTTTTGTGCCTGTGCGCTCTTGCCCTCTTCTATTCTCTTCTCCACATAGGGCTTAGTAGGTGCAGGCTTTTTAGGTCTCTGGGTAGGTGCCACTATATTCTCCAGCTTTCCTAGGTCAGGTGCAGTCACCTTATCTCCTAAATCAATTCCCATATTCTTCTTAACCTTATCTATTGTTTTGTCAATGGACGGTGTTGCTGATAGGTTAATCTCTGCAACTATTTGCTCACTAGCTTTAGAAACTACTTCCTCTATCTTCTCTTCTGCCTCAGCTACTGCTTTATCCTGCATTGCAAGTAAGCCTTCTTGTATACCCTTGCTAAACCCTGCCAGTAACTGTCCTAGCTTCTCATCTAGTTTACGGTCAAGTACTCTGTCAATAGAGCCCTCTATTGAGTTAGTAAGCATCTGCCCTAATAGCTTCATGCCATCTCTGCTTACTACCATAGCTGCTTCTTCTATATTACCTGCATCTTTAAGCTCATCGTACATATCAGCAGTCATCTGTTTTTTCATAGAAGCCTCATGTATAGCCTTCTCGTCACCCTTTGCCTTACCTTGCCTAGCATTAAATCTATCTAATCCTGTTCTAACCATCTTGTATTCCTCCCTTGTTTTCTCGGAAATGAAAATCACACTCTCATTTTGTCACGGGCTTGTCCCTTTGTCAAATCGTCCCACTTAAAAGTGCAAAAAATTAAGGTTGGCTCATTGCCAACCTAAACTTGTCTCGTAGAGAGTTTTTCAGTTATACCCTTAATCTGACTATTAAGACTACCCAGAGTCCTTACTTTCTCAGCCCACACGTGTCCACCATTGGCATCTAAGTGGTCATATACTTTAGGGAGATATTCCATAGGGTCTTTGCTAGTTGCATCTCCTTGAGAGTACAACTTAGACAACCCAGCTCTTACATGAGGAATCATAGTTTGCTTATGCATATCTCTCAACTGAGTATACTGATCCAGCATTGACTGTAGGGACTCTGTATCTGTACTGTCAGTGTCAAAGTGTTTGTCCTCATCTAGGTGCTTTACTAACGCCCTACTAAATCTCATCCAGTTGACACCTTCACGTCCGTTATCCTCCTGCCAACTAAGACCATTGTTCTTACCCATTTCTAATAGTTCTTTTCTGCCATAGGCATTAGAGAGAACCTTGTAATGATTGATACCCTTCATATTATCACCTCGTTTTTAATTAAAAAGCCCCCTAGTTATAAAAATCTAGGGGGATTGAGGTCATTCTATTATAGGCAACCCTGTTACTTCATCCGTGGACATAATCACAGGCTCGTCATTGTCCTTATTTAGAACATTATATGCTTCTGCAATAGTTCTTGCTAGTACTTCTTCTCCAGACCCTAAAGGAATGTTATAGCTACAGTACTTCTTACCTTCTCTAATTAAACGTATACCAAACAGTCCATCTACGTTCTGCTTAATGTAGTCTGTTAGAGCAGCCTGATTATGGAATACCACAAGGAATACCTCTGGGTTATTGGTTACATACACTGTAGAAAGTGATGTATCCTCTACCTTTGTCAGGGTTGTCAGTACCATTCTCTTATCAACTAGTCTGTCGCTGTAATTCGCTTTCATATAGTTCCCTCCTAATTTCTCTAGCCTGTTTATTTATTTTAGTTACTGTCTTGTTGACAGTAGACTTACTAACACCTATCACTTCAGCCATTTCTTTCTGTGACATCATATCTCCTGCATCCTTCTGTACTTCTTTCAGGAAGATAGTTAACACCTTAGCCTCATTACCACGTCTAAAGCATCTCTTTAAGTGAGGGACTATTGTATTGAATTCTTCAGTATCCCATAGAGCAGAATAGCCTTTATCTTCAGCAGATAGAAATGCTTCCTCTATAGTTAGACTCTTCTTATCATTGTCTGACTCTTCATTCACTTCTGACTGTAGACTAGTCATATCGCCTTTTCTCTTAACAGTTCGGTACAGCATCTTTAGTTGGTTATCCATACAGAAACCAGCATATGAAGTGAACTTACCTCCATTAAAGGTTTGTATAGCTCTAAGTAGACTGTAACTAACCTCACTAAAAACATCCTCTGGAGTCAATCTGTGTCTTTGACAGAACCTATTAAGGGCTTCTCCAGGGAACCATTTACCTATAGCTTTATGTATGATTCTTACATTGTTCAGATAAATAATTCCCACTACTTCTTTACGTTCCTCTTCCGTTTTAGCACTCTCTAGTTGTGCGAATAAGTCCTCGTTATTATGCTTGTACTCAGCAACGATACCTCCAACAGCAAACATGCTATACACTTCCTTCCTCAACTTTATTAGAGAGTGCCAATTGGGGAACTCCCTTTCAGCATAAAAAAAGGAGGGGTTTGGAAATCAACCCCTCGGAAGTACCGACTCTGCATATTTGGCTATATAACCTTTAGCAGGCTCGAATCTATCAATATTCGCCTGTATATCCTCTGCATTATCAAACTCCGCTACGCCCTCTACCTTTCTAAAACCCCACTTAGTAAAGTAAGAGGATACGTGTTGTCTAATAGCCTCACCTTTGGTAAAGCCATCTGATGCCCTCCTGACATAGTACTTACCATTCTTACGATAGAGAATCTTATCATCTTTATGGTCTTTGGTCAGCTTGATACCTTCCACTACCATTTTCATTTAGTCCACCTCACTCATATCTTAATCCTATCCCTTGTGACTCTGCAAACATTTTCATTAGCTCATGATGGTCTTGCCACTCTGAGTTACTTTGCCAGTGTTCTGGTACTAGAATATGGTCTACATCCTTAGCCAAGTCCACTCCCCCAAGTACCTGTGCTTCAAAGTACTCTTTATCGTCATTGAATGTTGTACCCTCAATAACGGAGTTCATAGCACGTCTACGCTTACCATCAGCATTCTTAGGCTCTTTCCAACGCCCAAACCAACGGTGTATTACTAGGTGATGTGGGTCTGTAGCAGAGTGCACTAGTTTGCCCTCTTTGCCATAAGGGATTGAGTTAGAGTCATTTGGTGTACCAGAGGCACGTTTCTTAACATCTTCCTTCATTACTAAGGCTGCTCCACCATGTTGTCCTAGGCTCAAGCCTTGATTGAATATGTCTAGCACACCATATACTGGGCGCTCATGGTCTTCTGCACCATCAAAGTCATCACCGTAGATATCACGTTCGATAACCTCTCTATGCTCATTATCATACCCTCTATCTAGTTGGAAATCGTTCTTTAGCTTACCTGAAGACATCATTTCCTCTAGCATAGACGTACCACTATCCAGTAATTCTGTAGGGTCAAAGTGCACCATTAACTTAGCATTACGAGCACCTTCAACAAAGGCATCGTACACTTCATCTACCATTACTGTATTGCTAGGGTCAATACCGTGGTCAAGAGCTAATGACTTGGTAGCCCACTTCTTAGCACGTTGTTCAAATTTCTTACTGTTAAGCTTGGCTCTATCGATACCTACTCGCTCATGTGGAGTCAGAGTAACGTTGTCACCATAATCAAACTCTTCAGCTTGAATTCTTCCCTCTGTACCGAAATCGTCATTAGTCATCTTAAACTTATTACCTTTGGCAATATGCTTCTGAATAGCAGTCGCTACCCTCATCCATCTGATAGCTGGGTGTTCTACTACGTTACCTTTCTTATCTAGAAGGTCTACTTCAATACCTTGTTTTAGTGCTTGTTCTTCTAAAGCTGTCTTGCCATACTTCTTACCAAGGGCTTTAACCTGTTCACGAACTGCATCTGTTACAATAGTATTTGCTTCCTCCATAAGGTGTTTACGTCTTGTACGTACCCCATTCAGCATCTTACCTTTAGATAATTCTTTCTTGATAGCCATAGCACAGTTTTTCCAATCAATATCAGGGTCTTTATGGTTCTCTTTCCATAGAAGGTCATGGTCTCTACACCAGTCCTTAATCTTTTCCCTGTCAAAGTTAAACTTATTACAGAACATAAGGAAGAACTTGTGGTCATCATCCTTCTTAATCTGTTTCATCTTTGCACTAGAGTCCTTATCATCATGAGGCACTTCAAACTTATTACCAGCAGCTATGTGTTCAGATATAGAGTTGAAAACCCTAGTCCATAGAATCTTCTCATCTGTTAGTAGAGTTCCGTCTGCCTTCTTATCATTCCATGTAATGCCAGCCTTTTCTGCACAATCCATGATGTATGATTTAGTATACATCTTATTGACATAACGCTTGAAGTGTTCCATATCATCTACATATTCTACAGGAACGTCTACGACCATATGCTGACCACGTTGTGTTCCATCAGCAGAGGTACCTTTACCAGAAGCGGATACTTCCTTCTTATTACCTTCCTCGTCAGTAACTTCAGTCATTACGTCCTCTTTTAGTGCATCCTCATACTCTTTCTTCAATTTAGGATTACCTAATACAATTGCAGGAGCATGAGTTAATCCTAACTCTCTAGCTAGGTCTACAAGGTGATGTCCCTCAAGTATCTCCCCTTTATGGTTGACCTTAACAGGCTGTAGCTTCTCACCTCTGTGGTATTTCTCCTTAGCTTCATTGTAGGCTTCCTTGTCAGTAGAGTAATTGTGTTCCTTATTCTTGAAGTGCTTTACCTCATGTTGTACTACTGGAAAACGGTTATGCTGTCTTTTTTCTATTTCCTTTACTGACTTATCATCATGCTTGTATGTTGTGTGATTCTCTTGGTCAGGTACTTTTTGGTGGATATCTGCCTTCTCATCATTAGGGTCAATCCACTGCATGCGATAGAAGACCTTTCCATCCTTACCCTTAACCATTACACGTCTCTTAACTAACTTTCCTCTGTTAAGAGTGGCTTTGTTAATGTCAAGTACCAAGGACACAGGTTTCTTACCCGTTAGCTTATCTACAAAGTCCTGTAGTAAAGTCTCTGCTAACTGTTCAGGTGTTTCTGCTTTCCATACAGCACGATACTTCTCTTTTGCGTCCCTTAACTTGTCTGGGTCATCCCCTACTACCTTACAAGGAACGTGTGTGTATCCTAGCTCTTTGGAGGCTTCCCATCTATGATGCCCATCGTGAACATCATAATTATATCCGATTTCAACGGGTTGAAGTGGCTTACCCATTCGCATCGAAACTTTGTTTTGGGCGATTTTTCTCCTATGAAGTGCTAGGTGAGTTTGGTACACCTGCTTCAAACGATTGACTGGAATGTAAATTACACCGTGGTCAGAATGCACTTTGTAAGCGTGACGTCTAGCACCCCTAGGAAGATGGACTCGTCCTGCCTTTGCTACCTCTTCCTCGTGGATTATTTTCTCTAAGTCAAAGTACTCTTCTATGTACTCCTCATCAGACTTAATAATCAGCTCTGGCTCATTACTCTTCCATACCTCTGGGCGTAGGTCATTCTTGAAATTCTCTAGTCCTAACTCGTGTACTAATTCATCTTTCTTTTTATCCTTCTTTTTAGTACCTTTAGGGTTGTCTATGCGAATATAACACTTTCTACCTCTGCTCATCACAAAGACCTCCTTCTTTTATTATTCATGAGGAACTTGTCTCATTACTACGTCTAACTATAAAATATTGGAGGATAAATAGAAATGAAAAAGGAGGGGTTTTAGCCCCTCCTTTACTACTTACTTATTTCCTTTAGCTTCAGCTAAAAGCTTAGTGATCTCATATACTCCATTTTCAGTGTATGCGTTCATTACTTCACCCCCTTCCAAATATGAGAGATGACCTCTTCCTTAGTAACTTCACTACATTTGATACGTCCTTCTGAATCTGTAGTATCCATGTAGTCCAGGTGCTCATAACCCTTGAAGTCGTCACCTTCTCTATTTAGTTCTAGCATATAGAACTTTCCAGATGCCCTAGACTGGAATATAACAGCCTTACTCTGCATCTTGTGTTCCACTGTCCAACCCAAGTCTTCTATATGCTTAAGACCTACTTCATCATAATCGTAACCATCCTCTATTGAGGATAATACTTCTGGGTGTACCCATGCACAACCTTCTCCAAAGACTACCATTATTTATCCTCCCCATCTAACTCATACATAGTAACTCCACTTCCTGCATAACAGACTACAGAGTAGTGTTTCTTAGTTTTCTTGTGAACTAGCTCAAACACATACACATTAGAGTCAATTCTGTCAGAGCTAATGACATCATATCCAGAAGGTAACTTAACCCCTTCTCCCATGATAGCCTCCTTATCCTTAGTTACACTAGAGCACCCTGAAAGTAGCAATGCAGATAGACTAACTGCGGTTAAAATCTTCTTCATTGAGACATTCCTCCTTCTTACCATTAATCTCTGTTACATATCCTGCTGGCTTATACACTGCAATCTTCATATGACCTTTACCACCCATATTAGTTCTAGCAATGTTTGCTCCATGAGTAGTAGTGTAGCTTTTCACTACTGACCTAGTCTTTCCTGCTGACATTACAGGGTTGCCCCAAGCGTCATGCAATACATAGATTTCATTACTCATGCGTCTAACCACCCTTCAGGATTCTTAGCCTCTTTAACACGCTGATTTATCATGGCATAAACCATGTAGTTCAGTATGAACGGTCTGTATGCATTTATTAAGTTATTGAAAACGTCTCCTGTAAGTTGACCAGACTCATTATATAAGTTAAGCATAGTCACTAAGCTGTCACACACTGAGGATACCTTATAGGCAGGCTCTTTATTACTTTTAAGGAATCCTGCTTTCTTTATATCCTCATACTCATGTTTCATCTTCATGATACGGAAATCTCCCATAGGGCTGTGTACTTCTACATTGTGGTTGCTTGTTCTATGGAATGTGCAATCAATTTTAGCCATTTGCAATAGCCCCCTCCAAAGTTTCATTTAGTTCCTCTAGAGTGAATGATACTTCATGTTTCTCTCTGTCATCGTCATGGTATACAGTGATAACATCACCCTCTTGGTCATATCCCCCATGTGGAAAAGTACCACTTTCTGGGTTTCTGATTAGAGCCTTTAACTGCATTGCCATAAGCTCCACATTCTTGTTAGTTTCAGTATCTGTGATGATAACCCCACTTAAAAATCCTCCACCAAATTTACTTAATTTCAATCTGCTCACTACTGATTCCTCCTTCTCAACGTCTTCACAAAAATAAAAGAGGAAGAATCGAAATTCCTCCCCTCAGTGTCTATTTGGTAAACTCCTTACAACTCCAATGAGTTCCCTTCTTTATCTTGTAAACAATATCTCTTGAGACTCCAGTTATAGACTCTATGTCTACACCACTTCTACCTAAAGATATTTCCTTCATTATTTCAAAGTATTTCTCCTCAGTAAGAGTGGCTAAAATATGTTTATTACCTTTACGGTACCTATCCCTGTCAACCATATCTTGGTTGTTATCCTGTACAGTACCCTTTATAAGATGAGAGGGGTTAAGGCAAGCTGGGTTGTCACAGGTATGCCTTATTATGTCTTCTTTAGTCAAGGACTCCTTTGTATGCAACATGTAGCTATATCTGTGCAATTTAATCTTAGAGTCCCACCTATTTACTACTGTGTATCCATATTTATCTTTCTTGTGACTCACACACTCCCAACAACTAGTAGAGGTTATGATAAACTGGATGGGTCTGGGCTGGTAGGTTACAGATCTATACCCATTTTCCTCTAGGGTATGGGTTGTCGTCATTATGCATTCCCCTTTCTTAGGCTACAAGTAGCACCATTAAATCTTGTTACATAATGTTCCTGCATTCCATAGCCTTCTAGTTGCTTGTCTACATTAAAGTCAACATCTTTAATAGTCAGGCTAGGATATTCCTCTTTCAAGTGCTTAATAAGTATTTCTTTAATCTCAGCAGGGCTAAGAGTTACGGTAAGTCCAGCCATTATTTACCCTCCTTGTATTTAAAGTGTACTCTTCTGTCTATTACCTTTGTCTCACACCAATTCGATTCAAACTCCCTAAGAGCCTTTGCTAGGGAGTTCTTAGGGTTAGAGTAGTGCGTTTCACAATGCTCTAGTATTTCGTTCATAGAAATCCAACTCTTCTTCGACTTTAGATACCTCTTCACCCTATCTATAGTCAGCTTGTAGTTGGTTACATACCCCCCACCACTTGAGCCACCTTCTAGCCATGTCTGGTGTTCGGGTTTCAATACATCATCCCATTTAGTATTCTTATAGGGTCTGTTGAACTTAGCTTTCAGCACTATGCGTGTACCCCACACACGGTCACCGACCTCTATGATGCCAATTCCCATACTAGACAGCATGTTACACACAAATGTGGGTATTTGCTTCTTACGTTTAGGTATGGCAATATAGATGTAATGACCAAAACGCTTCCACTTATACGCTTGCTCAATCAGTTCCATAGACAGAGAAGTCTTCATCTCCACGATACATACGGCAGGCTTGTTGTAACCAATTACGTCAGCTCTACCACTACCACCCCAAGAATTAACTTCCACCTCGGCATAGACATCGTAGCCAATGCCTTCAAGTAGCTCTTTAACATACTTATACATCTCATTTTCTTTCACGTTTACCCCACCCATACAGTATGGTGATTGCAAAAAGACACAGGCAGCAAGCTACAATCAGTATGCCGATTGCTCTTGCTAAACCTGTATCAAAGTAACTCATTACTATTCCTGATGTTAACGTCACTAGTCCGATTACTAGTAGGATTATTTTGTCTATCATTTCTGTCTCTCCTGTTATTCAGTCATTCTTGTTAGGATTTCTTGGTGCAGTAGGTCTTACTGAAGTAGTTGCACATGATAATCTTGTTGTCTCCAGTAAGCCAAATGTGTTTGTTTCGTCATCAATAGTAAGTGCATAACGGAAGATGGCACCATTGTTCTGAATATGAACAATACTTGTTATAGTTGCAGGGCTTTCAACTGGTATGGATAGGCTGGCAATATAGTTAATTGTTTCTGCTTTAGTCCCTAAAGTTACTGCTAATCGGTTACCCTTTGACTCTTCTAACTCTTTGTACTCGATAGTAATAACCCATACACCGTTGTTATAATTCTTGTAGTTAATACAACCCCACACTCTGTCTGCACTGTCATTAAATGGATAGTTTGGATTCATAAATCATTCCTCCTTTGGGCTTTCAAAATGAAAAAACCAGAGAGCTTAATTTCTTCTCTCTGGTAGGTTTAAATTTAAATTCTTAATGTGGTCACTGTAAGACTGTACTAACTGAACTTCTTTTAAATCTATACGTTTCATACCAAGTTCTTCTCTAATGCTATTTAGGGTAGGTCTTTTAATTTCTTTATTACTTTTCATATTAAAAATACCTCCTTTAAATTCAAAATTAAATAATTAACCTTTTAAAACTTTTCTCTTTTATACTTAAAAATAAAAAAGACTACTCTTAAGAGTAGTCTTTTTAAGTGGCTTATGGCTTACGAGTGTAAGTCTTGTCCAGTTCAACTAATAGCTTAGCCATGTCAATGTCAGTAGGAAGGATTTTAGCAGGTGTGCCACCTAAACCTAAGGCAGTTTTCACACTTGGTACATCAATCTCGTTACCCATGATTTTGACACTCTTTCCTAAACCAGGAATATACTTAGAACCAGGATATGGTTTTGGCATGAGAATACCTCCTTTTTCGTAATCAAGTATAAAATTCGTATCCTCAATGCACAGGTCATATCATAGAAAAAGACCCACTAGGGGTCTATTTCTTAACTAACTGTAACATATACTCATCTGGAGTGAATACTTTGAAGCTGGTACCCAGTGCCCCTTCTATCTCTTCAGGAGCTACAGGCTTAGATAGGTCATGACCCCACTCATGGCGACCTTGACCACTGAATCTATGTAGGACAGCTTTATCATACTCCCCAACCTCTTCAGCCATACGTCCAGTTAAAAGATATTCGAACCCAGCACTGTCAATAATAACACTACCAATAGGAATCTGAGACACAACAGTTTCTTTAGGTGCAATCACTTGCATACAATCCGCTCCCTTAATTAAGTATCGTCCAGCAATTATTAATTTCCTTTATATGGAAAAAGTCTCATACAAAAAGAAAAAGCACTCCTAAGAGCGCTTTTGTCTTTTCTTTGCTACCAAGTCTAAAACGTATTCTTCTGTTGTGTATAGTGTGATTTCAGGAGTTCCTAGAGTATTCTCAATATCTCCGTAACACAACTGTTCACATGGTTCAGAATGAGTTCTCTGTATAGTCCAGTACTTATCTCCGTACAAACTAGCCAAGTATGGAGTGTTTTGGTCGGCAGGGTTTACTGCCAACAGATAAGCTTGTCCAGTATCTTCATCTACTATTATAGTTCCAACCCTCTCTGGTAAAGGGGTGCTACTAACTGGTTCTTTCTTAACTGGGATTCTTATTTCCATTTTGTGTCATCTCCTTTTACTGGTTTCCAGTCGCCCTTAGGGTCAATAGTAACCATGACTGGCTTCTTGCTCTCATCAGTATAGAAGTCCTCTGCAAAGTAGGCTGCTACTATCATCAAGATAGCGCCAAAGAAGTACCCTATACCTCCTTGAGTAAATAAATATATTGCTCCACCCATCATACCAAGAATAGTGAATAGTAGAGTCAGTCTTGCTATCAGCATTAATCTTCCTCCTTCTTAGTCCTATCTTTTAAGTACTTCTCCACTTCAGCCCAGGTATTTACTAGCTTTTCTTGTAGCTCCCAAGGAAGCTCACGGATAGATATATCGTGTACATCTAGATGAGAGCGTCTACGTGGAGCACTACCAAATATCCTACATACCTCCTCGTTACCCTTACTACGTTGTTGTATCTTTATATGACCATCAAGACTGTCAACCTGTCTAGGGGGTTCAGCGTTGATTCCATTAGTATATACAGGTTGCATACGAGATGAAAACCTTAGGCTAATTCCAAGCATCGTGATAGCTGTATTCTTATCTAGATGAAACTCCTCACCTAGGAATGGCTTCATGCTCCTGTCACCTCACTAACCCGAATCTCAACCCAACCCTTATAAGAATGGTTATAATCTTCTTCAGTGTGATATACCACCCGAATAACTCGGTAGGTCTTTTCCTCTCCAGTTCCTTCTCGACTAAATCTCTTATGAGTCAATAGCTCACCTTCTCTTGGTACAAAAGCTAATGGGTTTTCCCATCCATAATGGTCACCTCCATCACTATGCTTGTTTACCAGTACCCCATTTTCATCTACTATTTTCATGTCCATTGTTCTCATTACCATTCACTCCTATCTTCTTTAAACATTAGTATAAAGCTACTTACTACTAGACCGCTCCAAGGTAGTGCAAGAACTATGAGATAGTAATTGCCTAGTATAATTGCTAGGCACATTCCAACCAGACCAACCACTATCCCTGTAACTAACAGGAACGTGGAAGGGTAGGCTAAATCCTCATTTTTCAGCACAAACAGAGCAAAGATACTGTTAATAATAATAACTAGGGTTATGACTGCCATGTTGTCTGTGAAGTATGTCATGCCTATACAGGCAGCTAAAGCTAATGCAAATATTACCTGCATGTGTTACTCCCCTTTCTTCTTAACACACATATCGTAGCTAAGTTCAATGTCTTTCATAGCATCCTTCTTGCCTTGCTCGATGCCTACCTTAACGCCTTTGTCATAGCCTTTATCATACAGAGAATCTAATACTGACCACGTTCCCAAGCTAACGATTACACACAAGAAAGCACCAGCAAAACCACCCCAGAAGTACTTCATTCCTTTATCAGCCCTTCCTCTACCAGTTTATGATACATTTCCATGTTACCATCTGACCTGCCCATGCAGTAGAAGAAGGCACAAACCAGTACAGCAACTACAACAAAGTAGGCAATAGTTACCTTATTCATCCCCTACCCCCTTCCTAGGCTTCCTCTTAGCATGAACCTGTTTAGTAAGTGCAAGACTGCCACAGATACCTAGTATCTCATGGTCAGGCATCTCTTCACACTTACGAATGAAATAGTTAAGGTCAAAGTCGGCATTTAGTAGCACTGGAGTACCTTTGCCTTGCTCGACTAATTGACCATGCTCAAACTTCTCACCCTTAATGAATACCCCTTCATGCTCCCTAGAGTAGACTAATTCATGACCATCCATCTTCACATCAATACCATACATAAGAGCTTCCAGTACCTTAACTGCCTTGTTCATTACCATCATCCTCCCTCATAGACTGTGCCATGCGCACTGCCATCTCCATATCACTTGCCCAGTAGTGTCTATTACCAGTACGAATTGCATGCTCAATTGCTACAAGACCTTTTAATACTGATACCCTGAAGTCCTTCTCTGACATATTTACATGCTTTCTAGGTTGGCTAGGTTCTTTAGGTTCCACAGTATTCTTGTCTTCATTATCATCCCACTTACCAAAGAATGGTGTCATGATTCTGCTCATCTCCTTACCTCCTATTTATCCTGTGGTAGGTTGAAGTAATCTTCTACAGACATCCCACCAGCTTTGTAACACCCTACAGGCTTACCTTCTGGGTCTAAAACCTGTGTCATCCCTGAATCATCCTTGCCCCAAGCAACAGAGGATATTAAGCAACCTGTACGTGTGTCCACAACCCAGTTATTAAAGGTATACCCTGGACCAGTATCGTTCTTAAACTGCTTATCACGGTAGCTCATTAGAGGACGTTCCTTCTCTTTCTTCTTAGCTTCAGCACCAGTAGAGCACCCAGCTATTAGTAAAGCAAACACTCCCAAGCCTATTAGTGACTTTCTCATACGTCAATCACTCCTTGCTTAATAATTTCAGTTTTCTCTATAACATAATAGCTTGTCTCTGCTGTGCTACGACGAGTAAACTTCATTTCTATGCCAGTTTCAGTACCTTTAGCGTGCACTGTTATCATGCCATCACGCTTATCTGATGTGTCTAGTACCTCAAACATTTCCCACTTCCTAACCTTAAATAATGGAATACCAAATAGCTTAATCTGTTTCTTCACACCAGAAGTCATGTACATGAAATACCCTGGCTTTAAGTGCCAGTATAGACACGGATGCGCTCCTTTATAATTGCCCATTGTTATCCTCCTTTGCTTTCTCACAGTTATGCATATATTGCTGACTGATTCTCATATTGTTTACTGCTAATGGACGCTTACTCCAATGTCCTTTGTCTAATTGCTTGTGGAACTCCTTCATATTAGGTGCAAACGCCCCACACGTAAAGCACTCGGCACAATGTCCAGCCCACTCTATGTTTTCCACCTTCTTCATCGTCTCTCCCTCCCTTCACATTAAAAGAAGGAGAAGACCAAAAGTCCTCTCCCTCGTATCATTTAACTCTGACGGTTAGTAGTACATCTTCTAATGCTCGGTAGTGGTTGCTAGCATGACCCTCCATGCAGGAGTGTAAGCAACATTCCCCTTCCAAAGCATGAGTATTACTGGTGTGCTCTAGTTTAAAGCTGACTATCTCATTATTCATAAAAGAATCCATGATTGGTGTAGGAATAACCATTCTCTTTATTCTGACATGTGTTGATAAAGGGCTGCTAAGGTCTATCATTTGTGGCTCCATTTGATGCTTGATTTCTACCCCTCCCAACCATAGGTTAGAGGGTACTACTTCCATTTCTCTCTTAAATCTATGCATGAAGGATAAGTCTACTTCTTGGTTAGCCATTATCTGCCACCTCCTGATTGTATCACTCGTGCCAAGCCAAGGGATACATTTCTCATTACTCCTAGGTTCTGAATGCCATCTCCCTTGTCATAGGTTGCACTAGTTACTATACCTGATGTACCTACAACATGTTCCTCCTTAGAGAGAATTATCTTTACCCTAAAGTCCCTGTCACAAATGGACTTGTTCCATAGGTCTGCTGGGATGGTCATCCTATCCACTCTCACCAAGGCACCCCCATCAGGCAATACCTCAACAGAACATCCCCTGTGAACGACAGAAGTAGTACCAAACAAGACAATAGATTTACTCATCACTTTTCCTCCCTAAGTATGGAGTAATACGGAAACGTGCTTGTTTTAAATGAACACTGTCTCCGTCACGTTCCACTGTAGTAGCAGCACAGTATTCAGTGAATCCCTGATGCAGGGTATAGTTCTCTTTATCCTCTGGAGATGCTTGGTGTAGTAAGGCAAAGTGCTGACGACCACCTGGCTCATTTATCTTATCATATAAGCCAGCAGGCAGAGTAATACTATGAGTGAATATGTCCCATCTGTCTCCTAGTACTCTTTCAATATAAAAGGGCTTGCCCAATACCAAATCAGCCTTTTGAGTATGGGGTATATTAAACCCACCAATTGCTAGCGTGCTTACTTCCATTATAGTGCCTCCTCTATTCTAAAGACAGCTTTTGACAGATGAATACTACCTTCTGTCGGATTGTGACTGTCCTCACAGTGGATGTATCTAAGCATTCCCTGTGTAGTGATAGTGCCTGTAGTGGCACCAAAGTTGTAGTGTCGAACTAGCTTAAACGGTAACCCTTCTGCCTGCCTCTCATAGATGTAGGTAGGGATAGTTAGATTATCGTTGAATACCTTAGCTCCACCATCCCCCATAAATTGTACGTGAAACACCTTGCCTGATATCAGCATCTCTTCAGCCACGTGTGGTATATCTAGCCCATCAATTGTTAGCTCACTGTGTGTTACGTGCATTACTCCACCACCCAACTAGGATTAACTCGAAGAGTAACCCCTCCGATAACGTCCATGTAATCAGATGTATGCTTTGAGTAGTAGCTAGCAGAAGCTAATTTACCTGTAAATGCTCTGTTTGCTATAGAAGTGCTCCCTTTGCTACCGTCAGTAACTACAGTCTTAGTATGCATAGCAGAGACCTCTGTCTTACTTTCTCGTATGCGGTTCCAGTCCCCCTCAGGTAAGGTTATAGACTTGACATGGATAATAGCCCCTCCATTTGGTGCCATTTCCAGCCTTAACCCCTCGTGGTCTATCTCTACGCCTTTAATAGTAAGACTACTCTTATCAGTAACAGTAATTCCCATTTTATTCTCCTCCTATCAAATGTAATACAAAGTGAACATGTTCTAGAACCAACATATCTCGTTCTACGGATTTCTCTTCGTAGCTACTAATTCCTATGTGACCTCTATAGGACATATAGTTATACTCTTCTCCTGCAAACATTACACCGATGAATACTTTCAAGTATCCTTCAGCCCACACATGGTTGGTCAGCACTCCCATAAGCTCCTTAGGTAGCATTATCCTATGCAGTTCAAAGTAGGCAGTTCTATTCCTTATCTGAAATCTCATGTTGCCAGGTATGATTATAGGAATATCCATACCGTGAATGTTAAGAGTAGGTGGTTCTGACTTTATGTTAGGCATGCTCTCTTCCCTCCTTACTAAAAAGAATGCGAAAGAAAAAAGTTTTCTTTTCTACGAAAAAGGAGGTGACGTACTTTTTTATAGGGTGAAAATAAGGGTGGGGGGGGTTAGAAAAGGTGGGTGGGGGTATATTGGGGAGTGTCGGGGGTAGGGGGTGATGTGGGGATGCGAAAAGATACAAGTTGGTGTGTAAGGCGGTCGGGTTGGGGCAGGTGTGAGACTCCCAAAGGAAACGGGACTCCTACCTACGGCAAAAAAGAAAACTTTAGGGGGTGGGGGTTAGAGATAGGGGGGGGTGGTGCCTACCCACCCCGTACCTCTGGGTTCTTCCTCTTCACTCCAGCACTAGGGTGGAGCCAGCTGTCATCTCTTATTGTCTTGCCATCCTTAGTCTTGATTAATCCCTCTGTGCCCTCAATCTTATGCTTAGGCTTAACACTTGTGAACTGTCTCAGTTTATCACTCATCTACATCTTCTCCTTGTCCATTAGTCTTGAGTATTGCTCTAGCTCTTCATCACTGATATCATCCATGTCATCATCTAGGTCTAGATAGTCTAGGTCTTCATCCCCTGTGTCAGCTAGATAGTCATCAACCTTATCATCACGTAGTTGCTCTTGGTATGCCTTGCCATCAGTATTGATATGCTTCTCAGCTTCCCATGAGGACTTACTAGTAAGCATGAATGCCTTGCCCAAGTGGGCATCACCCTTGATATCCTCAAAGGCATGTGGTGTTAGGTCATACCTGTATCCATCATCCAGTTCAGCGAACTCCCAAGCATGCTCTAGCTCATCCACATTCTCATATCCACAGGCTTGCATGACTTCCTCTTCATCCCAATTGTTGTTACTTATGAAGTCCTTAAGCTCAGACCTAGCAGCCTTTAGCTCATAGCTATCAGCAAAGTCAAAGCCCTTGCTCTTGTCAGCCCATGCATAAGCACCTACTGTGATGTTAGCACATATGCTTATCTTAACCTTGTTGCCCTTTGCCATATGCTTCCACATCTGTTCACTTCTGTTATACACATTGCTTGCAATGCCTATGTTCTGGTAGTCCTCATCCACCTCTAGCAAGTCGTTATGCACCACCAGTGAACCATCATGGTCACGTCCAACTGTACGGTTGATGTTACCAGCATGGTATCCATCCTTTGATTTAAGCTTGATACTCATAGACCAGTTGACATCATACTTGCCCATACCCAAGTTCATTATGTCAGGCTTAATGGATGATATGTGAGCAGTATACTTACCTTCAGGTGAGCTGAACACATGCTCAATGGCTGTAGGTGATAGCTCACCAAAGACATCCTTAGCTGACTCCTTAGCAGCCTCTAGCTGACTGTTAAGCATATGCTTCATTGCTGTCTCATGTTGCTCATGCAGGTCACCATACTTGTCTTGGTCTTCTAGCATGTCAGCTACTGTATCCTCATCCATACTCTCCAACTCATCAAAGTCTATACTCTGGGTGATTGCTTCCTTTTTGTTCTTCCCTTGCATCTCCTTCTCAGTGGCTTCCCTACGCCACTCAGTCATGTTGTTAATCTTCTCATCATGAGTATGGTAATGTGGGCGGTAGTCCTCTGGTGTGCCGTATGCAGGCTTCTCATCCTTAGGCTCTATTACATGCTCTACCTTCTGTTCCCCTTGCTCTTGCTTATCTGGGTCTGGCTCCATATCCTTAATGGCATTATACTGGATACTGTCCTCACCATAGGTCATCTTAGCTAACTCCTTGGCTCTGTCCATATCAGCACCATTCATCTTAGATACAGACCAGCCTATATCCACTGTTGAGCCTTCATCTAAGGTCTCAAGGAAAGAGCTAGGTAGCTTAGCCCCTAGTGAACTCATGCGTTCAGCCTCTTCCATACCTGTTATGTCATCTATCTTGCTCATCTCTCTGGAGTGTTGGTAGATGTCGTTATCAAACATACCAAGGTACTTCTGACTACCATGCTGTATATGGTTGGCTAAGAACATTGCCCCTTGTGATGATTCCTCTGTCTCAGGTAAGAACAGAGGATGGTCAAAGTGTAGTTTATCCTTTAAGTCTAGTGTTGAGTGTATACCTTGATGAGATAGGTGTTGCTGTAGGTTAGGCTGTCTGGTAATGCCATGTCGTATTGCCTCATCTAACTGTTTGCCATTGTGTATTGCCCTCACACCATGACCAGTACTAGCATCCCATGGATTCACCCATTGCATACGATAGAACGTTCTCCCATTCTTCCCCTTAACCATTACACGCTTACGTGTCAGCTTACCAGTGTTGAGTGTGTGCATCCCTTTGCTTATGTTTATATACAGTTCCATATCATCACATCCTATCGTATCCATGTGTTCCTTGTCCTGTTGGCATAAAGTCAAAGTCAAGGTTAGTGTTAGGCTCATGTAGAGCAAGTATTCTGTCAAGAGCTATATACGCATATGTTAATGAACAGGCTAAGTGGTCATCACCTACACGTGTTACCCTTTCATACACTTCTCCATCTTCCTCTTCCATGATAGTTCTCACGTTCTTTAAATGCTTGGTTAACATGTCCAGCTTCTCACACTGACCAAACATCCCTATTGCTCTTGCTTTCAGGTTGTATAGAGTACGCTTCATCTTAGTAGTTTTGTCAACCCTTACACGTCTACCTTTGTCATTCCATGCATCCACTAGAGGTATTGAGTTCCTTGGGGTATCCCAGTCACATGCATACACTCTACCAGGGAACTGTTGCATTAAGTAACTATTACGGTCAGCTCCAAAACCATTATCGGCAACAATAACGTCAGGGTCAAATGGCTTCAATAGGGCTGTGAAGATGTTAACGCTCTCTAGAGGTTTGTTAGGGTTATCAGCCACCCAATGCAGGTCTAATAGGTCTACACGGTTGTCATGAGTAAGACCCAACACTACCATCCAGTTGAAGTAACCCCAGTCTACTCCAGCTACAATCTTCTGATACTTTGAATAATCCCTGTAACCTATTGGCTCTTCATACTTCTTACACGCAAGTATGTCTTGGTCAGTGATAAGCAAGCCTTCAGACGCATAAGGTATACCAATAACGTAGTTATAGAACAATTGCTTAATCTTATACTGGAATTGGTTACGCATAATCTCATCAGCATTAATCCATACAGCATCTAACTGACTGATGTGGTAGCCACGTATCTCATGCACATCTGGGTGCTTTGCTACGTACTCACCTTGATGCCAACGGTTAAGAGGTTGCTTACAACCACTACAAATGAATATGAATGTTCCATCCTTTATCTGTTCCCTTACTATATCAACACCATCATCCTTAACCTGTAGGATGTTATCCTCAACTGTAAGGAATTGCCAATGCCCACACTTCTCACACTTGTGGTGGTAGAAGCGTTGGTCACTCTTCTGGAATAGTAAATCCACACCACGACCAGGTATAGTAGGAGTACTCCAACGTCTCATTAGACCATACGCAGATGACTTCATAGACTCACGGAAGGCTAGCTCTACTCCATCTTTCATACGGTCATACTCATCCAGTCCTAGCATATCAATATCGGTACCCTCACCCAGTGCACTACCCCACGCTGAACGTAGGAACAATACACTCTGGTTAGTAAGCTTTTTAAGACGAACGTTGTTCATCTTAGGGTCAAGACGACTGTTCAAGTAGTCTGACTCAGTGAAGATAGGAGTTATACGAGTGTTACTAAAATCCTCCATTTGCTCTTTACGTGGGAACGTGTACATAGCCTTAGTATTTGGATGAGTATCCAAGAACCATGTGAACTCTGTGATAGCCATCTCTGACAGACCTAACTGACGTGACTTACGTACTACCTTATCAGGGTGCTGGTCATTGAGGATGTCTATTTGCCAAGGTCTATGTTTGATTGCATTCTTCGTACTATGGAATGTAAGGGGGTTTCCCTTGATGAAACGATGTCGTAATGCATAGAGAGATGGTGTTTTGTTTATTAGCATCTCTTGCAGTTGTGCTTTGGATATTTGCATCTTTCTCCCTCCTTAATAGATAAAGGGGGCTACACCCCCTTCTTAGCTACAGACATATCAGCATCGTCATTAGCCTTGTTAAGCTCCTTCATCATATTAGCAAGTAAGTCACTAATATGAGGGTCATCCATATCAATAAGCTCAGCCACCTTATTGATTTTCACTTCATCCAGTTCACTAAGCTGTTCAGTACGCTCAGTTACATCACCCATAAGAAGTAAGTCTAGCTTAATAATCTCAGCAAGCTCCTTAGCATTCCTAATGCCCTCTACCTTGTTTTGGGCTAAGTCTTCAAAATAGGTATCAATCAGGTTTCTGACCGTTGCCCTATGCTCTAACTTAGCTTCCTCCGCATTCTCAGGTAGGGTAGCTTTTCGGAATGACGCAGATAAGCTTGATACCAGTGTTGGACGTTTCATGGTATCCCTCCTTTCTTTGAAAAAATACAAAAAAGACGTGTATCAATGATACACGCCTGTTATACCAACTATTCTATTAGAACTCTTCTTCCTCACCGTCTTCCTCAGTCTCTTCAGTATGACCTAACCAGAACATACCTAGCTCCATGTCATCATCGTACTCCACATCAAGGTCACCAAAGCCTGGTACAGAGTATATACCTGATAGTTCAAGTCCCACCATCTCTAAGGTCTCTGGGTTGAACTTAATCATATCAGGGTCTATCTTTTCCTGTACTTGATAGTCACGTATACCCTTCAAGATATACTCATTCATTTGTTGTATAGCCTCATCTGGGTCTTTCTTACCTACATGCCTACGAATCACCTTGTCGTTAGCTTCCTTAGTAAACTGATCCATAGACATGAACTGTACGTTAGGGCTAGTCTTGAGCATAGTCTTAATGAGTTCATCTACCCCAGCATCACCTACATCAGGTTCAAATGCAGTACACAAGCTTGGGTCTTCATAGTCTACTGGTACACCGTTATCCTTCATGTTCTTGAATACGTCAATGTACTTACAAACCTTCTCATGTCTACAATCCTTACAGTTCTCTAATGTATACATCCTATCTCCTCCTAGTTCGTTTTGGATTTACGGAATAGCTTATTACGTTCAGCTTCATATTCCTTCTTATGACTAGCAAGAGTCTTGTCTGATAGGTCAAGAGATGCAGTAATCTCTGTCTTATGTGCTCTAAGAGCTTCTAGCTTAGCTAGTAGCAACGCTTCCTCATCAGCTATCAAGTCTAGGGATGATTTAGCATTCTCATGCTCATTAGCGTTCTCTACCTGAAGCTGACAGTAGTACTCATAGGCATTCTTCAACTCTTCTACCTGTTGCATTACAATGCTACGGTTGATATGCTTGGCAAAGCCAAAGTCCTCTTCATAGAAGGTAATGATTCTACCATCGCCTTTACCCCAAAGGTATACAAAGTTATCAGCATCAAAGTAGTACGCTATACCTTCTTCATCTTCAAACAATAGCTCTGTAGTAGGAGCATGGAATGCTTCTAGAATCTTAGGCTTGATTTCTGTTACATTGTGTAGGAAATGCTTCTGAGCCTTATCTAAAGAGCTAACATGTAGCATCAACTTACGTTGAACGAACCTACCACCAGCATGTACTGTTACGCTGTTATCTGGCTTAGGCTCTACTACTATCTGGGATTCTCCATTGACCTCAGCTACTGTTATCTTAGGTAAAGGTTTAATCACCACTTGGTCAGCTACTTCAACCTTAGGCTTCTCTATAGCATAGATTGGGTACAACTTAGCAACCTCTAGCTTTACCTCATCTTGCCATAAATGCTTACTGAAGGTATTCTCCATTGCTGGAAGGAAGAAGTCTAAGTCAGCTCTACTTAACTCTCTATCATTCCTACCATCCCTACGAAGCTTTGGAGTTTCTCCAGGTATTAGGCACTTTAGCTCTAAAGCAGTTTCACCACCTGGTCTAACATGACGTACTACATACCAGTCATCCCACAATCTCTCTACGTTACTGGCTAACTTCATAGTCTTAAGAGCTTTATCCATCAAGGTACCCATATCTTCCTTGGCTTTAGTTAGCTCCCATTTAATAGCTTGCTCTGACTCTTTGAATTCTGATACACCACTTATATCTTTCAACAACTCCTTATGGCTACAGATTTCTAGGTATTTGTTTCTCAATTTCTGTATTAATTCGTTACTGAACACTCCCATGCTCACAACCTCCCTTTGCACTAAAAGAAGGGAACAAGTCCCAAATCTTCTCCTTCCTACGAAACTGGTAGAGGATGACCCACCATCCTATAATCTACTCCTTGCAGGTGGGACGTTCCTATGGTCGCTATCGCTTTTTAGTTACGTACTTCGTACGTAATTTAAAGCTTTTAAGTATTTATTTTTTAATTTAAAAAAGAGTATATTAAAAGACTCTTTTAAGTATTTATATCTTTAAGCTTTAATAAAAAATTTAAATGCGGAGGCATATACCACGTACAGTCAAAACGAGACCATAGACGAAGAAGAGAGAAAACATACAGTAACAAAATGTGTACAGTTGATAGTTGTAGGAGTTGAAGGCACAAAAAGAAAAAGAGGAAGGAAGATGAACATAGTTAGCAGATGAAAGTTATAAGAGAGTAGAGTTTATAATATCTATTTAGTACGAAAGGTTGGTGGTGGGGTAATTGGTGGTGAAGAGAGTAAGTGATAACGAACGTCGATTACTATCTAAGACTGCCCCAAGGATTCTGGGGACGCCTAGCGTCTTAGTGCTGCCCCACGGACTGCTGGAACGCTTAGGCACTATAGCGCTGCCTCTGCTGTATCAGGTACGCCCTAAGCCCTGTCCTGCGCCACGCAAATGCTCGATGTCTACAGTCCGTGTATATCGTATTATTCGTATATTGCAAGTAATGTCCTGCCCCAAGGATATCGTGTTATTGTGATTTAGTGTTATAGCCCGTATATATCGTATTATTCGCTTATTAAGAGTATGTGTTTTAGTATATTGTGTTTTGTGTATATATTAAGTGTGTAATATGCATATATCGTATTATTAGTATACTAAAAGGAAATTATATAGAAGAAAGAGGATATTAGAACATTATATTATATTTATATTAAAGATAAGGGTTGTGGTGGGGGAACTGGTGGTGAAGCGATACCTCGCTCTTCTTTATATGAAGCAAGTTTCTACCTAGACCCCATAGAAACGCCTAGGGCTAGGGATATACCCCCACTCTAAGTAGGGAAACGTCCTTGACTTTACCTCCGTTTCGTGGTAAACTTAGTTCAAGAGGAAGAGGGCACCACACCAGAGCAACACACGGACGGTACCCACGACCTACACAAAAAACTCAAGAGCGAAAAGGAGATTGATTGATTATGGCTAAAGCGAAAAAGGTAGACGCAGTGAAGCACGTAGAGGAAAACGGTTTTCCAGAGGTAGGGCACTTCACAGAGAAAAAAGACCTACAGAAGTTCTACAAACAACTTGATGATGTAACTCTAGGTGACTGGATTGGTATCGAAGGACTAGAGTTCAAACCTTGTGAGGATTCTGAGGCTATCAACCGTATGCGGATGTGTATGGCTATCCTGTACCTACACTTCCCTAAGGAGCCTTCCGCTAAGAAAAAAGCTAAGTACGCAGACTACACTATGGAACAGCTTATGCAGATGTGCCTAGACAACGACGTGGCGGTGGAGTACACAGAGTCTGAACAGATTATGCGTATGCGAACTATCATGGCGCTACGTGCAGCAGGTCACATCGAGAAAGCTTAGGGTTGCTAGGCTACCCCCTACGGGGGGTATCCCATGGAGCTTGTGTAAGCTACCTAGACAAAAGGAGTGGTTAGTGTGAGTAAGTTTTGGAGTCTTGTGAAGTCCTTAGAGGGTAAGACTGTGAGTACCGTGAGTGAGAACTGGGACGGTGAAGGTGAGTGGAACGGTATCATCATTGAGTGTACTGATGGGTCTAAGATTGCCCTGTCAGTGGACTACGAGGACGTTGAGTTAGTAGCGTCCCTAGTGGGGTAAGTATCTGCTAGTGCTCACCCCTACGGGGGTGGGTGCCCTGGAGCTACTTAGCTACCTAGTGAAAAGGAGTGGTTAGTATGGGTAAAACTAAAACGTACGTCCCTGAGTGGGTTATTCTGGAGGAGAATTCACCTAGTGAGATGCACTACTTCCGTATGGTGGGCAGTGATGCTCGTGAGTATGAAGGTACTGAGTCTATCTGGGTGGTTATCCTAGACCAAGTGCAGGAGGATGAGTTCTGTGCCTCTATCGTAGCAGTGAACGACTCGTTAGTGGGCAGTGTAGTACCGTTGATGAGTACTGGAGTAGTGAGTGAGCAGAGTGCTAGGAACAACCTAGAGTACCTGATGAGGTACGCTCGTAAGGGTATCGTGAGTATCGGAGGTGGAATCCTGTGAGTAACGTAAAGTACTATCTAGAGAGTGTAACGTGTGACCTGTGTGGTAAGATGTTCCAGAAGCAGTGCCCTAATGACCCAGCGTATGATGACCCTATGGACATCTGTGACGACTGTAACGGAGGTGAGCCTAGTGAAGACTGTTAGAACGATTAAGCGAGTGCTAGTGGTAACAGGAGCGTGTACGCTCCTTTACCTAGCTTGTAACCTTGTGTATACAGCAGTGACGTGGACACACCCTGGAGTAGAGAAGCAGTTAGAAGCGTATCAAGACACCTACAGTAAGTAGGTGTCTATTTTTGTGCGTTTGTGGGTGTAGGGCATCTTTTAGCCCGTTTTCGCATCTTTGTGAGTGGAAGGGCAAAAGGGTTCAAAACGGTTTCAACAAGAAATTTGGGTACAAAAGTTGTAGCTCAAAAATTGTGTTTGGTGTGTTGTTCTGTGTCAGTTTTCTGCTTCAAAATCAGTCAGAACCATTTGTATATGAAAGAGAGAGAAGAGAGAAATTCACATACAAAAGATATATGAGCGAAGGGTTGTTGTTGGGTATATTGGTGGGGAGAAAGTAATTGATAAGCGAACTCCGATTGCTTTATTTGAAAGGAGTTTGTAGGTAACCCCCATAGAAAGCCCAACAGGGCTAGGTGTATGCCCCATCCTATACGAGTAAACGTCCTTGAGTTATCGGCACACCCGTGATATAATTTATTCAAGGGGAGCGGGTCACACCGACTCCTACAAGACCAGCCCACAGAGGCATAGGAGGAATATGATATGAGTAAAAAAGAGAATATCATCAACGGTAAGGTAGACGCTATGGAATGGATTACTAGTAATAATGGATATCCTGAGGTAGGTATCTTCGAGGATAAGAAATGGCTACAAAAATTCTATAAGCAACTGGATGTGTCTATCCTAGAGGATTGGTGTCAAGTAGAAGGATTAGTATTCACACCTAATGATAACGAACAAATTCATAGAATGAGAGTATGTATGGCTATCCTATACTTCCACTATCCTAAGGAGCCATCTACTAAGAAGAAAGCTAAATATGCAGACTATACTATGGAGGCTCTTATGACACTCTGCTTAGATAACGATATAGCAGTAGAGTTTACTGATAGCGAGCAGATTATGAGAATGCGTACTATTATGGCACTACGTGCGGCTGGTAAGATTCAGTAAGTTGCTAGTACTCCCTCTACGGAGGGGGTATCATGGAACCTATTGGTTACCTAGATAAGAGGAGTGGTAAGTATGAGTAAGTTAGTAGTAGCAGTTGAGCCATTTGGATATTATGATTTAGATGCAGGTGACTTCATACGTGAGAGTGAGTATGTATCTTTACTGCTAGTGAGTGGTGAGGGTGAGATACCTGAGGTTGACTACCCAGATGTTAAGGCTATCATGTATCGAGTGCGTGGGTTAGACCCTCTAGATGAAGAGATAGATGACGTAGAGACAAGTATGAGTGAGTGGATAAGTGCCACTACTGAGTGGTATACGGAGCGTGGATTTGAAGTAGAGACACTGCCTCCTATAGCTATAGTGTCCCCTATGTAAGTGAGTGTAAGGGAGTACCAATTGGTACTCCCTTTTTCTATGCCCTCCTCTGCTCCTATGTGAGTGCTATATCAACTCTGTAAGTGGATCCACCAGAAAGGAGAAAGGGTCAGAAGATTGAAGCAGGAGAAATTCGAGTAGGTGAGTGTTAGAACTTTTTGTAGAGCGAAAGGTTGGTGGAGGGGATTGAATGGTGGGAGGAGATTCTGATGAGCGAACCGAGTTGCTTTAATAGGAAGTGCATTTGTAGGTACCTCTCATAGAAACGAGCATAAGAAAACCCTATATACGTTTGTGTATATAGGGTGTATATTATCTAGTAGTCTGGGTTATTCATGTCTATACCTAGTGCGTCCTCTATAGCCTTAGCTACCAAGTGTTGGTCTATATCCTCTAATAAGTTACTAGCAGCCCTATCCACATCATACTGTGTCATACTAGGTACATGGAAGCCCTGCTCCCTACAGTTCTTAGCCTCTGCTACTACCTTTTCCTTTAGCCATTCTAATACCTGCTCATCTGTAATAGTACCCATTATAGTAAGTCCCCCTCTATCTCGAATCTACTAGCCATATCAATAGTAACCTGTTCATGTACCCCATTTAGGAAGTCTATTACTAGGCATTCAATATCCTCTTCCGTATACTTGATAGGGTCTTTACCCTTACCTACTAGCCATGCACTAGTACCCTCTATATTACCACGTATCTCCTTTGCTATCCATTCCTTTACCTCTGGTGTTACTGTTCCATATAGGTTTATCATAGTCAACTCTCTCCTTTTATCTGTGAGTATAGGTATTCCAGGAGTAGCCCTGCGTACAAGGCTACCTAGCAATATCTATTTGTGAGTTACTGCTCCTAAGAAAACTTTAGTAGGCAGGTAGTATAGTGTAGAGTTATCATCCCAGTACTTATATGCCACCCATACACTGTCCTTAGGATGAGTATATGCCTGCTCAGTAAATAGAGCTTGATAGTCCTCTGGTACCTCTCTATATCTAGCCATATGGTCTACTACTACCCCACCTGGCTCTAGGTCTTGTAGACCATTTGTAAATGTAGGGTGTATATCCCACTCGCTACCTGGCTTTACCTCTATAGTGATGTGTGCCTCTGCGTTACCTAGTTCGTTCATATTAACCTCTCCCTTATATGTAAGTACTAGGGGCTATGCCCCTAGCTCTATTTAATAATAGTATCTGCTTTACAACTTGGACATATGTGGATAGTATCTACCTCCTGCTTACTGATGCTACCTATCATATCCATGCTGTATCCCTCACCTAGGAACTCATCCGCAGTAGCTCTATCCCATGATAGGGAGGGGCTAGACACCCCACAGTAGGTACACTCGTGCATACTACTCTGCCTCCTCTGCTAGCTCTAGCTTTAGGATAGGTACGCCTTCGATACCCTCTATGTTTAGCCCTAGTGTCTCCTTATATGGAACGTCTAGGCTATTCATAAGTAGGTGGTACACAGTACCCCAACTAGTATAGTCCCTACCATCGGCTATAACACCGAATGTACAGATCATATCTTCCGATACATCTACTAGCTTAGTACCGTCGTTAGAGGTATCCTTTACTACCTGCTCCTTATCTACATCTATGATAGCCACCTTAGTATTACAGTCTACATTCGATTTATATGTTACCTTTATCATTACTATCTCCTCCTAGCCTCTAGTAGGAGCACCCCTGCTCCTCTTGAAAAAATTATACCATGGAGCAGGGGAAACATCAAGGACGTTCCCCTACCCTAGACTATCTAGGGTTTCTCACATAAGGGTTGTCTATGAACAATAGGTAGATATCCTTATCGTTCTGCTTACGTATAATAGCTCTATTATCATCGCCCTTACGCTCTACCTTATTAACTTCCCACACACTATAGTGCTCATATAGAGTCTTACCAGGGATATCCTTACCCTGCCATACTGCTTCTTGTAGCATAGCTCCTGTAGGTATTACTACATTTATAAGGTCTTCTACCCAGTCATCTGGGTACTCCTCAGGTAGCGCTAATAGGTTAAACTGCTCCCCATCCTCTACAAACTTAGTTAGCCCTATACCCATAGCACGCTTTACAAACTCTGCTACCTCTGTAGCTGTAGCACGCTCACTATATAGGTACGCTACCGGTGTCATCTTCTTACTCAACATATATACCACTCCTTTTATCTAGGTAGCTATTAGCTCCATAAGGAAGGCGATAGTATCGCCTGCCCTAGCAACCTATAGCTGACTCATATGGTCTGCAAACTCCTCTACAGGGAAGTACTCGTAGTGGTCATCGTCCTCACGTTGCTTAGGGTCTGTATACTGGAACCCTACCCACTGCCAGTTCTGTACATCGCTAGGGTCGTCTTGGAACTGCTCCCATGCATACAGGTCGATATACTTAGGTAGCTCAGATGTAGGTACAATCTTCTTAACCTCTACCTCACCACTATCCAGTCCTAGGTATCCATAGCTGGTATTGACACGACATATTGTACCTACCTTAATAGTTCTTTCTACACACACCGTTACTGAAGTTAATTTAGCTGTACTCATTATATACCACTCCTTTTATCTAGGTAGCTCTTATGTAAGCTCCAGGATACCTACCCCTGAGGGTAAGTACTAGCAGACTACATATCTTCTTCTAGACACACTGTATATACTGCTACCTTAGTGTCGTTCTCTAGGGTAACATATGTACCTGGAGATACAGCTCTCTTAATATCTGCTATATCCCTAGCAGTAAACTGTAAAGGTTCTGTGGCTACCCACGTGTCTAGGTAGTTATCTCTTACTACGTGGCTGTAGCCAGCCTGGATATACGGTATAACCTGTTGTAGGGTACCACCAAACGTTTCGGTAGCCTCCCCTAGTATAAGAACGTTTGCTACTCCTACCTCTACAGGGTAAGCTTCCTGTACTGCCTCTCTAGATACTGTCATATTATCTTCCTCCTAGTGTGTTGTAGTCTGGTTGACGTTGTTCCCGTCCCCCGTAACAAAATTATCGCACGGAGGGGAGAAAATCTCAAGGACGTTGCCTACTGGTATCCTAGTTACGGGCTGACCCTATAGTGTGGGAGTGTTTTATTTGAAGCGATTTTCTACCTACCCTCCATAGAGACGTCTAGGCATAAAAATAGCCCCATGTAGGGGCTTATAGGTCTAGCTTATAGGTACCAGGTCTACAGAAGTAGTACCATGCTTCATAGTAATAGGCTAGGCTATCATGGGTACGATTCATTAGGGCTAGCCCACTATAGTGCTCTTGGTAGAACGATAGCCACTGCTCGTGGTAGTGCTCTAGTAGTCCTTGTAGGACGGTAGCACTATACTTAGTTAACATATCATCTACTCTAAACTGTACTAGGATGTCTCCTAGGTCATCTACCTCTACCTCATAGTTACTATCATTATGCTTAATAGCAGCTATACGCTCCTGTACAAAGTTTATTACCCACTGCTCTACTTCTTCTCTGGTATACATTTCCTTCTTACTCATACAATCCACTCCTTTTATAGTCATACTCACTACTATGCTTATAGCCATTACCACGCTGTATAATCGCGTAGGTACTCTTATCATAGGGGTTATCCCCTATATACCTAGCTAATGCGTAATCAGTGAGTGCATTAGTCTTTATAAACCTACGCATAGCACTCATTGACTCATATGTCTTACTACCCCTTATCCCATCTTGTGAGTACTCTATATTAAGAGGCATCTGTATTCACCACCAGTACGTGTAGGAAGGTAACGTCAATGTAGAATTCCTCATACACTGATACTGTAACCCCATGAGTACTTATATCCTCCGTATGAGTGAGTGGTAGGTCATCTAGTGCAGGTATCTCGTTCATATGATCAGCATGTGCCCATACAGTCATCATATTATTCTCGTGCATATTAGGAGGCACTAGGTACATATCCCCTTCTATGTTCTCCCACTCTACACACTGCATAGTTAACTTTAAGGCTATCTCCTCCATTACTTCAGCAGGTAACAATTTGTTATTTACTAGTACACTAGTCATTAAATCATACCTCCTTTGTAGATACCTGTAATGTTGCCATCAGTACCGTTACCGCTTACTACACAGTACCATGTACCCTCTGCTACCATCTTATCTACGAAGAACTTATTGTTTACTAGGAAGCACCACGGTTGCTCCTCACCAGTAGCCTCATTACATACTTCCTCTATTACAAAGCCTTCCCCATCTTCTAGCCCATCCTCATCGTGTAGGAAAAGTACCTCACCTGTAGCTCCATCTACTATACAAGACGCTCCAAAGTTGAATGTAACGAAATACTGTCCAGCCTTTACCTCTGTAGGGATATTCATATATACCACTCCTTTTATCTAGGTAACATATAATGTTCCAGTGCTACAGCCCCCGTAGGGGCTATGCTAGCAACACCTATGCTAATAGTCCTGCTTCACGTAAAGCCATGATAGTGTACATGCGTAGGATATTTTCGTTATCGCCCTTAGGCTCTCTTACCTCTACATCGTTCTCAATAGCCATTGCTAGTAAATCCTCTGTAGATAGGTGACCATACTTAGCTTTCTTCTTACCACTAGTCTTCTTAGGGAAGTGGTGGTTACTGATAGCCATGCACACTCTCATACGATTGATACCAGGGTTATCGTTAGCCTTCCACTCTAAGCCCTCAATATCAGCCCACTCCATAACCTGCTCCATAGATAGGCGCTTGTAGAACTTCTTGATATCGTCGATAGAGTCAAAGTGTCCTACTTCAGGGTACTCTACTTCCTGACCTGCTAGGTCTTCCTTAACCTTAGGAGCTTTAGCCTTAGCTTCTGGCTGTTTAAGTTTCTTAGCCATAGCTCTCCAGTCTGCTACCTCTTCTTTAGACTCTTCTACTACAGGCTCTTCTTCAGTAGGAGCAGGTACTTCCTCTTCAGTATGTACCTCTTCCTCAATAGGCTCCTCTTCTAGAGCTAGTTCCTCCTGCTCTTCCTCTACTACTTCTAGCTCACCTGTAGCAGGTGCATCGCCTACCATAACGATTTCTAGCTTACCTTCTTCTACCGCTGCTTCTACTAAAGTATTCTCTTCCATATTAACATCCTCCTTAGTATCTTCTACTTCTACAACCTCTACCTCTGGATACTCGCCTGCTAGGATACCCTTCTTAGTTACCTTCATACCAAGGATAGCTCCTACCTCTTTAACTGTTACTACTGTTTCCTCACCGTTTACTAGATATGCCATAATTATCGTCTCCTTTATTCTCGAATATTTGTTGAGTGGGATTCCCTTGTGTGGTGTGCCCCTCTCGCTTGAAGCAATTATGTCATGGTGAGGTGAGGAAGTCAAGGACGTTTTGTTACTCTAGCCTACTCTACTGGCTGACCCTATACGGTTTTGATGTGCTACTGATGTAACCTACATAGGACGCAAAGAAAAAATAAAAAAGGAAGAGATGCGGTTTCGCTATCTCTTCCCTAGTCTTTTTTGTTAATTGGAAACGATTTTCTACCTAACCCTCATAGAAACCCTACTCGTGGGGGTTATGAGGTACTGCTAGCATGTCTCTAATGTTAATATAATGCTCTACATCAGTAGCAGTAGTACCTTCACCTGTACCAGTCTGTACACACAGAGGACATACAGGGTTCTCTGCCTTATAGTGGGATAGGAACATCCCATGTAGGTCACATGGATGTAGCTTCATACCCTTTGGTAGATACCTTACTACACCTTCCATACCAATCTGGTTGATAGACTTTTGTATATCATTAATACTATTCATTGTTATCCCTCCTTAATATACTAACAGAAATAAAAATAGAGTATGGCTTGTCATTCTTGTACCATACTCTAGTCCTACTATTTATATAGATCCATGTCCATTGTCTTACCAATAGGCGTTAGGTTCTCTAGTTTGCGTATATCTGCCTCACCATTTAGGCTAACCATCTTATCTATTTCTTTATCCTTTACCTTTAGCTTAATCTCTGTAGCAGTCTGTGTTACCGTTGTATTACCTAGTGTTATCTCTTTCATCTGTGAGTACCCCCTTTAGAATTGGCTATCTGATACTACTATTGTATCTTTATCATCACCGTATTGCTCATCTACAGTCTTCTCATACTCTTCTAATAGCTCTGGTGCATAGTTCTCATAGTAGCTACGTTCTGCATCTAGTATTGCCTGCTCTAGTTCAGTGTGCTTATCCTCTGGTAAGTATTTCATAACCACTTCTATAATAGCCTGGAACTTAGCTTGCTCTACTGCTCTCAGCTGGTCTAGACCGTAGCTAGTGAGTGCTCCATGGTTACCACCAGTTAATTTATGCTTTAGCTCTATAGCCTTCATAGCATCTTGTAGTTTTACTGTGGGTGAGGTATATAAACTGTTCATCCCAATCTGTATGATACCATCTAGTACTTCCATCTCACTCTTTACCATATGCTTAGTGTTTTGCAGTGCTATGGTATTAAGTACTATAGGTTTACGCTTTGGCATCCCTATACCTAACATACGTTCTACTGTTATCTGCTTTGTTATAGCTTCCTGCAACATGTCTTTGTATTCATATAGCTTAGGGTGTGATATGTTGAAGCCACGCTCCTTACACCAGTCGGATACCTTATGGGGAGATACCCCTGTAAGCAGCATCTCATTAACCTCTTCCCCATGTTCCCACTTTACTAGGCGTTCTAGCTTATGGTGTCTTGTTTCTAGCATTTCTGTGGATAACTCCTCAATACTTAGCTTCTTTCTGTGAGTCATAGTAGGCTACCTCCAGGGTTGTTAGTAGTAGGTATTGCTCTAATACCATACTCTTCTGGTTTAAAATACTGTTGCTTAAGACAGTGTTCACACACATATCCTCTATCCTGTATCTCCGCTGTATTGTTGTGTGAGTGTTTGGGTATTAGTTTGTAGCTTGCCGTATTCGTGCATACAATGCACGTAGGGGCAGTGCCCTGTTGTATACTGTTGAATTGTTTATCTATATGGTCTCTGTCTGCTCCGTATGAGGAGTCAGTACCTAGATGAGGCTTACTGGTAATGAAGTTATTCTCTGACATAATAGTGTGGCACTCTCCTTTAGTAGTTTTATACGTGAGTGATGCCATATCTTGGCTGTGTGTAGGTAGCAATTTGTAAGATAAGAGAAGTGAGTTGGAGTAGGAAAATTAGCTATGATGTGCCTATAGGGGGCGGTACGGGCACCCCAAACGGGTGTTCTCCGCCAATCCCTACTCTGTTTCCTACTGTATGTCCTCATCTACCTTAATAGAACTGTGAATCCATAACTACTCTCCTATTCCTATAAATCCTTGGGATTCCCTGAGTACATCCATATACTCAGTAACTATTCCTATACTTTTAGGCATAGTTTCCCACCCACACTATCCTGTCCCAAGTGTCAACTAGGGTACGCTACAGGTAATCCGCTGGATACCTCCATACTCCGCTATGCATCCGTATGGCTCCGCTGACACCTCCGCTATGCTCCGTGTACATGCTCGGTAGCCCCTGTTGCCAGTTGTGTTGGCTACCTTGTAACCAAGCACCCCTTTGGGGCACATGCCCTAAATATCGTTTCTACTCAAATGATTCTCATAAATCCTATAGGATTCATCTCCTTAGTTTATTGATTTAGAAATAGGAGATTGAGAAAAGTGATGAGTTGTAACGATATAAAGGCATACAAAAAAGAGAGTCCTTATATAAAAGAACTCTCTTCATTGTCTAGCAACTATAAAGGAGATGTACGCTTGATAGCAAGCTCTCCATGTAAGAAAACACTAGTTAAACGTATGTTTTCTAGCTCCGTTCTGGATGCTTGCTATCACAGTAAAGTGTGTGTCAGTGAGTACTGAACTAAACTTTACTTTTAATAACTGCTTCCTAACTGACGGTTACAGTTATAAACTATAGGTATTTCGATACATTATTCAAATGGTTGAAAGTTATACCAAATAAAACGATTCTGGACACCTGAACTTTTACATCGAAACACATCTGTGTATGGTTACCATTTCTATACATAAAGAAAAGGCAGGAACACTCTAGAAAGAGTAGCCCTGCCCTTAGGATTCGTAAGGTGTCCAGTTGCCTGCCATATCTTGTCCATAGATATTTATCTTGTTGATACCTTCTAATAGTTGGTCAGAATAGTATAGGTCAGCGGTAATGACTTGGTTAGCAGTCTTACTTGTACCTGCACCTAATAGTACACCAAGTCCTTGCCCCATACCACCTGCTCTAAACTCATACTTCTGTACATCCTTATCGAACTTGAATGTAACAGTAGCTTTGTCTACCCCTAGCTTCTTACTCACAGTAGTCCTTGTTATGTTAGTGATAGTCACTAATGGTGCAGGATTGGTGAGTCCTATATCAGAGGAACTGTTATAGTTCTCTAGTATTTGTGCAGGAGTCAGTGCCTTGTTATACATTCTAGCCACATGTATCTTACCATCGAACTGTTGTCCAGCAGTACCACTAAGGAATGATGCACCAAGGTACAGATTATAGTTGTTCTTAGTGTAGTTACCTAGACCAGGCATGGTACCAATCTTAACACCGTTCATGTATACATCACCAGCACCACCAGTATTAACTATTGCTAACTGAGTCTTACCATCCAACACTGTGTCCACGTTAAGCTGAACAGGTCTAGTGATAGCACCTAGTGCATTTAATTGGGTACCTGTCTTAGCTAAGGCTAACATCTCGAACCCTACACCGAACATAATCATTGTCATCTTAGTAGCATCCTCTGGTCTCCTAAGAGAAAATACTATCTCCATAGTAGACTGACCTGTAGACAGGTTAATGCCTGGTACTGTTAAATATCTTGGTGCTATGTTAACCACGCCATCCCCCTCGATGACTAGGTTACCTCCTTGTGGAATCGCATCTAGTGTTCCTACAGTAGCAGGAGCAATATTCTTCCACAAAGTAGGTGTACAATCCTTCTGTGCATTCCAGTATCCAATTAATCCATCTGTTATTACGCCCATATACTCACCAACGTCCTAGGAACTTAGTGTCGAACTGCTTACGCTTTAAGTTTGGATACCCTCCTGTTTCGCTATACCATTCGTATGTGATTATTTGAGCTTTAGCTGGCAGTATGAAGTCGTAATAGTATGCACCTTCTATTCTCTGTGTCTTAGGTACATCGAACTCTTCTATTGGCTTCTCTGTCTTTGTATCCATGATACGGAACTTAACCATGTCTGGCTCTATAATCTTGTTATTGTGGTCTCTAAACATACACCAGAAACGCTGAGTATTACCTGTCTGGTATACTATAGCTCCTTGGTTCTTCTGTAACATATTACCACTCCCCTTCCTCTATGATGACTCTAGGCATCACACCTACTTCCATGTCTACAATTGGTGTCTCCCATACTTCCATGGTTATCAGTGAGTAGTTGCCTACTTCTAAGTCTTGTTTATTAGCTAGTGCTGACGTTCTTAGATTGATTACTGATACATATTCCTCTGACATATTGTCCACAACATCCTTTACCGTACAATAGATTCTGCAAGTACCTAGAGCTATACCGATGAAGTTAGTCTTGTAAGTAATAGTGTCATAGTCTAACGTACCTATAAGAGAATGACGAGTACCAAGACTGTCAACAATGTACAGACCCTGGTACTCTGCCAATTCTTCGTTAGCTTTCACTATAATCTCTGTATTAGCCCCATAGATAGGTTGTCTGGGATGTGTAATCTCAATAGTTGGAGGTGTAGTATCTACGGTTATAGTGAAAAAGTTACCCATAATTATGCACTCCAGTTCCCTGCGGCATCCTTAACAAATACTTTGATACCCTTCTGTCCATCACCAGAGCTAGCTACTAGTAAGTCATTTGTCTTAATAGTAACGTTGATAGGAACAGTAGAAGTATCATAGTTACCTGCTGTACCAGCTGTGTTAATAGAACCGTTAGTAGTTGGGATAGTAGTACCTGTGTTCTGTGCTGATGATGCATTAGCTACTACCTTAACTGCGTACTCCACAAATGGCTTATCAGCAGAGAAGGTGAATGTGTATCCATCTTTAGTAGCCTTCTTAGACACACGTACATCAGAAGCAACTGAAGTAACGTTTGGTAACGTTGCACTAAGCTTGATACCATCCGATGCTACTGCTGATTCATTCAATACATCATCTCTAATCTTGATACTAATGTTCTTATCTGCGTCACCTGCTGTTAGCTTAATTTGTTTCGTAGTTGTATAAGAAATCCAGTTAGACGATGCCTCTATATCCTGAATATCAGAATCATAAGCCTTGTCTACATCTCCCCAAATCTTCATCTGGTATCCAACCGTACTAGCATCTGTTGTTCCTATAGCGATGTTTACAAGTTGTTTAGTAGTGTATTGTGCTCCACTCTCTATGCTAGCTGTAGGGTTAGCTGGACCAACAGTATCGACAGTAATATAGAAAAAGTTAGCCATTCTATTCTACCTCCTTGATATTATCAGACACTACTCTGCTACCATCCTCAAGCTGTATTACGTACTTGCCATTCTCACTGGCAACTAGGACTCCTGTGATCCGTACTCCGTCTACTGTAGCTTCTACTATTTTCTTTAGTCCTTCCATCATGCACCTCCTAATGTTACCAACTACAAAGAAATATATGCGGAAATGGGTACTGATTCAAACAGGAGAAACCCTTATCAAGTCTGGTAGGGAAGTTTTCTGAAAGGCAAACGGATTCGGGGGAAGTTTCAGATAGGGGGATGATTGGAAACTTCGTTAGAAAGTTCTGTAGAGGGGAGGAAACCAACGGAGAGCAAAAAGAAAAGGACTCCCGTAGGAGTCCTATTATGATAGTATATTGCTCTTAAATCCACGTTCATCGTCAGGGGTTCTAGTAAAGTAGAAGGTGTGGTTAGAGTTATAAAACCTCTCCTTAGGGTTTCTTACTAGTTCATTATACCATTCCTCTATCATTCCTTCACGGAAACCAAAGTTTTTCATATTGTCTTCTAGTTCCTCTGCAAAAAAGGCTGCTACTCTAATTTCTCTACCCTTACCACCTATTTTGTATACAGAATACTCTGGTTTCATTACCATAGGCTGACCAAATGGTGTGAAGCGTATAATGAATGCTTTACCAAACCGCTCCATGCATAGCTCCCTTACCTCACCGTTAACTATACGAATGAACCGAACCTCACAATTATTGTTAAGCATGTCCTGTATAGCTTTATCATTATTGGTTGATAACATTGCTATCAGCTCTCCCCATAATGGATTCTATGTGACCGCACTCATCACACTTATAATTAGCCTGCATAAACACTAGAGTAGTAGCGCTATCCACCTTAGTCCACTCAGAAACACGAGTCATACGTTCATGTTCACACTCCATATATAACTCCTTCTCTAGTGTTGTTAACTCTGCACTCATCTCTGATAGGTTCTTATTAGTCTCTTCAATAGTGTGTCGTAGTGTTAATACCCTCTTTAATTTAGCATCTTTAATGTTGTCCATAGTGCTTGTCCCCCTTTATTTTTTCTCTAGCAAGTCCACAACTATACGAGCAGATTCTACATCAATACTTGTATCTATGATATCTCTATCCCTGTTGGATATTTGGAAATTGGAAGTAAATGTAAAGCTAACTGCATCACCATTGTCCCCTTGGAACTCCAGTACTATGCTTTCATAGTCTCCACTAGCATCATCATGCTTAACAACAGATGCATCCTTTAATCTATGACCTTGAGCAAGTTTTAGGAGGGATAGGAATTGAGTAGTATTTTCTACCATCAGTTAATCACCTCTTCTACGTCTACTACTTGTACTCCAGGTGCAAACTCACTATTGGCTTGTACCACCATATAAACCTTGGCTTTCATTACAGACTCTAGATTCATAATAGCTAATACTAAGTCCCTAGAGAAGACCTCAGCATGCACTATGATAACATCAGGGGTAGCACCGAATACAGGAATCATACCTTTTATTACTGCAAAGTCTGGGTTATCTGATGAGTGAGGCTTGATAGAAGTCACCATAAAGTTACCCTTATGCTCATCCCCTAGTTCACGTTTAGCTGCTCCAAAGCGCTCACCTAGTTCCTCTCCTAGGCTTGTTACAATTAATGTCTCTTCCCCATTAGAAGCATGCTCTTTAGCTATATCAATAACCTTCTGGCTCTTACCTGATGCTACCTTACCAATAATTAGTTTCATATTATTTCTCTCCCTCTTGTAGTTTTTTCATATATAGTTTGTAAATCTTAGATACCTTAGAGATATTAGACCCACTAGAGAATCCTACGATTCTTACTGCTGGATTATGTGCATGTTCTAATTCATCGTTGTATGTATTACGGAGAAAGCTAAGTCTTGCAGTAAAGTTCTCCTTAGGGTCAATAATAAGTTGTGGTGCTGGGTGCTCTGGCATTACTACTAGTAGAGCCATCCATTCTGCCCCTTCTATCATTGCTGAACGGATACATACAATTAAGTCTTCCTTACTATTTTCTAGTTTCATCTAATCCTCTCCCCCTTTAATACTTAGAGCCTTAGACCCTCTATAATACTCACCCCCTAAGGGGTAAGCATGTAACAAAGTCTACTTCTTCTCTAGGTTACGCAACACATTAATTTCTAATGCTATCCACAATAAACCAAAAGTTACCACTACTGCTACATGTCTTATCATCTGCATAATAGACTCACTTGACAACTGAGTAGCCTGCATAGCAGACTGTGCATCTCCTACTCTAGTGTTGTAGATATCTATCATGTCTTTAACATTACCCAAGTATATAAACAACATTAGTAGTGATGCTATCCGTACTGCCCATGGAATATACTTGATGACTCCTTTCATGACTATACCCCCAATTTATGATTATTCAACTGGTTGCGAAGGGTATAGAGCTTAGCCTTAGCTTGTTGTTTAGCTTGGTCATCATTAGACTTCATAGCATCGAATAAAGTTTGTAACTGGTAATCAATATCTAACTTAATCACATTCAACGTAACTACAGCTTCTCTTCTCCCTTTCATTGGACACACTCCTTTTTATATTGGACTTATGTTATCCCCTGATGTTAGAACCAAATATTGTGTCTCATCCCCAGTTGTCAAACATCCTTACTGCTCCACTTTCTGACTACTAAACTCTCCAACGTACTCTCATGCTCTGACCTAGTAATATTACGGAACACCTTGTTCTGTACTCGCTTCAGCAAGGTCTTATAGCCATGCTTATTCTTCCTCATAGCTTCACTTACCTCTAGCTGAAAGGCTATTAAAGTGTCCTTACGTTTCCCCACAGGTCTCACCCCCTTTAGGGGATTAGCTAACGAATAGTCTACGGATTAGTGAGAAAGGTGACAGGACAGGGTTACGTCCTGATTTCTCATAGTAATGATAGTTACGTAGTGCTCTAGCTAATCCACCCATAGTATTGTTATCCATAATAATTTCCTCCTACTCCAACGTATCTTTACGTTTATCTAAACAGTTGTTACAAGCAACTCCACCTGCATTATCTACTTCTTTACCACAGTACTTACACTCATCAGGTAAGTCATCATGGAAGCCTATATCCGAACCATTCTCATCTATACCTTCTTTAACCATATTAGCTGTACCTGCTTCATAGTCAACCTCTAGTATCAAGCGACCTCTTACAGGTATATCTCTCATCCTACGAAAGTGCATAATCATTTGGTCAGCCATAATAGTTACCTCCTTAGTAAATTTTCTTGGCTACGAGCAAGCTCTACTAATGCTGGATACTTTCTATAGAAGTCGCTAACGAACTTTAGTGCTGACTCCTCAGTTGGAAGACCTGTAGCCTTTAATACGTTTGCAATCTCTTTAGATAACATCTGGTCAAAAAGGTCACCCTGTATTGGAACTGATGTTACTCCCTTACGATTACTCTTAGCTGTAAACTCAATCACGTTTGTCATATGGACACTCTCCTTTGATTAATAAAACGAGGACGGTTAAATTGTTCTCTTCTCGGTATTAACGTCAACTATTACTTCACCTAGACACTCATAATAACTTTTCAATAGCCCTACGCTAATTTCTACGTCCCTTATACATCCACATTTGACAACCTCTTCTGTATCAGGAAGTGCTTCATCAGTTAGCTTTATAAGGTAATGACCTTCAGGCATCTCTATAACGTTAAGCCACTTAGGGGCTTTATATTCTCCAGGTTTAAGGTCAACCCATTCCCAGTTATCATGGATAGGGGTACCGATGTTTTTCCAGTACCCATATTCCGTCCACTTGCGCCTACGATGATCGTACTGCTTACGCAAATCTCGCTCATAAGCTTTCCCACCCAACCGTCTAAAAATGTCTCCAAAGAGACCCATAGACACCCACCTCCTAGTAGTTTTATTTAATGCTAGTTTTGAATGTTCTGCTAGGGTTCTTAATCTTGTGCTCTTCACATAGGCTCTTAGATAAGTGCCCACGCTTGATAAGGTCTTCTACCTCATTCTTATCCACCACCAAAGTCTCACACTGCTTAGCTAGATTTAATGGGATACTTCTAAGTAGAGAGGTGCAGTATGTTGTGTACTGGGAAGAGGTACTAACTCTCTCACCGAATTCTATCTTAATACCACCTTTATCTGAACCTGGTATAGCAAAGATACCACGTGCATCCATTTCAGACTCAATACTTTCACGTAACTGCTTAGTTAACTTCTCAAGCTCTTTCATCTTTTCATATGCCACTATATAAGTATCCACCTGTGATTGTAGTGCTTTTGTCACCTTACGTTGTTTTACTGCCATTATAACCAGCTCCTTTTATCTTTGGTATCTTTTGAAGTTAGTTTGCCCGAAGGACGGAATCTCCATCCTTAGCTACTCCGTAGAGTGAATCAACCAACTCAACTCGATGACTTCATTTTGAAGGAAACACCACGAGAAGTCAAACAAATGAAAAGGAACTAGGCTGAAGTACCTAGTTCCTTATTGATTGCACTTATTGTTTCTCCCAGAGGAGAGTTTATAATAACATCAGCGATATGGTCTAATGGCGTCTCTTCATTGTTAATGATTACTAGCTTTCCACCATTCTTCTTAGTGTAGGCAGGTAGAATAGCTGCTGGGGTTACCTGTAGGGAAGAACCCATTACAATAGTTAGTTCAGCAGTCTGTACAGCAGATAATGATAATGCTAGAGTTCTCTGGGATAACTGCTCGTTGAATAAGATAACATTAGGTCTCATCAACCCACTACCACAGTGGGGACATCTAATATTATGCATATAATAGGAACTAGCAACAGTTTTCTTACACTCAGCACAGAAGCAATTAGCTAAGTCCCCATGTAACATATGGATCGGAATATCAGCAGTATTAACCTGTCCATGATAACCATCTACATTCTGAGTGATAATATGGTGGACTAAGCCCTGTTCAGCCCAGTCATTAATACACATATAAGACTCATCAGGCTCATTAGCTAGTACTTGACCAATACGCTCCCTGTAATACTGGGTAAACTTATGCGTGTTATTCCACAACCCTCTAGTTGTTGCTAGCTCTTGAATATTGCTATCTCTGTACAGACCATTAGTGCTTCTAAAGTCTTGTAGACCACATTCAGTCGAAAGCCCTGCACCAGACAGAACCACCGTCTTTTTCGATTCCTTTAGCAACTCACTAACCTTCTTGATAGTCTCTTTATATGTTGTGTTCATCTGAACCTCTCCTTTTTCTCGGTTGTCTGTTTACCAAACTATATCTAGCTCTTTCTCTAACTTCTCACAGGTAGGACACAAGCCATCCTCTACTTCATCAGGCTGGGTATCACTAAACTTTGGAGATGTACTGTATGGGTGGTAACAATTCCCACATTTAACTAATGTATACCCTTCTTCTAAAGAAGCAAGAAGGGGGATTACTCCCCCACTGCACCTCTCATAATCTCCTGCTGTTCTCTAAGAATAGGGTCTAGCACTCTGCCTTGATACTCTTCATTTATTTTCTTAGCATTGAAGGCACCAATACCTAACTCTCTAGCAAAGCGACTTACCTTACAACGTCTACCATTGAAGCCTTGTAGACAAGATACATACACTTCACTCTCTGCTCTAGTAATACCAACGTATAGTAATCTACGCTCTTCCTCTACCGCTAAAGGCTTACCATTCTCTGCTGCCTCTACTGCTCTAAAGTGAGGTAATACTCCTTCAGATACACCCACACAGAATGCTACAGGGAACTCAAGACCCTTACTCTTATGGATAGTCATTAACTGAACTCCATCAATACTATGTTTAGCTTGAGAAGTCATTAACTCGATGTAGCCTAGGAAGTCTTCAATGTTCTCATAACGGTCTAGAACATATTGTAGAGTTGCAATATTCTCCATACGGCTACTCTCTTCCTCTTCTTCCTCACCTAAGATGTAGTCCTTATAACCAACATTATCTAACAGATGATTAACTAAGTCTGTAGGAGTTGCACCCTCTTGCAACATCTCTTGTAGGTCTTTAATAACCCCTGCAAACTCTAGAGAGCCTTTAACTTGATAGTTTTGTAGCTTCAGCTTACCAGACAGAATAGCTTCCCAATGTGATCCATCAAAAGCACTTACCTTAGCGTAGAACTCTTTACCCAAGTATCGACTAGGTACATTGTATACACGTTTGAATGCTTGGTTATTGTCTGGGTTAACCGCTAATTGCAGGTAGGATACAAGGTCTTTAACCTCTTTACGTTCATAGAAAGAGATACCTCCATGGATAACGTATGGTAGACCTGCCATGATTAACTCATCTTCAATAGCACGAGATTGAGCATTAGTACGGTAAAGTACTGCAATATCCTTGTGGTTTCTACCTTTCTTCTCTACCTGAATCTTGATATCCTCTACTACCTGTTTAGCTTCCTCTGTCTCATCCTTGAATACAGATAATGCTACGCAATCACTATCATCTTGCTTATGTGCTTTAAGCGTCTTCTTAATACGCTTAGTATTATGTTTGATAAGGTTGTTAGCAATCTCTAGGATTGCTGGGTTACTACGGTAGTTATCCTCTAGTGCAATAGACTGTACGCCACCAAATGCAGAGCTAAATTCGATAAACTGTTCTGGTCTTGCACCACGGAAACCATACATAGACTGGTCATCATCACCTACGATAAATAAGTTATTCTCTGGATAAGCCAGCATGCTCATTAGTTCGTATTGTAATGAGTTGCTATCTTGTGCTTCATCCACTAGTATGTATTTGTAGATGTCTTGGTACTTTTTAAGGATTTCTGGGTGCTCTTTAAATAGCTTCCATGTAAGGTAAAGCATGTCGTCCCCATCAATCTTATTCTGACTAGCTTTAGCAAGCTCATAGCGTCTGAAGAACTCAATATAGCAGTCCATTCTAGTACCCTTACCTGCATTCTCTTCCTCAAACTCTTTGTAGTCTCTACCTTCATTCTTAGTTAAGCCTACTACCTTCAGTAGCCCTGGAACTGGCATATCTCTTAGCTCTTCTTTGATATTGAACTCAACAGTTCTATCCATCATGATAGACTTGATAACACTCTCAGCAAAGTACTTTTGAGATGCACCCATTAGTACTCCATCCTTCTTCTTAAACGCTTGGAATAGGGGATTACCTAGAGCCTCATATTCCTTCTTCAGAATACGGTAACCGATGGAATGTGTAGTACCAATTGTTAACTGCATAAGCTTCATCTGTGGTAACAACTTGCTAAGACGCTCAGTCATCTCTTCACTAGCCTTCTTAGTAAACGTTGTTAACATGATATTCTTAGGCTTGATTTTAAGGTCAGTAACCATATGTGCTGTACGGTGTGTTAGAACACGAGTCTTACCTGAACCTGCTACTGCGTTGATTTGAACACGTCCATCTATTGCTAATACTGCTTTCTCTTGGCTTGGGTTTAACCCATCAATAAATTTACTCACTAATACCCTCTCCTTTTAGCTCTGGTCTGTAGGGGAGGCTTCCCTCCCTCTCACAAGACCATTTTCTCACGACTGGAAACAGAAATCAAGGACGTTCCGTAGGGTCAGGGACTACGGTGTCTTCAAGTACCTCTAGTTTACCTTCTTCTAACCATCCTTGAAGTATAAACCCTTGTATTGTCAACTCCCTAGGCTTTCTACCTCCACCCTCTATATAAACATCAGTTCTAATTCTGACCTCATTTTCATCAATAGTTACTACCTCTAAGGTGTTATGACTCTTTATATAACCCGTGCTTGAAATAGGCAAAGGTACAGTAGCATAAAACCTTGACTTATGATGTATGTTTGGTATCTGACCTTGTTCAGTTAACTCTTTCAGCTCTACCCTACGCATGTAGTCAGACAGACAATGATTATTTATACAGAAGTAATAAGTAGGAACACCAATGTTCTTCCAATCCCCATTACCTAAAAGACCACCCCCATTGGCACCCCCCACATGTAGGTTACCTATTATTTCTAGATAGCTCTCTTGATGAGTAAGGTGCTGACAATTACACTCATGACAGTTAATGAACTCCACTATCTGGTCATTATACTGGATAATCTCCAGATCACCATTAGCTTTTAGTACAGCCTGTTTAGGCTTATTTTGAAGCTTACCCCCTATTACCTCTTCTAATGTGCTCTTCACTTTACATCTCTCCCATCTACTTTAATACCTAGCTCATCCATCTTCTCCACAGTGTACCACAAGGTGCTAGCTTCAACACTACCATATGCTCCACCCATATCTTCAAATATCCAGTGTACTTCTTCAAACAGTATAGAGTACATTGTCTTATCCTTTGTTATCCTTACTTCCTGAATTATCCCTTTAGTACCTTCCCTTAACTCTGAACCTTGGTCATCTAGGTAGTGGCTCTTACTAACAGTGACTCCTGTACCCAAGATTATGATGCACTTCATTGTGTATACGGGCTTAAACTCTGGTGTTATCTGTAGATTCCAAGGTCTCTTACCAATCTCTAATATCTCTTTACCTTCTCTATTCTTCATTAATAACCCCTCCAGTACCAAACTTGTATTTGTGTGAAGTATCCTAACTGCACACCAGACTTCTTATATGTGCGTCCACCAGAGAATGGATGGTTAGTGAATTCCCATAATTCTCTTTCAGCTTCCTTAAACTCTTCACTATCTTCTTTCCACTTTAGCTCTAGACCTAGCCATCTTTTATCCTTGATGACTTCTCTAGGTAGATTATCCGTTAGTTGGGAACCGCACTCACTACAGAAGTTACCCTTTCTTGCTTTATCACACCTCCTACATCCTTTTATATGCTCATAGGTAACGGTTTGGAATCTAGCAAAGATTTCCTTACCTTCCATTAGCTTCTGGAATGCCTTCTCTGTTGTTAGCTTAATTAACTTCTCTCCTTTGTCTAAATCCTCATTAGTTATAGATACATTTCTATGCTCTAGTCCCATTGGTATATCCCCCTAGAAATCGTTATAAATTTTATGTGGTATCCCTGCCTGCCCCATCTTCATGAGCATGTCGTTAGTCCCTTTACTGTTCAGCTTACTTCTGAAGCCTAGACCATATTCAGGTTTACCCTCGTGTAACATTTGGCTATTACGGTATAAGCCCTCCCGCTTATCACCTTTCCATTCAGCCTTATATACTTCTACTTTAAAGCCCAAGTATCTAGCAACCGTATCAACTATCTTATCTAATCCCCTAGCACCACCGTGTATGATAACAGAGTCTACTGGGAGTTCCAGTAGAGCATCTATTACCATATCAACGTTCTCGAAGTCTCTACTACCCGTACATAAGACCCTCATGGCGTTTGAATAAGCTTAATACCCAGTTCCTTAATTCGCTCTTCTGTAAAGATATAGGGTACATCCTCTTCTTTTCTCCAACCATCCATTAGGACTACCTTAAAGTAGATTGTATAGTGTCTGCCCTCTTTCGCATCTAAGCTAACAGTTTCTACTACCCCAGTAGTGCCTGCTGGTATAATGGTGCCTCTAAAATCTATCTCCTTTGCACATAACATTACAGAGCCTGGCTTAAACATCACATACATCTCAGGCATTATTGTGCTACCTCCTTACGTTTACGTGCCTCACGTATTCTGATTGCCATATTCTTTAAAGCATCAAACTGCTTATCAGATAGAGCATTACCCTCGTTCCATTGCTTTTGTAGGCTTTGGAAGAAACTATTCTCCCCATGCCCAGCACTATGTATAATTCCTGCTGCATATCGGATAGCATCCATCTGATGATTACGTCTATGCTCCACATCTTGTGGGTCTGGAGTATAAGGTTTCTTTCTAAGACTATCTAAGCCTTCTACGAAATTCTTACTAAACTCTTTATCCTTCATCTTAGCTTCCCCATGTACGATGTAACCTACGCACACGCTACCAAGTTCCAGATACACGCCAGTTTTAGTATTCTTGCATAAGTATCTATATCTAATCTGCTGATGTTGGCAGTATTCACATGTTGTTTTATTACCTCTACCGTTGTCTTTTACCTTACCAGTGAATATCCACTCTTTTCTAAGTTGCTCTCTAAAGTGTTCACCCTGCCCATCTGCAAGGTACTCATTCAGAACCTTAGCATCTTCCTTAGTGATTGATAGAATCGCTCTCTTACCTTCTCTGCGTAACACATCAGTGTACATGTACAGATCAGCGTCTTCCTCTACACACTTGCTAAGCAAAAGTATTCTCCATTCACCAACTGTTAAGCTATCCATTTTATACACCTCTCCTTTTAGACTCAATGTACTTCTGACTTCCATGAGTCAATTTTCACACGAAACAGAGAGAAAAGCAAATCAATTCTCTTACAGTAAATAAAAAAGGAGACAACATCAAAGTTGTCTCCTTAGTCTGTCTTCTCGGTATTTCTTCATGAAGACCATGTCCTTCTGCATACGCCTTTTAATCCGACTCTTATTAGTGAGAGGTATTAATCGTTCGTACCTCTCTATATCAAAGTCAATCCATGCTTCTCCATTAAAGGTACGTAAACCATTAACTTTAGGGAACATCTTATCATGAGGTGCTTGGTGTAAAGGCAAGCGGTTCATAACCCTCTCTACCGCTTGGCTCTCTTCCTTTACCCCCTCTGGTGCTTCCGTAATCTTATTTGCTATTTCGGTCTTCATTTGCTTTCTCCTTACTTGTGTAATAGTTTTTCATGTCCTTCTACATAAAGTCTGATTGTCTGTGACCTACTTCAGCCACCTTACTAAACTTACCATGTTCCTCTTCTAGGTACTCTTCTACATACTTTCTTGCTGTTGCTAGATGACTATAGTGTAAGAAACCATCAATCTGTTCAATGTCATCCATGTACTCAGTAAGGTTATTATCCTCTAGCACCTTTCTGATAGCTGAATGTCTCATCTCCCAACAGAAACTAGGCTCTCCACCAGATACAAACATTTCTGGCTTCTCTTGTGCCCACTCTTCCAATACCTTTACTGCTTCATCCCTTACTTCACCATTTGTCATCATTATCTACCCCTCCATATGGTCAATTATATTAAGAGCTAACTTGTGGTCAGCCTTTAGTTCTTTACACTGGATAGCTCCATACATGAAATCTAGTATCAGTTGTGCCTCATCTGGATGAAGTACCAGCATCATATCCTCTTGTGTAAGGGCTGAAGCTCCTTTAGGTTGTTTCTTACTGTTTCGTGCTAGGAGTGCCTTACGCTTCAGTTCCTCTAAGTCTGCCGACATGTGTAGCCTCCTTCCTAAGGCTTATGTAGAGGTTACTACTTAGAACCAAAGTCCCTCTACGACCTTCTATAGATTCTATATCTGCTTCTGTTATTCTATGGAAGTGTTCTACATCTACTAGGAATACTGTAGTTCCTGTTCTGACCTCTACCTGTCGTAGTCTAAGGTCAGCGATGTAGTTAATCTTTATGTTCACTACTTATTCCTCCCTACCTTGTTGAAGGGAATCGACGGTATGCCTCATAGCTATCATCCCAATCTTGCTGTTAATGTCAGCATTCAGCTTAATTAAGCACTGGGTACACAAGACTATCGTGGTTGTAGTATTAGTTCTACCTACATATATCTTATAGGCTTCTGTCAAACCTCTGTCCAAACAGTTGTTACAACTACATTCCCCTACTATTCTGTTAATACGCACGAATATCACCTCTCCTTTATGCTTGGTGTGTCCCTCGACCACACCCTTATTTTTTCCGAATCCCTGAAAAAAGTCAAACCAGTAGGCATATAAAGAAAAAGACTACCCTAGAGGGTAGCCTTGACGTGTTCTTTCATAATAGTCTCCATTACATAGTGAGCTGATTCCTTGCTATCAACTATGTTGATATTTGTAACGTCAATTTCAACCTTAGGACTGTAGGAGTATGTTCTGTACCACACCTCATACGCTTGGTTTAGCTTCTCCCAATACGAACGCTCTACGTCCAACTCCGATTTCCTATTTCTTTTTTGAATTCGGTTGATACATTCATCAGTGGAGCACTTTAAGTAGACCATAAGTGCTGGTGGTTCAGTCAGCTTACGGAATTGATGGAACATATTAATATAGTCATTCATATTACGCTCAGATATAATGCCCTCTTGAGTCATAATAGAAGCAAATATTAAGTTTCCATACATGCTCATATCCATAATGTGTTCGTCTAATCGAGTTGCATGTAGGGCTTGCTTGAAGCGTTCATGTAATAGGAATACCTGCATTGCATAACCATGTTTATGCGGATCTTTGTAGTAGTCCTCTAGATAAGGGTTACTCTTGACTGGTTCTCTAAATAAAGTAATACCTGTGTGCGCTGCTAACATCTCAGCTAGAGTACTCTTTCCTGCCCCAACACTACCTTGTATTACAATTCCCTTACCCTTATTCTTCATCTGATGTCTCCCCCTTGATAGTAACAGTAATGGACGTGTCATTGTTCACTTGAATACTTACTGGAATCTTCATGCGTTTAGCAAGGGTATTTATTGCTCTAGACAGCCTGATAGCCGTAAGGGATACACTTCTGCTTTTAGTGATAGGTTTCTTTGCTCCTCTGTTCATCTTAGTACACAATTTACATTTGCGTACTCTTCCATCAGGAGACTTCTTGTCTCTATGGAACTCATCCACAGATAGCTCTAAATCACAGGCGATGCATATTTTTGTGCCTTCCATACTGAACCGCTCCCTCCAGTAACTCTTTTAAATATTCATCAGTGCAATACTCAATGCCATATTTTGTTCTAAACATACGCTCCTGCTTTGCCTTATCAGGGTCTACCGTGAGCCTAGAGATATTAAAGTTACTCTTAACCATGCTAGCAAGGTCATCTCCAGCCTTATCAGGGTCAGATAATATGAAAGTAGGAAGCCCCATGTCTAAGGCTTCCTGAATCTGCTCACTGATACGGTTATTCATTTTAGTACCATTAGTTACTATGGTTTGAACGTCTTTTGGGCTGTAGACTCTGCGAATAGCATTATGGTCTGACCACCCCTCGATAATAACCGCTATCATCTTATACCCTCCTTGTCACCAATAAAATTGAGCCATTCTCTTTGGGTAGCCACTTAACGGACTCTATTAAATCCGTCCCAAGGAGGGTCTGTGTTACAACCTTATGAAATCTATCATTTTGTGGGTGGTCATCCGCAAAGAATGGATACAGGTTAGCATTCATCTTAACTAATGTATATACTTGTACAAAATTGGTACTGACTTCTAGGAAGTGTGGCTTAGGTTCAGAACCACAAGAAACTAGACAGTCTTCTACGATAGTCATAAGCTGTATAGGACTGTCTATCTTGTCAAGGTTACGGTGAAATTTCTCAAAGCTGGCTATAGCTTTTAAAATATCATTAACCCTGGTTGCCATAGCTTCCTCATGCTTCTTCATTTGGTATTCATTAGTCATATAAGTCCTCTCCCCACCACTCAATTAGTCTTGCATACTCTTTGTCAAATTTCTGTATTAAGAAGTACAATCTAGCATGAAGCCTATTAGCAGGTACCCCTTCTTCCTCTGCTAACTGCTGGATAGTCTTCTGCTCTACTAGAAGCCCAATCATAAGATTTCTGTGTTTCTCTCCTAGTTGGATGTCTGGGTCAATACTATGAAGGTCAACTATACGCTGAAGCAACTCTGCATACTGGGTATCCTCCACCACAATACCATTGTCATCATTGCTGTATGTCTCACGGTTTATGTTCTTATGGTACTTGTTAACCCAGTGGAAGATACGTAAATCAAGCATCTTCTTAATATAGTAGGGAAAGTCAACCCCCCGATGGGGGTTGTATTCCGTTACTAGACTTAGGAATGTACGGTCTATTTCAGCAGACAACTCTTCCCTATCTGTGTAGTTAGCCATCTGGTCTTTGAACTTGTTGTATATCTTTCTTCTAAGTGGTTCGTACTTATTGAAGAGATACACAGGCTCAAAATGAGTAGGAGGTGTCATATCGTTCATTCTACGTCACTAATCCTTTCTTCCCCACTGAAGATACCATTCCAGCATATGCAGGTAAAGACTTCAACCGTGTAGTCCATCCCAAAGCACTCATAACTAACTCGTAGGTATCTCTCGTGAGCTTCCACTATTCGGATAACACGAACTTCCTTGGTAGAGCCACTACTAAACAGTGCACGTCTACCTTCAAGAGCTTTATACTCTTCTCTTAACTTTTTGTGTTGCTCGTCTACAGCACCAGCTACAGGAGAGCTATCTATCATAGATCGATATTGTAGTGCTTTGAGAAATTCCTTCATACATTAACCACTCCTATTCTTTGTCAGGACGGAATCTTATAAACTCAGGGAAACGTAGAGACTTCTTACCAGTCTTACTATTAGTAGACTCTTCTCGGTACTCAATCTCTATAACCTTATTAATGAGTTCATTGCGTCTTGCCCAAAGGTCTACACGCATCTCATCAGTGTAACCTCCACCAATAGATACCTCATTACCTTTGTACTCAACGACTAAAGCTCCTAATACCCCTTCATTCTTAGTTCCCTCTTTACCTTCTTCAAACCCCACTACTTCAAGGTCAACTCTTTCTACATCTACTACCTTTTGGATGTCACGACTACGTTTACACTTATATGTAGCATCCAAGTCCTTAACCATAGTACCTTCATAACCAGCTTGTCTGTTACGTCTATGGATACTAAACACTTCTGCTTGAGTCTCTTCAGTGTCCTCGTAGAAGATTCCATCTGGAATTACATATTCTAGATTCCATAAAGGAAGCTCTTGAATGTACTCTGCATCTACCGACTCTAGGAAGACAATACGCTCTTCAAGAATTGCAGTACTTTCTCCTACATTGAAGTCTTCTATAGGTACTGCATCAAATATGTGGAGTATCCCTATCTTGTCATCTGCTTTCTTAAATGCAGACTTTTGTACATCAGCAAACTTACCAGAGGGAGCCATAATCTCACCATCATACATATATCCAACAGGCAACTGAGCAATATCCTGTTCAATTCCAGTGTACCCAGTAAGTAACTTACCATTTCTAGACTTAAGAAGCACCCTACCATTACCATAGTTAAAGGCGTTACATCTGTAGCCATCCAGTTTCTTATCTACTGCATAACGCTTAGGGTAAGTCTTCAGGGGCATAGCCAAAGCACATGAGTGTTGAGCTATGAACCCAGGATACACTTTATTGATGCTCTTGGCAGTAATGCCAATCTTAAAGTCCTTCTGGATAGCTTTCATATACCATTCTGCTTCCTTCTTACCACAACCTGCTAAGAAGAATGACAGAGCTTCTAATGCAGCGTTACCAGTAACCTTACGTAAAGTTAGGTCAGAAGTAAGCTGTAGGAAATCATCGTAATTACCTCCTATAGTAGAGGGGGAGGCAAAATCAGTATCTAAGGTAATAGACTTTGATTTCTTCTTAATTCCATATATTAAGTCGGGATGGTATGTTCTCTTTAGAATCTCTTTAAATACTTGGTTATCCTCACCTGCTCTTAGGAAGTCTTCTTTAGCTGTTCTTGATGTAGTTCCACCTATAGCTTCTAGCAATTCGAATGCCTGTATAATTTCTTTAGTCATTTAGATAAATCTCTCCTTTCAAGGTCTCTGAAATAAAAGAAGGGAAGTTCTCAGAGTTTTCCCTTTATTTGTCATATAACACAAAATAAGAGGTCTCTCTACAGAGACCCCTCCTTTTTAGCTAGACGATATACCAGAATGAAACTGGTTACCCAACTTAGAACCTTTATACTCCAAATAGTCAAGCTTGGTGGGTGAGTAACGTAGTAGTCATCTAAGTCTAGAATACCCCACCACACTACTCCTACTAGGATAAGTCCTGCCAACTGGAATAAGTAGCTGAACATCCAGCACCACCACACTTTTTCTAAGGTGTTCCACACTCTTACTCCCATTTATGTTCTGCCACACGTACTTGGATATGAGGGTCATGACCAGGTATAATGTGGTCGTATATAGCCTTAAATCCAATAGTCTCAGCTAAGATTTCATACTTAACTGGAAATTTCTTTAGCGCCCACTTAGGGAAGTGGGACTGCTTAAAGTGTTGCCACCATGTGGCAGGTACTTGGAAGGTAACCGTCTTCTCAAACTCTTTAGCAGGTACTCTTCTTGATATGCCCATTACATACCCACTAGCTAGACCATTGATTGCCCCTTCCATAAAGACCTCAAAGTTACCCATACAAGGGTCATAGTTAACATGTTGAGTAACAGTCTCCCTAATACACTGTAGAGTCACCGTCCTAACTTCTGACCTTTCTAGCTGTCTCCACATATCACCATTGGCTCTGTCATGCCACATATTACTCATCATCCTCCTCTAGTGCTCGGAATACCATAGAGAATGCTAGGTACTCTGCTAGGATAGCAGCAAACTGGTTACGCATCAGCCAGTTCTTGAAGTAGTTGCTATCGAACTCAATAGGATCATTTAGGGCTTTGTCTAGGTCATTACGGATTCCTGTGTAATCAAAGAATTTAAGATTCATAATCTTGTTATTGATACCCAGACGTTGTAGATTCTCTGGTTCAAAGATACGTGCGTTAACCTTAGACTTCATTAAGGCTTTCTTCACATCACCAGTAGCACCTAAGATGTGGTCAATGTGACCATATTTATCCATCAAGGCTTTAGCTTTCTTCTCACCGATACCGTGGACACCAATAATATTATCTGATTTATCCCCCACTAGTGCTCGGTAACCAAGGTAGGCTTCCATCGTTACCCCAGTTTCATCATAGAAGTCACTGATGCCAATTACTCGGTCTTTATAAGGAGTATACACTGATACACGCTCATTGATGAGCTGTAGCATATCCTTATCACTTGAGACAATCATAACGTTATCTTGAGTAAGCTCACAGAATGCATATATTAAATCGTCAGCTTCATGATCATCTAGCTTAATACTACGTACATTGATCTTAGGAAGCATATCATTAAGCTCATTTAATTGAGCAAATAGCCCATCGAACTTAGCTTTCTCTTCAGGGTCATCACCATAACTACGATTTGCCTTATATTCGGGGTATAATTCCTTACGCCATTCTGCTTTCCCGCCATCGAAACACACCAAACATTTAGTAGTTTCTGGGAAACGTTCTAGATATAGCTTAATGGATTTAAGGACACCTTGCATTACACCTGTAGGCTTGCCATCCTTTGTACAAAGGTCTCCCTGACTAGTATGAAATGCTCTATATCCGATATTATTCCCATCAATTAGTAGTAGCATATTAATTCCTCCTTATAGTGGTCTTATATATTTCTTACGGTAATCTTTTGCAGGTAGAATGTCTATAATCTTATCTACCTTGTAGTTCTCTGCTAAATCCATCCTAGCATGTCTTTCAGTTACAGCGTATAAATTGATAGGATACTTATCCCCATCCTTTTCACAGAGAGCAATAAATTTATCTCTATTACTTCTGATAGCCTTAGCCTGTTCTGCATATTTCTCAATTGCAGGTGTACCCTTAGGTATTACAGGCTTGGGTCTAACATAAGTTTTACGTATATACACTACATGAGAATTCTTATCCCATCTAAGTGATACACTACCATCATGTGCCTGCTTACACAGTGCTCTAATTTTATCTCTCACCCATACCACACGTAGACCCTTCTCAATTATAGAAGTATAGTCGTATTCACCTGTCTCCTCAAGGGCTTTAAGGATTTCGTTATTCCAATGTGGTTGCCACAATCTTTTTCTTCCTGCTTCTGCCATCTCAATCACCTCACAAAAAATAAAAGAAAGGAGTCGGAAATCGACTCCTTAGGGTTTATTGCCCTGTCAAACGTTGTAAAGCTTGGATAATCTCACTTGCTTTACCTTTCGTAATAGCAATACCATCGCTATTTACTAAAGTCAGTCCATCGTAGGGATGAGACACTCCTTTAATCATAGCAGTAACTAATAGTTTCTTGATAAAGCCCACTTGACCTTGGGTAGCCTTATCACTTAACCATGCAGGAGCACTACTTTCATCCTTCTTAGTGTAGTTAGACTGTGCTTCTCTAGATGTTACATCCACCTCAATGCACTTTCTACTAGCTAGATAGTCACACATGTGGACATGTAGTTGGGCTTTAGTTTTAGGAATGTCCATAATTTCATTACCTTCTTTATCTGTATTCCAGATGCCCATGTGGGTCTCAATCATAGTACAGATTAGGTTCCACTTCTCTTCCATATCCTTAACCATAAGAGTAGAATTCATATCATCAGTAAATACTTTACCCTTAACTGGATGCAACGCTTCACGTACTAATAATGGATGTTCAGCCACAGTATGAGTCCCCTCTACACCTTGCTTTAAACAGTCATGTAGTAGTACCGCAACACGAATCATATCCTTCTCTACAGGAGTAAACGGAGAATATAGTTTATGATTTAACAACTCCTCAGAGATAAGGAATACTGCTTTAACATGCCTAATAAGACCTGCTAGACCTAAGCTACTCTTTGGATGATATTTACCACTAGCTGATGCAGGTACATACCAGAAGTAATCAGGAGCATTCTTTAAACCATTTATAGCGATATTCTTACAAATACCATCTTCTATACAGCCTAATTCATACTTAAACTCATGAGCAACGTCTAATTCTTGTGTAATATTTTTCATATGGTATATATCCCCTTTTCAAAAGTATTAGCAGGTGGTTGCCCACCTGCCTGTAGTCCTAAGTATTAACCTCTGCGTTTCTTACGTGCTGCTAATTTTGCTGCAATTTCTGACTGTAGGTCGTCTCCATCGCCCTCACTAGAGTCTTCAGATTCAGACTTTTCCTCTTCCTCTTCCTTCTCTTCTTTTTCAGGCTTAGACTTGTTAGAGGATTTTTTAGGCTTTTCTTCCTTTTCCTCTTCTTCCTCATCGTCATCGTCCTTATCCTCAGGCTCTTCACCATTAAGGATAGCGTCGATTTCATCATAACTCTTAGCTTTAGCTAATGGGTTTAAGTCGTGAGACTCTTCTTCCCAGTTATCGAAACCTATAACAGACTCTTTACGTACAGATTTAACTTCATATTTAGTGTTATAGCCTGTACCAGATTTAGTGATAATGATATCTAGACCTTCTTCTTCATCAGTGATATCTCCATACTCTGGATCAATGATAAGTGCTAGTAACGCCTTATAAATACCGATACCAGAACCAAACACTTTGATAGGTGTTTCCTCTTCATCATCAGCGTTGAACCATTTTTCCTTACCATCTACTTCTTTCTTCTCAAATGTAGATAAATCGTCAGCACGGTCAATAACGTTGTAGTATACACGTGTCTTCTTATTCAGCTCTCTAGCCATCTTGTCGTACTTGTCATCTTTCTTCTTAGATAGCTTACGCATTTCAGCAACCACATCACATACTGGACAAGGCTTGTTGTCGCCATGTGTCTTAGGGCATACAACCATTGTACCTCGCTTGTTTTCCTCTGTCTTATTCACACCAAAGTGTACGAATACCTCTTTAGCAAATACTCCATCACCTTTAGGTGGTAAGATACGGATAACATTACGTCCATCTTTAAGATTAAGCCAGCTAATACCACCGCCAGAACCATTACCTCCGCTATTGCTGTTTAACTCCGTTAATCTTGCTGCTAGTGCTGATACGTCTAATTTACCCATTAATAATTCCTCCTTAGGGCTAGTATGGTCAATGACCTAAATTACGCCCATTAAATGTGTGATATTTTTGTTGTAACTTTTCAACACTTTACGCTTATTATCACTACGTAACAATAGCTTCAATGTTGATTCTCTATGATTAAACGCTTCAAGGGTAGACTGTAGAGTATCTCTGTGCTCTACTGCTCTCTCGTGACGTTCACCACCAATATTAAGGTCTTCTAAGTACTGTACATGATTCTCAGCCACATCATACAGGGTCTTCCACCACGCATACTTACTAGAGTGGTTTAGGACTTCCTGAAGGACATTAGAGCCATCTATGGATAACTCCTTCTGTAAATCCGCTTGGTACATCTTACCTTTTGGTAAGGCGATTCTTATAATCTTACGAGACATACTCATCATACCTTTCTGTCCTGAACGCCTTCACAATTATTAAAGCAAGGCACACAATTTTTTCTCCACCATCTCTTAGTATCGTGGGGTTCAACAACCTGTTCGACATAAAAAAAGGTCGGGAAACGGGAATCGTCTCCTGACCTATAACAAAATGAAAAGCTCCCTATCAATGAGGGAGCTTCTCGTTTTCTACTATTCTATTTAAATACAACTTGATACACGCCTTGTCAAAGGAGGTTATCTGTCGTTCATCCATCATCTCATCTAATTCATCATTTATCTGCTCTAGTCTAAGGTTACAATCAACCATCCTAGACGCCATCGTGACCGATGCTAAGTACTGTCTGTAAGGGGTGCCAAGTCTGGTAATTTCTATAGGCTCGTCAGATAATTTTAGTCCTAGCTGCCTAGCCAAGACAACCCAGTCAACCTTATCAAAATCTACATTATTAGGTATATGCTCTAGCATGTCTTTTTCGCTCCCTTTAGTATGATTTTATCTACCTCAAAGCCCCTGCTAATCCAGTCTAGAACGTATTTCTCCGTACATGTGATTGTTGCACCATTAGATTTATTCACCATTTCGTAAGTTTTATCCTTGGTCATATTGATTCCTCCCTCAAATTGAGTTTTTCAAAGTTTTATCCTGTTTTCCACAGGAAAATTCCTCCGTGGGCTACAGAACTACGAGGGATATAAAGAAAAAGAGGACTCCTAGACGGAATCCTCTCTAATACTATGCTATATTCTCCCAATAACCTGTAACATGCTTCGGTATAGGAGTACCTTCTTTTTCTGCTTTAGCGTACTTTTCTTGCTCTTTAGTATGTTTATCTGCCAACTCTTTCTGTAGGAACCCATCTACACCCTGCTCCTTTATGTCCTCAATACTGCACTCGAATGAGTGACCATAGTTGTATCCAATCTCCATCTCAGACAGAATTGGTACATCACCTAAGAACTTATAGAACTCGTTGTACTCTGCTAAGTTCTCCATAACATGCTTAACTTTCTCAGACACTTCCACTACCTCATCCTTAGGACAGTCAAACACGATACTATCATGTACAGTGATTACTATTCTACTCTTCAGGTCAGAGTTTTGTAACCAGTCATTAATAATGATAAGTGCCATTAATGTACAGTCTGAACCTGTAGACTGAATAGGTGCGTTTACTGCCTGACGCTCTGCCTCGTTTGCTACTGAACGGTCAGTAGAATCAATAGCATCTAGGTGACGGATACGGTTAGTCATTGTTCTAACATGCTTATTCTTTTTAGCAAACTTCTTAATGCGCTTAATCCAGCGTTCTACTACTGGGAATCGCTTGAAGTAGCTATCAATGAAGCTTTGACACTCTTCTACAGACATATTAATACCCTCTGCACGTAAGTCTTCTGACAGACCTTTAGCAGACTCTTGGTATACGATACCGAACTGAATCTTCTTAGATGCAGTACGTTGGTCTTTAGTAACTTCAGACACAGGTACTCCGAATGCACCAGATGCTACCTCTTTATGTAAGTCAGCTCCTGAACGATACAGTCGGATAAGCTCTGGGTCACCAGTCATAACAGCTAGGATACGTAACTCTAACTGAGAATAGTCAAACTGGATAATAACGCCATCGTCCCCAAACCTAGATACAAACAGTGCTTTAATCTCATTCCAGTACTGGAATAGGAAGGGGTCATTCACCTTACGAGGTAACTGTTGCATATTCGGTTCATTACTACTTAAACGCCCTGTAACTGTTCCATGCAGATTGTAGTTACCATGTATAAGACCTCTTGCATCTACGTGCATTGACATCTTATCAATGAAGTTACTATATAAATGGGCAACCTTGCGGTACTCCATTAATAGAGCAATCATAGGATGCTGATTTCTCATATATTTCAATGAGTCATCATTAGTACTTGGATGACCTTTATCAGTAAGGACAACCGTTTCTAAGCCCATTATCTCAAAGAAGAGTACCTGTAGTTGGGTAGATGAACCAAAGTTTAGCTTATCTCCACCCTTCTTAGGGTCATACTTCTTATTCTTCTCAAACTTAGTCTGTTGTTCCTCAGTACGGTTAGCCTTCTTAATTCCGCCTATCGCAACACGCTCTAACCAAAGTTCATGTCTTTCACGCTCTAGGCTAACAATCTCTGGATATTCCCTTAGCTTGGCTTCTATACGGTCAATCTCTTCCTCATAACGACCTCTATAGATTCCAAGCAAGTCTCCATCTACCTTAGCACCAGTGTGTTCAATGTCCATCAATGCATACAGACCAGGTACCATGAGGTTATCCCATAGCCATTTCTTCTCTTTATCCTCTTCAATAAGAGGTTTATATTTGTCTAGTAATCGGTATGTTACATCAACATCGGCTGCTAGGTAGACTTTGAGTGTATCCCAAGGTATCATGTCATAGTTACCTTCATCATCACCCTTAGGTAGGTATGGGTCTAACTCATCATCATATCCGCCCATATCAGTCTCTAACCATGCCAACTGCTTCAAGTCATGTGTACCCTTTTCCTCTGTAACTGCAAGATAGTGCATTAACATAGTGTCCCACTTGAGGTCGGCTAGGTATATATCTAGCTGTTGTAGTAGCCACTTCATCTCGAACTTACTATTGTGTGCCACAAACTCCAGCTTAGAGTCCTCAATTAGGAAACGTATGAACTTCACTATTGTTCCAATCTGATTACCTGTAAAAGGGGTTTCTCTATGGTATAATGGAATGGCATTACCATACCCAGCTCTATCAGAGAATCCTATTGCAGATATCTTAACTATCTCACTCTCAGGGAACATAGCTCTCTTAGTCTTTGACATAACCGTCTTGTCCAAGTAGGGATTGGACTTAACGGTCTCTAAATCGACTGTTACCAAATGACCATCTGGTAGAGCCATTAGTCTCTTCAATTCGTTGATAGCAGTGTCATAGTCCTCACAGTACAGTCTCTCCTGTTCATACGCTAATATGTCAGCAGGGAGCACACCTTCTAGTATTGAGTGTAAATTAATGATGTCCTTAGAAAAGAACTCCATATACTTTGGTTGCTTTAGAACCATATTAGGGTGTATCATAGGGAAGAACTTGTAACCATCCTTCTCAATAAGTCTCCCACGTTGCTTAGTTATTGCAGTACGACCTGTTAAAGCCCATAGAGACATGTTACCTGTCGGTATAATAATCTCTGGTTCTACTGCATCAATCTCTGCCCATAGATAGTCTTCACATGCCTTAACCTCGTCCTTTAGGGGTAGTCTATCCTCTGGTGTTGAGCACTTAACTACCGCAGTATAATAGACATCATCAGCATCTATACCCACCTCTTCAAAGGCTGATTGGAGTAGTTTACCAGCTTTACCACTAAAGTATTTACCCTTCTTATTCTCATGCTCGTAAGGGTTCTCCTGTATAACCATGACCCTAGCTTTTTTCTTGCCATGTCCCATTTGTAGCACCTTTGGACAGGTCTCAGAAAGCCTACATGCAGTACACTTCATCGAATCAACTCCTTCAAAACTAATAAAAAGAGAGGTTGCAGAACCTCTCTCTTACAATGAAAAAGACTCTAGGGAGCGAATCCTAGAGTCTTTTGAACACTTTCAGAAGTATGTGTGAACGATACCGTTCAGATATATGCAGCTATGATCGTTATAGACTACTCTGCTTTAGGAGCAAAGTCTTCTACTTTTAAGCCTTTTACAGCTTTCTTTAAATCTTCGCCAGCTTTGATACGAACGCCTACAGTAGCAGCGATTTCCATTGGCTCTTTCTTAATAGGGTCGAAACCTTTACGTGGTGCACGGTATGCAGGCTCTACTCCCCAGAAACCAGTTAATTGTAGCTTTTCACCTTTTTGTAGAGTTTCTACAGTGATTTCTTTAAGCGCAGTAAACACTTTGTTTACATCTACTTGTGTTAATCCAGTACGTACAGAAATAGCTTTTACAGTTTCTTGTTTATTCATTTTAAATTCCTCCTAAGGAAATATGTTATAGTAAAAGTCTCAAGTATTGTAGAAGTTCTGGTGTAACCGCCAGTGAGCTTCTCCCCTTGTGACCCTTCTGACTTAAAAAAACCGTCTCACAAAATCTTTTCTCCCCTGATAGGGGAGAGTGTTTATCATTATCTCCCCAGTACTACTGTTGTAGGAAAGACATTTTATCTTTCAGGTAATCTGGAACATTTTGTTCCACCCATATTTTAAATAAGTTAGGGAAGTGGTCTCTAACATACGTCATATACAGGATTCCATAATTCGTAAGGTCTGCAATAGCGTCTATCTTGCTTTCCCCTACCTTCTCTGCCTTGATGGTACCATTCACTAGTAGTTTCTCCAGTGTTGCTAGACCTTGCATCTCACCAGCTATCTCATCGTTTGTCATCTTATCTAGGCGGTCATATTTGCGGTCAAGGTTTGCCATGATACCACGTATTTCCCCTTTACCCTTCCAAGATGAGCCATAGTACTTCTCTTTGTCATACTGGATTGCCATTAACAGTGTTACAATCTCTGGTAGCTTACTGTTATCTGGTTGGTTCTTCAACCCTACCATCCAGCTAGTCATCTTCTGACCTATAAATGCTGCATCCATATCCGTGTTCTCAGGCACAATAAGCGTAGATGTTTTAATGTACTCCGCTGTATTAATAGCATCAATGTGAATCCATTCTAGTAGTCCATCTATATCCACCTTAAACTTGACAGACCCTCCATTGGCTAGAGTAGAGGAAGTCTTATCAGAATTAAGGATGGCTACATCCTTTATCTCAAACTCCTTCCACCCATGACCTGCTACTAGTACTTTATCTCCAACTTTAGGGAAGAACATACAATCACTCTCCATATATGTGTTTTTCGATTGCTAACCAATCGACTTTATATCCAATTGACTTATCGTCGATATAAATATCAGCACCAACTTTTCTAGCTACGTTTGGTTCATATTTTGCATTCACTTCAGGTAGTTGGTCATTGATAGCACACCAGATATGACCTAATTCATTTGCTTCTAGAAACGCTAAAGCTTCATCTAGGGGTGCCGCAGTACGGCAAGTCCATAGTATTAAACGAACACCATCCTCATAGAATCTTTCCAGTACTTGTTTACAGTTTGGCTGTAATACCAGTGCATGCCCCATATCAGGCTCTGTACTAATCGTTCCATCAAAATCTACTGCTAATATAATCTCTCCGTCTAATAGTGCCTTTCCCATTAAAGCCACTCCCTCTCCAAAAATATAGCGAACAGACCAATCGTCCGTTCGCTTTGAAAAAAGAGGAAGTGTCCTGAATTCTCTCCCCTGTGTTATCCGTTTGTGCGTTCGATGTAAAGAACTTTGTCGTAATCCCAGCCCTCGTATAAAGCTTGGAAATCTAACAAGTCCTTATATTTAGGATACAAGAATCGTAGACAAGACAGCTTCCAAGAGCAGGAAGGCATACTATCTAGTGCGTCTACCATCACGTTCCAGCTACCACGCTTATGTGCTCGGTAGGCAAACATTGCAAAGAATGACATTCTTAGGTAGTCATCCTCGATACCGTGAATGCGGTCTAACACATCACTCCAGTTACCATTCACATAAGTTCCAGGTAGGCTAAACAGAGGATCAATTTCTTCAAAGAAATACTCTAGAATATCATGGAACTCATCGAAATTACTAGACATTCTAGGCTCGTTGAAGAATGTGAACTGTTGTACTTGTGGTACGTCACGTCCCACCAATGTGTTAGTAGTTAACCCATATGCGTTTAGTACTTTATCAGTCTCTTTTGCACCATAATCCTCAAGATAGATATGAAGAGAGTCAGTAATCTGGTTGTATGTTCCCATTGGAATTCCTAACCAGCTTGCCATACACTCTAGAATAGTAGCAAATTGACAAAGGTTAGCACCAAATGTACCCCAATGCAAGTCATTACTACGGTTCATAACTGTTAAGTCTAGTTTACCTTTACGTATCTTGAAAGTCAAGAGAAGGTTACATGGTCTATCTTTCGTCTCATTGCGTGCATGGTCGAAGATAGGGTTATAAATTACTGCTACTGCTTGGCGTGTGTCAGGGTCAGCTTTAAGCTTCTCATACACATCGTATAACTGGTCAAAAGGATTCAGGATAAAGTTATTCGCATCACTCTTGTTCCAGTGTCGTAAACGCTCACCATATGGGGCATTGAAGTATACTCCATCATCAGAGAACTGTTCCATGCTAGCATTGTAGTCTAGCAACCATGCTACGTCACTTCTACCACCTGGAATCCACACTGTAGATTCAGCTAGTTGGAAGAATGGATTTACCACACGTCCTAACAAGAATGTTAAACGGTTAGCAGGTTCAGTAAACTCTAGGATTACTGGACGAATCTCCTTTACCGCTTTGCCACGTGGCTTTACAATGTCACCTTCTAAACATAGTGTAAACAGTGCATCCATGTACATTTGGGATGGGTTATTGCCTGTAAATATTTCAGCCATATTAAATTCCTCCTTTGGTTGAGTTCGCTTAATAAAAGCCCCCAAACCCAAAGTTGTCTCCGTCCGTATGGCTAACCTAGTCCCTTACTTACTAAAAATTTTAAAAGTATACTTAAAATTCTTAAAAATTTAAAGAAAATTTTTAAATACTCCTTTTAATAAAAAAGACAAAAATAAAAAGAGTACCCAAAGGGTACTCTTTTAAGCGTTGCTTAGTAGCGACTGTTATTATCGTTGTATCCACCAGATGTTGGTTTCCCAGTAGTCTGTAGGTTACGGATGATATCACCTTGCTCTAACTGGTGAATCATCTCTTCATAGAACTTGACAGCTTTACGTGCATCAGGTAATTTCTCATCTACCAATAGTGGTGCACCTGCAACAGGGTTGTTGTATGCATCAATCAATGCAACAGTAACCTTGTTATTAGTGTCATCCAGCTCAACCTTAACACTGTCAGTTCCGTAGCGTTTTTGTTGCTCCACATAAGCATTTACATCATGGATATATTTGTTAATAGCCATTCCTACACCTCCAAAATAACTTGTCTATAATAAATTATCATGGAGGAGACTATAGTATAATACACAGTAAAAGAGAGACACAAGGTAGCTACGAAACTAGGGAATCAGCTACAGAGTCATGAAATCGAGGTATCTTCACTTCCCTATACTATTCACTATGCCAGTTCGTAGTGCGTTGCTCTCTCTTCCTTTTTCTTTTTTCCCTCCCCTCCGTGGGGATTCCTCGGTGTTCTAGCCAAATACTTCCACTGCCGCTTTTATGAAATAGAGTACTATAAGCCCTCTTATTGAAAAGTCAAAGATACGTTCACCTAGTGCTTTCTTCTCTTCCATTGATAGCCACCCCCTGAACTTAGATTTCCCCAATCCACGACAGGAATATTCTTCCGTATTAGCAGGAAGCAATGGCATTGAACTCGTCCCTAGTAATGTGACAAGCTAGACCAACGTAAAGTTAAAGCAAACCCGAAACGACCCCCCGAAACGACCCACCGTCACTTTTTGGTAATGAGGGGGCAATGCTAGTACACCCTTTGATTCTCTAGGTGTCCCACTCTCCAGCAAAACCGAAACATTTTTTCTTACTTTGGGGTGTCTCCGCTCTGGGTTGCGGAAATCAATGAGTATGGAGGAGATTATGATGACGCAATTGGTAACTACGGGTAAAGGCATTCAAGTGAGCAACGTTAAGAAGCCAGAAGTAATTAAGTGGGATTTCATAGAACCTCAATACGAAAATAAATCACGACATGCTGGAGAACTAGAGCAGGGTAGAAAGTCCTTGGTTAGATGGTTCGGAGAGATGATTCTACCTACAGCAATCGTTACTAGACTAGGGATGAGAGCTACACATGCATTTGCAGCTACTCAAAATGCCAACGACCTACGCAGAGGGTTCATGGATATAGTTGATATATTCACTGCAATAGCAGAGCCAATACTTTGGTTCTACGCTCTGATAGGGTTTATCATGATGGCAACAGGTAAGAGTAAGGATGCTGGATGGAACAGAATTAAGAACGTAGGGTACGCTTATATTGGAATCTCAATGTTACCTACTATGTTCCAAATGCTACGCTGGATTTCGAATATCATCCGTTCATCTATATCTTTCTAAGGGGGAATCAGATATGAGTAAAGCAGTTACGGTGGCTGACTTAGGGTTTATGTATACAAAAGGGATTATCAATGGTAAGCCAATCATAATCAAGTCGGTTGTAGGTGTAGGGAAAGATAGAAAGCTAAAGGATTTCAACAGGAGTGTAACAGACTCGTTTGCGGTAGACAAAAAGCATGACGACATAGAATACAGAGATTCACAAGGTGTACACTTTGTATCGGACTTAGCAATAACTCAATCTAGAATCGTTAAACACTCTCTGACGAGTGACCGCTTTGATAGTGAGGTTACAAAGATATTATTAGGGACTATCCTCGGTCTAGGGATGAATGGTGGAGCAAAGGAAACTAACTTTGTATCAGGTCTACCAGTTAGCCACTTTGATGAATACAAGGAAGCTATTAGGAGCCTGTTTATGGACAATAAGCATGAGTACAATATAGAGTCCTCTGGTATAAGAGTAAATGGATCAGTTAAGGGTAGGAAAGGTCTATTCGTACCACAACCATTTGGAGCATTAATGGACAGAATATTGGATGATAAAGGTGAGATAGCAGATACAAACTTAGCTAAGTCAAGGGTAGCAGTAGTTGATATAGGGTTTGGAACTACAGACATCTATGTGTGTGAGGTCTTCAATAACATTGAGCATCTGACTACTAGCTTCAGCGTTGCTATGAATTCGGTAAACCAAGTTGTCTCAGATAATATATTAGACCACACAGGAGTAAACTTCCCACTGTACAAAGCAGAGCATGTAGTACAGAGCAGAGTATTGAAGTCTGGAACTAAGGTGTATGACATGGCTCCAACAATAGACTGGGCTTACGAGAATGTAGCCTACGACATCACTAACAGACTGCATAACTTCTGGAAGGATGAGATTAACTTCCTAGATAAAATAATATTTGCTGGTGGGGGAGGAGCTTCACTATATCCTCATATGAAAGACCACTTTCCGAACACAGAACTATCACAGAATGGTCAGTTTGCAGTAGCTAAGGGGTATCACAAATGGGGTATTAGAAATCTGATTAGGGGTGTGTGATATGGCTGATAAACAGTATACATTCAGAACAACTAAGTCTACAGAATGGCTGGAAGCACACTTGGATGATATGAGGGATAGAAGTAGATTTATCAGAGAGTGTGTACTATTTGCAGTAGAGCATGACCCAAAGCTGTCACAGAGGTTATATGATAACATCACATCAGAGATAATGTCACAGACTCCTATCAAATCACATCAGAGACCAGAGAACCCTAGTAAAACTAAGAAAAAAGTATCACATCAGAAACCTCATCTCCCAGTGTCAGATAAGAAGCCTGCACCTCAGATAAAAGAATCCAAGCCAAAGATACTTGTACAGCAAGACAAGGAGATAGACCTAGACAAAGCTTTAAGCATGAATACTAAACAATTTCAATAGGAGGGGTTCAGATGGAAAAGAAACCAGTAAGCAATAAAGTGTTGTATGTTGTTGGTGCAGGGTTGGTTACAGCAGGTATGGTGACTATCAAGGTGTTAACATGGTCAGTTAATAAGGCAGTAGAAGTACTCTTGGAGGTACAATAATATGTTCTGGGTTAAGCTGGTTGGAAGTATAGCTAAGACGCTCTTGATAATGGGAGCCATCGAGTATATAGCTCCTGGATTCTCATATCAAGTGGCATATAAGACTGTCAAAGTGCTGATGGGTATGTGGATGGGAGGTCACTAATATGGAGATAAGGAAGTTAGCATACTCTTGTATATATGTGGTGGTGTCTCTAGCAGTACCAGAGCTATCTGGGAATGGTCTAAAGTTCATTGGTGGTATAATGGGTGGTATCTTTGATGCAACGTTTGAGTCTATAGGTGAGAAGGCTAGGGAAGAGATGATGTACGTGTTACCAGAATTTATGCAAGGATGGTTTAAATAGGAGGGATTAAGATGCAACCAGAGGTTAATATTGTTAATCCAACTACTAAGGAGAAGATACGTTTAGTAGAGAAAGAGGAAATACAGTATGTGACACTGGAGGTTATTCCTAGTAAGATGACGTCCAATGCAGGGGTTAGATGGCTTATAACAGAGTTTGCAACATTGTTTACTCCACTAAACAAGCGTATAAACTTTGGAGGTGGTAGACTTATATACACTCCAGAGATGAATATATGGTGGGAAGTGGTCATACACAAAGGTCAGGTAAAGTTCTATTTGGTTATACCTGATAAAGACCATTTAAAGGATGCACTTACTAGGCAGATAAGAAGATGCTGGAAACGTTCTACGGTGAGGGAGGTGAAAGACCCTCTGCCTAACCTTCACATGGACAATACTAGTGTTACCAAAATGTCCTTGCAGAATCACCCAGCACTAGCCTTGGACATGGAGAACCCTAAGTATACCCCACTTGACTCTATCCTGACGACTACAAACTATCTCAAGGATGAGGATTATGCGATACTACAACTAGGGATGAGACCGCTTGGTGAGTCTTGGAATGAGACTATGGTTGGGATTGGTGAAAATATCAAGGAGAAGAACGTCATCCCTAAGAAAAAAGGTACGATGTTTACATCAAAAAACGTCTTGGTGGGCTTGGCTAACGTCATGGGTCTTGTTCTTGAAGAACTTATGAACATAGTAGGAGATTTCCTCATACCTGGATGGGAGATGAATACTGAATTTAGAGAGTCGCTAAAGCGAAAGGCACATGAGGGACGTTCTAAATCCTCACTACGTAAGAAGTATAGTGAGGGGTTCAAGATTAACTTTAATGCAATAGCTATATCTGATGATGAAGATAGACGTAGAGCTATCACGAGAAGCCTTACAGCAGGTTTCCACCCTTTAGAAGGGGATAACAAACTAGTGGCGAAAGAAGTAGAGGGTAGAGACAAAATTAAAGCCCTCAAGAATATTAGAGACCGTAAGATGGTTGTTAAGATGAATGGAGATGAGCTATGCTCCCTAGAGTTAGCTAAGATTATACAGGTACCAGACCAAGTACTACAAATGGAGCACCAAAATGAGCTAGATACTGTTCAGCATAGAAGTTCAGCAGATATTCCTAAGGAAATATTTGAGGATGATGGTAAGGGTATACCGTTTGCGACATATGAGGACACAGATGGTGAAACTAAGACAGTATACTTCGCAGGAGATAACCCTAACCTACTGTGTATGTCACGTGTGGTCATAGGAGAGCCAGGTAGCGGTAAGTCTACCTTTGCAGCTAGCTTTGCACTAGATGCACTGGAGAAAGGTTATGGGTCTATGGTAGTAGATGCGGCAGATGGTAAGTTAGCACAGAGGATACTGAATCTAGTTCCACCAGAGAAGAGACATAAGGTAAAGATAATAGATTTCTTAAATTCAGAGAACCCAGTAGGGTTAGGATGGAATGAGATATTTAGAGGTAGAAATGCTGATGTTATTGAGGATTTAATTACTGAAGAGATTCTGTCATACGTTGAGTTAGTTGCAGGTACGGAGTTAAGCATGACATCTAGAATCTGGGTTGAGAATGCTGTACGTGCAGTATACACTACTCCAGATGCAACGTTGCAGGATATAGAGAATATGCTGAGTAATGCGGAGTACCGTGCCAGCATTATTCCTCATATTGATGACCCAGAGTTGCGTAGTGATTGGGAGTACTTCCATGAGAAGATGTCTAAAGAGGACAGAAAAGCTATATATGAACAAGCATTCAGACGTTTAGCGGTTGTAATGCGTAAGAAGGCTCTAAAGAGTTTCATACTTCAGAAGCCTAAAAAGGATGAGAATGGTGAATATATAGTAGACTTCAGAAAGTGGATGGATGAGGGTTGCCTAGTATTAGTCAAGGCTAATGAGACATTAGGAGAAGAGAACCAGACTGCATTGGTATCCTTCTTAATATCTAAATTCAACCTTGCCATCATTAGCAGGGAGGATATCGAGGAAGAGGATGACCGTAAGCCATGCTTCATTATACTAGATGAGCCAGACCATTATATCAAAGGTAGTGAGCGTTGGAGAAATATGTTAACTCGTTATAGAAAGTACCGTTGTGGTCTAACATTTATGTTCCATGGGTGGGAGCAGTTAAAGGCTATGGATAAGTCCTTGCCTAAGATGATACGTAAGGCTGGTCCACACTATGTAGTATTCCAAACAGATAGAGATAACTTGAAAGAACTGGAGTCTGTTATTCAACCAGAGTTTAGTGCAGACCAAATAGCAAAGGGTATGCCTAAGCATCATGCAATCGTCAAGCTAAAGATGTACAATAAGAAGGGTGAAGCTACTCCTCCATTTATGGTTAAGGCTATTAATGAGCCTGAAAAGAGATACAAGAAGTATAACAATAATGACTTATACGATGAGAATGCAAAGCTTATGGGAAGACCGAAACAGGAAGTGCTGAATGAGTTGTTCCGATACAAGAACAATGCGGAGTTCAGTGTCGAGTTAGTAGAGGAAGACATCAAGAAGGGCAAAACCCCACCAAAAAACACCCCTATTGAGATTGATGAAGATGAGCGTAGAGAACAACATGAAGAGGAATTGCGTACACTAGAAAAGGATGCTGGTGCACTAGTAACTAAGCTACTAGAGGATGGTGATGAAGAAGGTGCAGAGGAAATAATGGAATTACTAGAGGAAGTATTAAATGATGATGGACTGGAGGAAGGCTGATATGAAAGGTATTTATAAGCGTCCAGAGGTAAAGCAGATTACCAAAGAGTGGGTTTACAATAACTGCAACAACATTACAGAGAGGGATATGGGGTTGTTAAGATTACTGGCTGATAAGAGGGTGCTAAAGAGAAACCAGATACAACGCCTTTACCCAGAATTTGCTAGCACCGAAAGGCTTAACAATAGGTTGAAGATACTGTTCAACAAGCATGTGATAGATAGAATAGTTCCTCCTGTACCTTTAGGGCAGGGAAGTGCTCAACAGCACATATGTATTGATAGGGCAGGAATAATCTTGCTGGATATAGAACGATATAGCAAGCCAATCAAGTATGACTCTTCTGGTCAGCGAACACTAGTAGATGGGTTTCACCACAGAGTTGCCATTAATGAGTGTGAATGCTTGATACAGGAAGTTCTTAGAGAACTAGGGGGAGAGATGATATATTATGAGACGGAAGAGAAGTGCCACTTTAATGACAGTTACATTAAGCCCGACATTGTTTGCATATTTAAGTGTAAGGGTAAAGGATATGGATTCTGCATTGAGGTCGACATGGGTACGGAGAGGTTACCAGTTATCAAGAACAAGATTGACAATTACAAAGATTACTATGTGTCCAAACAGTGGGCTAAAAAGGAATGGGCAAGGGTGTTCAAGAATCCTACGTTTCCACGTGTTCTACTGTTAACTAAGAATGGATTTACCAAAAGGGTAAATGAGATGAGGCACTATACACATGGCTCGATGGTTAGATTCTTGAGCGGTACACATGAGGACTTCACAAGCATAATAAATTCAATATTAAAAGGTAGCCTGTAATGGGCTACCTTTTTGTTATGCATATAAAAGTCTCCCACATTTACCACAAGTAACTGGTTCATGATTATCATAAGATATACCAAATGGTGGCTCTTCAGTATGATACTCTGTAACGTTGTGATCTGGAAGGTCTATGATATTAACACGTCTACCCTTGACAAAGTTATCTAGTTTAGACAGTGTCTCAGCCTTACATCTAGGCTGATATATACCGTGTTCATCTTTTAAATAGTACTTTTGGATATGTTCCATAAAGTGTGGGTTAATCATCTGCCATCGGTCTACCATTGCTTCTAAGAATTCCGTTGTAAAGGCTGGGAAGTCTATCGTAATAGAGGATACCAAGCTTTTATTCATCTCCACCAGTTGCAATAAGTCTAATGGCTTCATTATATGAGGGAAGTAATCTACGTGACACGACACGAAAACTTTCCACGCTTTTGCTACAAACATCATCTCCCTGATGTCTTTCATCTCGGAGGACTCCTGCTGTACCAACTTTCGTGCAGAGTCCTCTAGAGAGTTAATAACAACCCTCAAAGTCGAGCGGTTCTGTTCCCCCATCTTCTTAACAAGATAGATAGGTATCGCCTTTCCTGTCTTTAGAATCACTGGTGTATTGTTATCCAGCACTAGATTAATCTTCTCTTCCCAGTTGCTTACTAGGTGAGTGAAGTATATAGGATTTGGTAACTCTAACATTAGGTAGTCTTTAAGGTCACCTACACTCATACTATCTCCCAACACCGCATATGCGTGGTCATTGTGCTTAACGATTTTTTGATTGTAGCAGTGACAAAAAGATACAGATATAGGACTTCTATTTACGACAATAGGAGTCCTTACAATATTATCACTATTCATATGTCTTACCTCCTGAAACTTAATGAAAGGGTGTACCCTGCAATGGCACACCCTTTTATATTACTGGTACGATTTCTTAAGATTCATAATCAAACGCATACGTGTGATAGAATCATTACTGTAGTCTTTCCATTCAACGTTACGCTCTGTAGCTAATTCCTTCAGTGCCTCAAAGCTCATAGGCTTGAAGTCTGGCATATCAGATGAATATTGAACAGGGTCTTTCTTAGCTTCTGCTTTAGGTTTAGCAGGAGTAGTTTTCTTAACTGTTCCTGTGCTACCAGTAGAAGGCTTGTCCGACTTTGGTGCGGTCTTAGTTGCTGGTTTAGTCTCCTTAGGAGTTTCTACAACCTTCTTCTCTTTCTTACGTGGGGTTGGGATATTAGCCCCCTCCATGCGTGCTTTACACTGTCCTCGTACATCACACTTCTGACATTCAGGTACACTTTCATCGTGTGCGATACCAAAACACGTACTCTCTTGTAATGCGTCTAATAATTTAGAATCAATATTTCCAAAGAAACTCATAACTACATTTCCCCCATTCAGATGTAATCACTTATAAAAGAAGTGATTTATTTGATTTTTTCTCCTAAACTGCTATCTCCCTAGTACTGTAATGCTAACGGTGCTTTCTCTCTAATCTCTTGCATTACGTTGTCATACTGCTTACCTGTTAACCCTAAGGCTCTCTGTATGTGCTTCATTCTTACTGTTGTGTCCTTAGGGATGTTAATACGTTTTCCTTGTGATTTAAGCATGTTCTTACGAGCAGTATCAGCCCATACCTGGAATAATGTAGCCTCGCTTGGTTCTATAAGCTCTTCTAGGAAGTCCCTAGATATCTCACTCAGCATATCTTTCAGCTTAGTGATTCCATTATCTCGGTACATTCTTTCTACTACGTCATAGCCTTGGCTGTCCTCTATGTTTGTAAACGCATCTTCTAGGTCTATGTAGGTAAACTTGCTCCCTCCACCTTTGTTGTCCATTTGTCTGTATAAAGACTTACGGAAGATAGGAGCAAATTCATCCATATCTTTGTTCTCTCCCATGCACCACTTATCCCAGCAGTCATACAACTTAATCATGCCCTCTTGATAGAGGTCTTCTGCCGACAACATACCGTCTAATGTACTGTTCTGTGCTTTTTGTCTAGCTGCATACTTCACTAAGTTGTTAAACTGCTTAACTACTGCGTCCCAAGATAATTTAAGTGCTTCACCGTTTCTACATAGATTAGACATATTCAATTTTCCCCCAATTAGATATAATTACTTCACGTTAATAGTACGCTTGCCAACCTCTTGTAAAGCTTTACCCATCATTAGGGCTTGGCGACCTGTCATCATAAACCCCTTACCAGGTACCCATTCCCCATCCCTATTCTCTCTCCACCACTTCTGTGCTGATACTCGGATGCCTAAATTCTCATCTCTAACCAATAGTACTCGCAACTTCTGGGTGCTGGAGATAGGGATTGACAGACAGTCCTCTAAAATCTCAGCCTTTAACTCAGGTTTGTAATCATGTACTTTCTTGTTGTTTTCCATAATACCCTCTCCTTTTGGCTCTGGCTCACTGCCACTCGTGGTGGCGATGAATTCATTTTTGCAAAATTGGCTCCTTTTGTCAATCTCTCTTTCCTAGGGGTGGGGGAGACCCGATTTCTCTAGCTCTCAAGTAATAAAAAAGAAGAGGGAAAACCCTCCCCTCTCCTGCCCTACTTTGGTAATTTACCTGCTTTCTTTAGAGCCATTATTGCATTCATACGGTCGATTGGAACATTGTTAGTCTTCTTCACATCTAGCTTATTAGCAGTTACCATTTTGAATAAGTCGTCTGTAGAAAGGTCACCGTATTTAGCTTTCTTCTTCTTACCCTCTTTAGGTTTAAACATCTCTGGGAAGAAGAAGCGTTGCATAGCCATTGAGATTCTCATACGGTGGATATTAGCATGTTCTGTTGCTGTCCATGTTAGACCAATCGCCTTAGCAAAGTACTCAACAGTTTGTGTATCAATGTCTTTATACCAGTCCTTAAACTCCTTCAGTGTCTTAAATTCAGGTAGCTGTTCTAGGATTTCCTCTTTAGTGTTCATGATATCTTCATCTCTTACGTAGCTTATCATTTGTGGCTCTTCATCATCTTCTTCTACTGTTTCTACTTCCTCTGATACTTCTTTAGCAATCGCTTCATCTGTCTTAGCTTTAAAGTTATCCCACTCTTCTTCACTACCCTCAGTCTTGATACCCTCTCCCACTTCCTCCGCATTTACTAATTTTACCTTACCTTCTAATGCCCCACCCTCCTGAATATCACGTTTTAACACCTTAGGTACATTTAACACAGTTGCTACCGCTTTCAAATCAGCCACGTATTGTCCTTCTACCTCATACATTTGTTGGTTACTCATTCCTCAACATCTCCTTTATACTCAATTTGGTTTTGGTTTTGGTTGATTGCTCAACTCTTGAATTCATTTTTCCCGTCCTCTCAGAAAAAATAAAGAGACAAGCCAGTAGGAAAAGTAACTCATTTTCCCTATCAAGCTTGTCTCTTCTTATCAAATAGGTTACAGACTGTAAGCCTTGATGACGTCTTCCTTAGAAACATTAGCAATTAACTTATCCAACTCACAGATAACTCTTGCTTCTAAACCTTCTTTGTGTACCACAAAGTTATTAAACGCATTAAGTTCAAGTATGCCCTCCGTAACAGCATCAAAATCAGCCCTAGACATCATTACATAGTCAGTATCAAAATTCTTACTGAAGATAACCATTGGCTTCTTGTCTATCTTCTTAGCGTCTCTAATACATTGTGTCCACCATTCTTCCATTTCACCAGTATTCTTTAAGAACTGCTCTAAAGACCAGCCCTCTCTCTTCTTACACTCAATAGTAAATGGGAATACAGACTCTGGAGGTGTAACTATGTCACCTGTAACTCGGTTATCCTTTTTCCACTGTAATCCTCCACTAGCAGGAGTACGTTGGAACTGTTCACCCCACCAAGAGCCTAGAGCCTTAGCAATCTTACGCTCATACTCTGCACCCTTGTTTTTACTATTAATACCCTTGCCACCTGTCTTAGCCATTTTCAAAACCCCCTTAAATTATACCCTTCTTAAACAAAGAAAATAGAGAGAGGATATCCTCTCTCTAATCTATGTTAACCCTTACGGGGTAGGTATTTTTTAAGATAATGCAACGCAAATGTGATGGCAAATGCACTCACTAGAGTGATAACGAACACTTCATGGCTAATTTCTAGACCAAACACGCTTCCACCCATCTTAACTGCAATCGCCAGTATCAAGAAGTATGCAGTATTCTCTAGTTCAGGAATTCTGTCTAGTAACCATAGGAATAGTTGAGCCACTCCACGCATCATTAGAATTCCTAACATTCCACCAAGTAATAATACCCAAACTTGCTCTGATACACCAAGCGCTGCTAGGATACTGTCCACAGAGAACGCTATGTCCATTATCTCAACAGAGATAACAGTAGCCCAGAATACACCGAACCATTTTACAAGTACTCCACCTGTATTGAACTCTTTACCCTCTTCTTGCTCTACATTCTTCTTACGGTAGTGGTCAACTACAATCCACAGTAGGTATGCCGCACCAATTAGTTTAACGTACCACAGCTTGATTAGTAGAGTCCCTACTCCAATGAATAGGAATCGGAAGAAGTATGCACCAAGTAGTCCATAGAATAAAGCTTTCTTACGTTGTTCCTCTGGTAAGTGTTTTACCATGATGGCAAGTACGAGGGCGTTATCTGCTGATAACAAGCCCTCAAGGATTACTAAACTTAGGATTAAGCCCCAAGCTGATTTACTAGTAAGTACTTCTCCCCACATGCTCCAGTCAAAGAACTGTGCGTAGGTATCAAGTATATGTTGTAAGATTTCCATATATTAGAAGTCCCCCTGTAAACATAAGTCTTCTAGATTCCTCATAGAATTACCTTTTGTAGCTTTACCAATGGCACGGAAATTCCAGTCACCGTTACCATCACGGTATAACTCTGCTACAACAATACCTTTCTTATCCTTGAAGTCTGCCCCTAATTCATAACGTACTACCTCGTTACCTTTTTCATCCTTGATACGGATGTATGATCCAGGTACCCACCCAAAGTGACCAGTCATAGGAGAGAATACATTAGCAACTACGAATAGTTTGTGCACATTACGAGGTATCTTGTCAAAGTCTACATGAATCTCCTCATTGTCGTGCTTACCCTTCTTATTGTTACCTGTAAGGTCATCTCCAGCATGTCGTACACCAGGAGCACGTAGGTTACCATAGTATACCGTTGTCAGGCGTTCGTTAGTATTCTTAATCAAGAATACTGAAGAGTCGATGTCCATTTTAGGAACACTAGTAGGGGTAGTGATTTTCGTCTCTCCGCCTTTAAAAAAGGAAGAGAACTTTTCCATAAACCCTTTTGCCTCTTCCTTAGTAGGGCTTGCCTTTAATACCTTTGCACCCCAGCTAAGACCAATTGTTACGTTCTTTAGACCGTTAGTACCTTCTTTAGACAGATTAATTGTTTGACCCTTGGACAGGTTTATCGGCATCCTTAGTCACCTCCTCTGGATTCTCTACTTCTTGCTTACTTGGAATACCGTACATTTCATTGTAGATAGGCACTCCAATCTCATTAAGCTGTTCTTCTGTAGCAATACCATTCTGTAACACAAATTCTGTAAGTGTTTTCACTTGAATAAACATAGTACGCATTTGCTCCATTAAAGGCTCTTGTGACTTGATAACCATATCACGTGCTTCTTCACGTGTAATCATAGCATTCCAGTAAGCCTTTTGACGTTGTACCTCTTTCTCCTTACGCTTAATCTCCTGTTGTTTCTGCTTCTTCTCATCTACCTGCTTGATATTTTTACCTTTGTTTACTACTGACATCTTGTTCAGCTCCATTCTTATATTTTTTAGCTACTTCTTTATGGAAACGGGCTACATCCATATGATACTTACGGATGTAGACCCTAAACCAAAACTCTTTCCAGTAATCAATGGTGTATATATCCCACCAGTTTCTCACTTATCTTACTTCTATCCAATCATCAGCTAGGAAATCAGAGCCACTAGGTGACCACGTAGCAACGTCTCCCTGTGCTGTTTTTAAGGCAACGTATTCACGATATGGTACATCTTCTCCGCCAAATGCTTCTTTTGCAACATCTGTTACAGGTGGGTATGAAGCAGCAGGTACATAGTATATGAACATGTTTGCCCCATTCCAACCTTTACGAGCAGCCTTTTTTCCCTCTTTAATCAAGTTTCTAGCATATCCAATGTCCATATCACTTGTCCCCTTTCTTGTCTAGAGCTTCTTTTGCCCATAGATACCCAGTATCTAAATTAGTGAGAGCCACTGACTTCTCACGACTATCAGGTATAGTAATATCAATAAGGCTCCTAAGGGACGTAAATCTCTTAGCTAACTCCCCTGCCTGAATCTCTCTAGGTCTACTCATGTTATTTGCCCTCCTTTATAAGCTCTTCACGTGCAATAGCATCTTCTATTGCTTGCTTGCCCCACAACATAGTAGTATCCATATGCATGCGGAACGAGTTTCTTGCATAGCTAGCTAGGTCTATGTGGTCATTAACCGCAAGCCTAACTGCATCTGCCTTTACTGCAAACTCCTGTAAGCGCTCATCATACTTAGACCAACCAGTTTCCCAGTTAGGTTCCTTACCTTCTGTAAGTACCCCTAGGTCTACCCAGTCAGTAGCCACCAAATCTTCAGGCTTGGCTATCCATCTCACTGTAGAGAAGGCTTCACTCAGTTTAGACTCCTCTACTCTAGAATAGTCCACAATGATATCATTGTCAGACTTATATACTACAGCACCTTTTACCCAACCCCTGCGTCTAACTGCTCTACCCTGTTCAATGACATCTAGTGCAGTACTAGTTTTCATTATTTCCCTCCTACATTACGTTCTTTACTACCAAAACCTTCCTGCCCACGTGCAGTATTACCTGCATATTCAAGGAACTCACCATAAGTGGCAAAGCCCTTAGGTGCAGCCTTAGTGTAACGCTTGATAACCATTTGTGCTAGTTCATCGTAGTTAGCCACACGAACTGTTTCAGTGCCTACATTGTGTAATGCTAAACGAATGTTACCACGGAATGGCTCATCAATAGTGCGGCATAACAGAGTCATTTTTAACTTAGATGTGCCTGAACGTGTGTCCAGCATACCATAATGACCTTGTGGGATTGCCATATGAATTCCTGTTTTAAGAGTATAGCTACATCCTGGGTGGATGTCTACAAACCCTTCAGTACCGAATTCACCATCAAGTAAGCGCTCATCAAAGATAGGTAGGTCAATACCTGCATCTCCATTGTGATGGTACTGTAACTGGTATCCTGGGATATCAGAGAAGTATGGTAATTCTGGTTGACCTAACATAAGGTCTTTAAATAGTTTGAATTCTCGTTGTGTCTGGTGCAGAGCATCTTCTAAATCTAACACCGTTTTCTCTAAAGTTAATAGTCTGTCCATGTCCTCGTCCTCCTCAATTGCTTGTTCGACTTAAAAAAACCCTCCCACGAAAACTCGTCCCCCTGCTACATCCATCCTCTGATGCGAGCTTTAACCTCAAATAGAGGGGAATATCTCACTGCTTCCTCTATTACCTGCAAGCAACCCCTAGCACCAATACCATTCGGGTCTGCTTCCTTATGAGGCATTCTACAAATGTACACATCGTCAAAGTGCTTATATAGTCGCTTTGCAATTCTTATTGCATACTCGAAAGCATCACCATCCAACATAACGTATATAACGTCTATCTTGTCTTTGTTTGAGACTAGTTTCATAAATTGAGTATCAGACATAACCTTACCATGGATAGCAGCTCCGCTATCACCTATTGTGTAGGCATCCATCTTACCCTCACAGATAACTGCAACACCATTGTCCAGTATTAAGTCAATGTTAGATACAATCTCTGACTTATCTACAGCCATCATACCTCTGTCTATCTCTTCTTCAGTTAGAGAAGGATTCAGTACCTTTCTATAATGCTTCTTCAGAAGCTTTAGCTTAGGTGGTGGGTCTATTGTCCTTGCCTGCCAGTATATGAGTTCATAGTCTTCAAAATCTGGCATAATGATACGTCTGTCATACTTTCCTCCATTACAGTAACCCATTGAGTAACGCTCTGCCATACTAAGAGTCAGTCCCCTGCTCTTAATATACTTAACCATCTCTTTTCCTAGCTTGCCCCTAGCTTCTTCTATTGGGACAAACTCCTCAGGTAAGGGATGAATAGTCTTAACTATCTCAATCTCTGGTGCCTTATACAGTCTCTTGTATATTTCCTCTTCCAAGTCATCTGGTAGCTCCTGCTCATACCCATCGTATTCTCTGAATATATCTAGTGCTTCCTTGTATGAAATCTGTGTATAGTCAGCTATGAGTGAGATTAGTGTACCAGTCGCATCACAGTTATGACAAAAGTATACCTTCCTATCCACATTGACAAACATCCTGTCTCTATGGTCTTTGCAGAAAGGACACTGATAGCTATACTGGTCACCTTTCTGCGTCTTATGGTAATTACCCTCTCCTAGTGATCCATCTAGGTAGTCCGTTATCATTTCTATCACCTCTCAAAGAAAAGACCTTCCACCTAATTAAAGGGGAAGGTCTTGAAATCGTCTCCTAAGTATTAAAATTGTTACATTGGTGCAACATCACTCATATCTTTGACTGCAAAGAACCTAGAGCTACCTTTATCTTTGTCATGTGCAAATAGCAACATCTGATATTCAGGGTGCCACTCAGTCTTACCCCAGTAGAACCCTATTACATCTACGTATCGTCTTTTTGTTTCTCCACGCCAGTTAGTATACATAAAGCTTACTTCATCATCTAAATGTAGATTAATCATGGTCTAGCAGCCCTCCCTACAGCTATTCCTCTTCCTGCTAAGTAGGTTCTAACAATAGTCATCCCCATATACTTAGATATATCTGGAGGAGGCTGTATTGCCCTGACCTCTTCCCTACAGTGTGCCAATAGCTCCTCATAAGTGTCATTGTCTAGCATGACGTATTCAGCTTCATCATATCGCTTTGCTCGAAAATCATAGGCTTCTTTCATGATACGCTTTTCTATATCAAGTCCTCTAGCACCCAATTTGTATTCCCCTCCCACGGTCATGTACTATTATTACGTCCATGTAATCAAACTTATCCACAACCCCATATTTACGCTCCAGAGAAGTCAGTGGTTTATCCTTATGAGGATGAGCCATTCCGTCTAAAACTGACATCTCTATGTACGAGGTCTCATCCATAATAACATACCTAGCTTTCTCACCAGATACCTGTTCAAACTCTAGAGCTTTGAGTCTTATAGACTCTTCTATAGCACCTAGAGCCGCAAGAACCTTCATCTTATCTGATAGGCTCTTGAGGATGGGCTTATCTAATCCTGGAAGGGTTACACTCCTAATATTACGCTGCAAATTCAAGCACCACCGTTCTACCGTCCTCTTTCTTAACAGTGAGGAACTTAGTAAACATCTGTTTAAGATGCTCATTATGAGTGATAACTATAACAGTACCAAACATTCTTGCTTTCTCCTGTAGGAGTTCAATAACAGTGTTACAGCCGATTTCATCTAAACCATCGAATACCTCATCATATACGATGATGTCCAATTTCTTATTAGACCTAGATGACACAAGGTCTTGCAGAGCCATGTTAATAGCAACGTCAACCCTACGTTTCTCACCATTACTGTTACCTTTGTACTCATCATCCCCATGAATGTTGGTTACTTTTACAGAGAACTTGTCTTTCATATTACCATTTTTAAGCTTCTCTTGTGTAGTAAATTCAACCTCAATAGTCGATTCCGTTAGCTTTGCTAGATAATAGTTAGCACGTTCATTAAGGAAAGGAGTCACACTGTCCAGTAGTACTGACTTGATACCTTGGTTACCAAAGCCATTAACCCAGAACGTGTACTTATCAGCTAAAGCCATGTGAGTGCTCATTGTTTCAGTAAGCTCTTTTATTGTAGCTTCCAGAGTCTTAGCATCCTCTATATTCTTCTCAATAATCTCAGTGAACGTAGAGTTCTTTAACTCTTCCTGCTCTTTTATCTGTCTCTCGATACCAGACATTGTTTTCTTGATAGAAGCTTTCTTATCACCTATAGACTTAATCTCACTATTTGTTTCTGCTAACTCCGTACGTAGGTCATTTAGATTCTCTTCTAGAGGTTTCTTGTTCTCTAGCTTCTTGTTAGTCTTTCTCAAATAGCCAATCATTTCCTCCAAATCTTCAACCGTTTCTTCACGTTCCTTCTTGTTTTTGTCTATATCACTTTGTAGGTGATTTTCGATTGCAGTTGTGTCTTCCAAAGGAAGCGATTGACCGCATGCAGAACAGTTTTCTGGTATGTCTCTTTTGTTCTTAACATCATCTAGCTGTTTTTCTGTCTTCTTAATATGTTTGTCATACTTATCAATCTCCTTCTCTAGGGAGTTAATAGTGCCTAGCAATTCTGTCTTCTGTTTCTCAGTTGACTCGTAGGACTCTAGACCTTTCTTCACATCAGCTATTAAACCTTCTACTTCAGCTTTATCCGATTCTAAGTCTTCTGTACTAGGTTGTAGGGATAACTGGTCTTCAGCTTCTTCATACTCTTTATTAAGCTGATTAATACGGACATCTACTGTCTTCTCTAGTGCTGCTTCCTTAGTCTGTAAGTCCTCAATAGTTGTCTTGATAGTAGCCAGACCTGTTTGGTTAGACTGAATATTAGCAGTTACATCGGATATTTTCTTTTCCTCTTCAGCTAGACTCTTCTTAGCTTGCTCCTGCATGTCTTTAAATAGCTCAATTTGTAACATTCTCTCAAGCACTTGCTTTTGAGTAGCATCAGTTGCTAGGGCAAACATAGTGCCTGCACCTTGTCCAAACATGATAGAGTTAGAGAAGGTTACAAAGTCCATGCCAATAATATCCTCAATCATCTTGTCTGTATCAGTATCGCTCTTGCCTGTGATATTCTCACCATTCCTGTATAACAGGACGTGGTTCTTATGCTCTTTATGTTTACGGTGACGGATAATCTCATACTCATCACCCATATCGTCATAGACTTTCAATGATACTCTAGTATTCTTTTCAGCAATACGATTAACTACCTTGTCAGGCTTAAAACCACGAATTGTCTTACCATATATACACCATGTTGGAGCTTCAGATACTAGAGTAGACTTACCTGCCCCGTTACTATCAAAAGCTGTAGAGTCCTCATTAGACCCCTGCACTAAGACTAACCCTTTATTAGAGAAGTCCATTTCTGCATCTTGGATAGATAAGAAATTCTGTACTACCATTTCACCTAATCTCATTCGTCTTCTTCCTCCTTTTTACTACCTTCAAATATTGCACCTAATAAATCCAGGATACACCCAATCAGTTCTAGTATGAACTCTACAATACCCATGTCTCCCACCTTCTCGTATGTCAATCGCCCTTCACAAATAAAAAAGAAAGCGATTGAGAATTTTCTCAACCGCTACTTTAGGACTCCCCATTCCCTAAATCTATTAACTACTAGACCGAACTTACGCTTCAAGCCATCGGCTCTGTCCTTTCTAGCAGCATGATATAGTATCTCTTCAGGGTATTTAGTTTCAAGTGAGTCCCACTTGTTATTAAGCATCTTGCTATGTCTTACCATACTCTTTTGGAACATTTCTGCTTCCATAGGGTCTAGTTCCACGATGACTTTATCCTTTTCCTGTTTAACTATCTTCAACTTAACCCCTCCGCTTCTTACCACCTCTAGGTTTAGCTGGAGCTGGCATTGTTACTTTTTTAAGGTCTGCTGTGGGTACATCATCAAACCAAAGGTCATTATACTTGTTTACATAAAACTCTCCAGTGTTACCCCAACCACACCAACCAGTACAATTGTAGTTAGTGTCTGAACGACCCTTCTTATATATTGTGAAGTCAGCACACCAAGGACACCATATATGTTTCTCATTATTCTTTAATTTCCTAGATAGCCTAGGAGGTCTCTCATCCTCTGGAATAGGAAAGGCGAACCACTTACCATTCCCTATTCCTCTCTCTGTGAAGTAGGTAATAGCCTTACGCTTAACTTTGACAGGTTGACGTACACAAGTAGTACACATCGTTTACACCCCTTTCGCTTGCTGTACCTTCTGAAGTATCTCTAACCCTACGTCCAGTGCATCTGGGTTATATTCCTCAGAGTACTTAGTTATAATATCCTCAAAGCTCATCCCTATTTTAACAGGGACTCTTACCTCTGCCTGGTATTCTTTCTTTAGGATAACCTTATACAGCAAGTTAGAAGGGGCTATGGATGATAGGTGTCCTGCATCTTCAGCATTAAGCTCAAAGCGTAGGTAGTTACCTAGTTCAGCGTGTCTCTTTAACTCATCTCCATCATGGATAGCATCAGCCTCTAGAGTTATGAACTTAGGGTTAGGGATTGGCATTAGTTTAGCATCAAAGCGTTTACTAGTATCTGCTACTACAAATCCTTTATCCTCACCCTCATCTCCGTGACTATGCTCTAGTGGAGACCCTACGTACATTACATGAGGATGTCCTCCTAGTAACTGGTATTTGTGGAAGTGACCTAGGAACACATACTTGAAATAATCAGGTCTCAAGTCCTCCACCTTAAAGGCGTCAGCCATAGGGAAGTTACCATTACCTACAAACCCACCACTAACACCTAAGTGGGCTAATAGGATAGGGTTCTGCAAGTCATCTGGTACAGACATAATAAAGTCCTTAACCATCTGTGCGTTTTTGCTATAGGGGGCACACACTACATCAGAATCCCCAAACCTTACCACACGGAAGTCATCTACAACAGTTATATTATCCAATTCCTTAAATGAGTGTAAGGAGTGTTGGGGTAAGTCACTGTTATCTATCTGGTCATGGTTACCTGGTATCATCAGCACTTCAATACCTGCTTCACCAATAGCTTTAATTTCATCACGCAGACTGTTGTAAACCACTGTATGTACTCTTGCTCTCTGGTGATATAAGTCTCCAGCAATCATCATATGTTTAATATTGTTGTCCAAACAATACTGTTTCTTGTATCTCAATGAAAGAACTATATTATCAAGCCTTGTAGACCCTGTAAAGTCTGAAGGCTTATTGTGTTCTGGATAAATGTGTCCATGGATATCTGCTGATACTGCGTATAACATAATATCATCTCCTATTTATTGTAGTAATCTAGTATACATTCAATAGCTTCTTCATCATGTCTCATTTGTAAGCCTAGAGTAGAAAACACTGAAAATATAGCTCTGGCATAACCCAGATTCCAATAGGCGTTTATGGAGTTTTCTCTCCACTCTTTCCTACATTCATTAACTAATACTAATGGGATTTCTATAGTGAAATTACCCACTTCATAAATAATTTCATTAATCTGTAGCTTGCGTACTACCCAACCTAAACCAGCCTTTATACCCCAGTCCGTAGCGTCTCTGTCTTCTACGTCTGACCAAGCATCAATAAATCCCTTAATAGTTCCCTTACGCATCTCGTTTAATTCGATACGCACCATATCCATTTTGTACCCTCCTATTTATATTCTATTGGTTCTGCCTCTTCTACAGTAAAACCAAAGTCCTCTATTAAACCTCTCAAAATGCTCAAGTGACACACAGGTCGCTTATGATGATCACAGTAACAAGCTATCGCCACTGTCTTACCTTCTGTCAGCCAATTAATTAGTTCACTAAACTGTGCAAAGAAGTCTCCACGCTCTTCCCATTCTTCTAGTAAGCTTTCAGTGTAGCGTTCAAACCACCCATCAAGTCTACCTTTTCTATTGTGTTCCTTTGTGAAGGTGACAAGTTCCCTAGTAGGAGCTAGCCCTGGCTTATGTTCCCACCACTGGAAGTACGTTCGTCCTTTAGGTTTCCCTACCGCTAATAATTGTATGTCAGCTTCAGGTACAACCGTTCTCCCATGTATGGTACACAACAGAACCTTGCCCCTTCCCTTTAAAGAAAGGGAATCTTTGAATTCCTTCTCCGTGGTATCTTTTAAGCATCTTAAACAACGATAGAGGTTACCACTGTTGATAACCTCTACGTTGTGCCCACGCTTTTTACAACTTGGACAATTCATTATTTATTCCTCCAGTCTAAAGGTGTTAATAGGGGGTTCCCCAATGCCTTTACCGTAGCTAACGGTTTTGCTATACTTGATACGTTCCTTCTTTAAGTAGTCCTCAAAGTGAGCAGTCTCACTTCTCATAACAATATCATAGCTTTCCACTGTCTTCTCTCTAAGCATTCCTACAATAGCTCCGAAATGCTCCTTTAAAGTGTACCCATGCTCTAACATTAGCTATTCCCCTTTCCCCAGTAGATAGTGCCACAATCTGGACAACCACCTAGATAAAACATACCTTCAGTAGTTTTGATAGCCTTCATAGTGACAGTTATATTGTTAGAACACAATGTCTTTCCATCTAGAATAGACCTAATAGTTATACTCTTGGAATAGCATTCACTACACATCACCTGTACCAACATAGGATTCTCGGCTATAAATCCTACGTAACTCCAGTAGTCTAAGTCTGCCCCCTCTTTACCCAGTAGCTTTAATGGTGGTTCTTTCTCCATCACTATTACCATATTAATCCTCCCTATTCGTATGAACTCAAGGTCATCGTAGCGTAGTCAATCTCATTATTAATTGTAAGGTTGGCTTCACCATCCCTATGCTTGGAGATGTATATACGCATTTCGCCATCTTCTTTTTCTTCTGTAGTCTGACATAGAGCCATCATAAAGTCTGCAATGTTAGCCTTATTGAATGCCTCTGCTAAGTCCCCAATTGTGATAACCTTCTTGTCTAGTGCTCCACGGTTAGCCTGTGATGCAGTCCACACTGGACAGTCATACTCTGCTGCTAAGTCACGTAAATCTAAGTACACAGACTCTAACTCGAAACGCTTATCAGAGTAGGTTCTACGTGGTTGTACAAGGTCACCATAATCAACAATAATAACGTCAGGCTTAATGCCTTTCTCCATCCATAACCTAGTAAGGTATGAACGCATTGTGTGTACTGTACAGTCATTGGTCTTGTACTTCTTAACGAACAGTTGACCTCTCTTAGTCTTCTGCATATTCATGATAGCTTTAAGTATCTTATCTGGGTTCTCTTTCATATACTCGAATGATTTACCCATTAAGCGTTGGTCATAACGCTTAGTTACCTGTTTCTCTGGCATCTCTAGTGTGAAGTGCACTACGTTGTACCCTTCTAGTATTGCTCCTGCACCAATGTTAATCAGTGCAATAGATTTACCACGGTTAGGAGGTGCGATAACTACCCCTAACTCTCCACCACCAAGACCTCCATGTAGAATCTTGTCTACTCCACCTATGCCTGTCGGAATCCTACGAACACCATCCGTACCTTCACGATAGTTCTCAATACGTTCTTGAGCATTTGAATAGTAATCCGTACCAAGGTCACCTATATCTTCTCCTATCCTAAGGGCTTTACCTACAAGGTCTTCTATCTTATTGAAGTCCTCTGGTGAGCCTTTTTCTAGTAGACCTACAGAGTCCCAGATAGCCTGTTCTATTGCGGAACGCCTACCAAAGGCAATGACGTTATCCTTTATATATTCTGCATCTGACAAGTCAGCTTCATATATATCAAATATACAATCTTCATATTGGTCTTTAATCTTGGCTTTAAGTTTGTTATTGCTGGTAAGTTTCCTTACCTCTTCCCAAAGTACCTCTGTAGTTGGAGGGTTAACCTCAGTGCCCTTCTTAGTAGAACGGTCTGCCTCTCGTTCATAGTGTTCCTGAATGATACGAGCCATGTCAATATGGATGTCTTTTCTAAGGAACTTAGGTTTAAGTACCTCTCTAAATGTGATGTAAAAAACTTTGTCACGTGCCATTAGTGCCAGTATCTTCGACTGGAACGATTCTGAAAATTCATATGTTTCAGGCATGCAATACGCTACCCCCTTCAAACTGTCCTCCGACTTAATAAAAGAGAAGACCACAAAAGTCCTCTCTTGCCTATCCCAGTGCGATGTTAGGAGGAATATTAAAGTAGGACTCTACCTCTGTCACAGTCTTTCTTATAAGTTCCTGTAGGCTTTTGGTCTCGTGAATCATGTTAAACTCCTTCATAACCAGCTTCTCCCTATTGGATTCGCCTGTCATTGTGGATACCACGTCATGGAACCAAGGCACTGACCATAGGTAGTATGGTGACAGTTCTCTCCAAGCCTGGTATATCTTGATAGCCTTGTACTGAGCCTTGTCATCCATAATAGATTTACTGATGTAGGTGTTAAGAACCTCCGCAGAGGTGATTACACCCTCAATCACTTCTTCTCTACCGCTGAGAGTTCGTCTTCCTTTTTCTTTTTTCTTGCCTCCCACGTCCTTCTCTGACATACGTTTTATGTTCGCCAGATAGTTCGTGAAGTATCTCATAGCTGCAACAGAGTACATCATATGAGCCATCGGCACTCCGCCTAACCTCTTAAACTGGGATTCAATATATAATTTCCCATCCCAGTGTTGCATTCTACATACCTCGTACACTCTTTCAAAGTGTATCCATCTCTTGCTTTTAGTAGGCTCTTTGGGAGATACTACACAGTAGCCAGCCTTTCCTATTACCTTTCGTGCCAACATCTCATAATGTCTGACAATCTCTAAGATATCATCCTCCCTAGTTTCCTCCTGCAATTGTAACAGTTTCAAGTATGCTTTTACTTCTTGCGGTAGGATTATAGCTTTCCGTATGATAGGTACCCTCTTTATAACCCTTGGTTTCCTTTTTGCCATACTAAACACTGTCCTCTCATATAAAAGCTGTCCGTTGAACGCCCTCTCGGACTACGGAGCATAGGGCTTTTGCCTCCCTTTTTTCTTTAAATTTTTTAATTATTTAAAAGTAAACCTTTAAACTTTTCTCTACTTTTAAGACTTATTTATAAATAAATATACTTTTTATAATTTTTAGTTACGTTAGTAACTAAAAATTAAATTCCACCACATAGGAGAACCAGTACCAGCAGTGTCCTTTTCATACAGAAAACTGGACTTCTCAGTCCAGTTTCACTATATGGAACGCTTCATTTTTGTATGTTTCATAGCGGTCTAGAGTGTGTTCAGCTAAGTATTCATTGTGGTAATCCAAGAAGTCATAGACCTCAATACCTGAACCATCAGCTTTCTTTCTTAGACCCCTACCAATCCTTTGTAACAGTTGTCTCATTGACTTCCCACCAGCAGCTAGGAATAGACAGTTGATACCAGAGATATCAACACCTTCATCCAGTATGGATGTAGCTATCATTACAGGGAACTCTCCATTCTTAAAGTCCTCTAAAGCAGACTCTCTAAACTTAGTAGTTCTGTCTCCATGAACAAACCTGTGGTCTATCTCATATTGTTCCAACAGTTCAGATACGATGTCTCCATGTTCGGTTTCGTTCACAATAATTAAACACTGTTTCCCGAAATCCACCCTCTCACTGACCTTATCAGCTAACACCGTGTTTCTGTCTACATTAGAGATGATACCCAGCTTACGAGAGTCAGAATACGTTTCATCCTCAATCACATCAGTATCTACTGGTAACATATAGATTGTTGGTTTGGCAGAGAATCCTTGTTGGATTAAGAAATCGTTAGATATCTTAATAACTATTCTTCCAGTACATCCTAATAGTCTCTTCACATTAATCTGATTAGACTCATCTACAGTACCAGTTAAACCAAATCTGAAGTATGCGTTAGTCAGTTTCATGAACAGTTTATACCAAGTATCAGATGATGAGTGATGTGCCTCATCCCCTAGGAAGCAGTAACAAGATTTAAGTAACTCAGCAGTTGCTTTACATGTATCTAGGTATTTCTCCTTGTTCATATTCTTTGGAATCTTTTTAGGATTTAGGTACTTAGATACAGTTGGTATCATTACAACATTTACCTGCTGAACATCCCACACACCAGTACCAATTCTACCAACCTTCATGCCTAGTCTTTCTTCTAGTCTCTTATGAGACTGTGAGAATATCTCCTTGGAGTGAGTAAAGAATAGTACTCGCTGGTCTGATTTAAGGCTAGGTACAACATGTTTTATGATACCTGCTGCTATCTCAGTCTTCCCACCATTAGTAGCAACATTTACGATACCTCTAGTAGCCTTGAATGCATCTTTTACAGCATCATACTGATAATTACGTAAAGTAATGTGACCAATCTTCTCATCTTTTAGCTGTATTTCCTCTGGGATAGAGACTTCTATTGATTTTCGTTTGTCAACTATCTCTACCGTTTCCCCTGCTTTTTCGAGTGCCCACACAACCTTGGATAATAAACCGCTAGGAAACTTCTTAGTCTTCATGCTGAAGAACCTCGTCTGTCCATCCCATGTTCCATTTCTATACAATGGAGTGAACTGGTATCCTGGAGTTTCTACCGATAGTGTAGTATCAACCAACTTTAAACTCTTTGCACTAGCATCAATGACCGTTGAGTGTAAATTACCTATTTCGATAACCGCCATATGTAACACCTCCGAATTTATTTCCTATTTAAAATAACCACCCCAAATAGAGTTTTCACCTTCTTTCCTCATTTCTTTTTTCTTCAGAGGTTTTTCATATAGAGCCATAGCGGTGACTTTGACAAAATAGGCTCCTAGTAATGTTCTAGGTGAATTTCCTCCAAATTTCGGACATAGAAAAACCCTTGAATCGTCTAATTCAAGGGTTTTTTGGGTAGCTATCGCTGGCTCAAACCGTCTATTGAAAGGTCATCTTGACTCTTCAACTTCCGTACACCATTCTCAATTCCTGCAATAACTTCTTCCTGACTCAAGTGTATACCTTTAGTCGCTAAAATGTGTAAGGCTTGGTCAACCGCCCAATCACGTTTCTCAATACCTTTCTTACCTTTTAGCTCGGCTTCAGCATATTGCACCACTTGGTCAGTGATAGAATCAATGATACCAAGTTCATCCTTCTGTTTAGCTCGTTTCAATAAACGTCTACCTTGATCTAATACTAATGCTACTAAGGCACCCACTAGAATAGTGACTACCTCAGCACCAATTTGTGTTACTACGTCTAACAAATTCATTTAAAGCCCTCCTATCTAATCTCCACATAAGTAGGACTAGCAGTGATATAATAAGTTGCACCCTTGGAGTTCTGTACTTTGTACTGATATGAGTCATCTACAGGAACTTTAGTAATAATAGTAAAGCCTTCACCTGTGTTACACTGACCAACCACATAAGTTTTATCCCATGTAGGTCTGCTGTAGAAGTTTAAGCCATCCACTTTTGATACTACTCGTTTACCAGCGTTAGTAGAACCAGAACCACCAGTAGAGCCACCTGTAGAACCTCCGCTACCACGAGTATAGGTGATGTAAGATGGGTCATTGTATACCCATTGGTCTCCACCTAAGCATAACCAACCATCTTGTTCAGCAAATACTTCATACTCTTCTCCTTGACCTAGTGTACGGATAACATCGTATCCAGTACCTGGACCCTTACGTAAGCGTACTCCTGTGCCATTGATTGTAGCTACCCCATTTGTTGGTGTTGGTGTTCCACCACCTGTAGGAGGAGTAGTTCCACCTGTACCACCACCAGAACCGCCACCTAATACATCACCTACACGATTCTTGAAAGCAGTAAATAATGCTGCATTATCTACATATGGACCAGGACAGTACTTATGAGTTACATCATAATGTCGTACGATGTCTCCAGCAGATAAACCGAACTTACGACATAAATCTGCACACACGTTTACTGCACGGGTAACTGTATCAGGGTGGAAGCTACCGTCTGGCTCTTGACACATTTCTACACCAACAGATAGGAAGTTAGCATTAGGCTTCAATGCTTCTACTCCTCTGTATGATCCATCATTAGCTTGGTAAGATACCTCACTTAATGGGATAATACAGATTGCCTCAATCTTGTCTACGAATAAATGTGCTGATGCATAACGGTCAGTAAGGTTATTAAAATAACGTTGATGGTTAGAGGCACTAGCACCTGGGTTAGCAGTGTAATGTAAGATAATCTTACGTACTGCTGTCAAACTAGAACCTGGTCTAGAATACTGGTTGATACGAATAAAGTCGTCTCTCCATGCTACCATTATCTATCTCCCCTTTCTTTTTCTTCCTCTGTAGAGTCTTGTGGTATCTGTTCATCTACCTTAGACTTTAAAAATCCAGGTACTTTAAGACCCATTTCCTCTACATTTTCAATAATAGACTTAAACTCAGTAAAAATAAAATAGTAGTATGCTAGTGTCACTACTGGAACGAACTGTGTTTCCATCTTACTAGCTATGATTAGGGCTGTAATGAGAATAATGTAAGCTCCTAGCTTACTAACCGAGTCTCTTAGCCTTTTACTACTAATAGGGATACCGTTCCGTTTAGATTTCATTATGCCAGTAATAAGGTCTAGTGTAAAAAGTGCTAAGAAAGACCAAATTAGTTCAGTATAGAATCCCTCTATATATGCAACAACCGTTCCAAAAACGCTCGCTAGGATTTTCCATTCGAAACCCTCGAATGCTTTCATTACATAGTGTCCCATTGTGCCCTCCTTCCTCTTAACTTCCTGATAGCTAAGATGCATATTTACCCCTCCATAGAAAGTGTACACTAATAAAATTGTAAAAAACAAAAGACACCCCTATGTAGAGGTGTCTGTCTGTTTTGTAAGAGTTATCTAGGGTTCCATGGGTCGATGCCATGCTCTGCTAGGAACTCTTTATATCGTTGGTGCTCAGCTTCAAAAGTATTACACTTGCCTTGCTCAATGATAGTACGATATAACGGAGTTATTACTGAAATAGGTACTTTATATCGATTCACTAGGTTACAACACCATGCTTGGTCTTTAGCAGTCCAGCCTGGCTCATAGTAAGGATACCACTCATCACCGACTAGTTTTCCGCCTATTCCACTTGTTCCATTAGTTAATTCAGCCATTGCTTACACTCCTTTTCCTACTGCTGTGATAGGTTTGCCTTGTTCCAGGGCTTCAATCCTCTTAGCTTGCTCATCAATAGTCAGTTGCATACCTTCAATAGCAGACATAACATAGTCACAAACGACTTGCAGAACCTCTGTTTTAGCATCTGTTTCCATAGTTTGCTGTACTTGAAAGTTATTCATCCCCTGTACCATCTCAAGCATTTGCTTGAAGCTATCCATAAGGTTATCCCCTTTGAATAAAGATGTAGAGTAAGCTCTACGTCTCAAGTCTAAGAAAGAAGAGTCAAAGTCTACATCGTCTGGTAGGATAAGGAGACTTCCCTTAATACCCTCACAAGAGCCTGTAGAGTGGTAGATGGTCTTTTCATCATCAGATACCCTAATGTTTTGAAGACCTTCTAATCTCATACCCTTAACTGGTTCACCGTTTTCTACATGATAGATTAGTACTTTCACCATTACCACTCCTTCCTATATGTAGATGGAGGGTTGTAATAACCCCTCCATTATAAAAATCAACTTATTGGTACTTAACCCAAACCTGACACCAAGCATCAAATATCATATAAGGAGAGCCTGCATCAGCATATATACCAAATCCTTTAGCATTCCCTGTCTGGAAGCTACCAGCAAGAGCCTTAACGTTAATCCACTTTCCTTCACCCCATGCAAAGAAGTTACCTGTTACAGGGTTAGATAACGGAGGTACACCTGCTGGTTGGCTAAGTAGGTCATGAGTACGTATGCTAACCTGTTGTGCAGCACTAGCTCCACCACTATTTAAGCGTTTGATGTATATTGTCATATCCAAGATAGTCTTACCTTTCAGGAAGTCAAACTTGTTACCAAAGAACCAGCACCCTCTGTAGTTACCCCATCCATCCCATGTACCTTGTAGGACTTCATCACGATACCATTGTCCACCATAGTTTTCACGCCATGATTTAGCACCATTAGGCTCAATGAAGGCTTCTTGTATAGTGACTGGGGGAGTAGGTTTAACCCAAGAACCTGTGTTCTCTGTCCATGCACCACTTATGAAGCCTCCTTGGTCTGCATATCTCTCTGAACCTCCACTCTTAAATCCTGGTCTAGTTCCTCCACCTTGAATAGTACCAGCACTAACAGAGAATACAGTAGTACAGTTACCTCCACGACAGTCTAGGATGCACAGATAACCTCTCACACATCTAACCATATCCCAAGCGTCATACATCTCGCATCCATTCACAATCACATTACTAGTATCACAGTAGACACATGCTCTAGTTTTGTTATTGCCAGTGAAGTTGCAGTTCCATGCTGATACTTTAGCACTACCATAAACTTCCAGAACCCCATTAGCATCCTGCACACTACTACTGATATTAGTGTCCTGTATATACACATGACAGCTATTGAACCAGCATCTGATACCGCCCCAGATAGTTTTTCTTCCATTAGTACCTGCTCTAATGAAGATACCATTGGCTCCCCCTACTCCGCCTGCTCCCACAAAACCTTTGATGTCTACCCATTGCTCATATACATCACTCTGTAGTTTGATTTCCACATCCCCTTCAAGATACTTAGGTATACTATTTATGGCATCCCTCATAGTCTTGTAAGGTCTAGCTTGAGTACCATCTGGAGAATAGTTATTGTTGTTGGCTGGGTCTACGAACACTTCCATCCAACCTTTATTACTAGTTACTATATTAGGAGCATTAAGGGTACCAGACACATCCAAGATATTAGTTCTAACCCTAGTGAAGCTAGCACCGTTCTCATCAATCTGACCCACTGTATCTTGGTTACCATTGACAGTTGCATATACACGAAGTACTCCACGTCCACCCTCACCTAGTTCAAGAGTACCCCCTTTTGCTTGGTCGAATGTTAGTAAACCAGTACGTCTAACTGTAGGTAAAGTGAATTGCCACTTAGTAGTAGTGGTACCATTAGGCTGATCTATCTGCACCCATACCCTAGCATGTGTTGCCCAGCTTGGGGCAGTAACTAGACCCTGTTGTGTCTTCCAAGGAGTGTTAGGTATGTCTGTGTCATTGGCAAAAGTGGTACCCTTAATCCAACCACTCTGAGTAACAGTACCAGCAGAGTTAATTGATTGGAATGCCAGACCTATGCCCCCTACTGCCGTACCTGCAATTTGCTTAGCCATCATAGAGCAAGAGAATACTTCCTCTTTGTTGATAGGGAACCAGTCACCATAGTACATGTCTCTGCCATTATGCTCTATAACATAGTCAGTTGGTACCTCATTGGCTCTATTTGCATTAGCCTTCTTAATCAAAGTACCTGCACTGAAGCCTTGCAAACCGTCCTTTAAATCACTGTTCCCAACGATGTTAGCTAAGTCCGTCACTGCAAGGTGTCTAGCTTTTACCTTACCATCAAGCATGATGTTCTCCCCTTGGATTAGTACACCCTTCCCAATTTCAGGAGAGAGGTTGATAGCTGCAATAACTCCATCAACATTTACTTTTAGGTCAATACTCTTGGAATGCTGACTGATTGTAGACTCGGCAGTAGTTACTCTAGTAGTGATAGTACTTACCGTATCATTTAGTACCTTAGAGGAAGTATTGAATCCTTGTGGTATACCTGATGATACCTTAGTAAACACCTCTGCTACAGGTGTTTTCGTTTGGTCTAAACCAGTTGATACCTCAATACCAGACCCTTTACCAAGACCCTTAAGACCTATAAATGCAAATGGGAATCTACCTCGTAGCTCTTGACCAGAACCCCCAAAGTCAGCTAGGGTATCTAGCAATCCAGTGTTAGTAGTCATGTTAATTGCATCGTAAGATGTAAGAGTGACCAAGACGTTATTACCTAAAGATTTCAGCTTATCAGATAGGGCAATCTGTTGAGCATCACTTGCATATACATCATAGTTGATGTCCTCTACTGTTGCTAAGTTTGCTCTACTCAAAGTCAGTAAGCGTAAACCACGAGTAGCATTACTATCATACTTAGTAGCTCCATTTACCTTTAGTACTCGGTTTCCACCGTGGTTTAGACCAGTACCTTTTAGATAGATTTCACCTTCTGCAAGTTTACCTAGTACCTCTTGCTTGGTATATACGTCAGTGCTCTCTACTTTACTAAGAAGCTGGTCTCCTAAGTTTTTAGTAGTAGCCTCTACAGAACCAACACGAGTTGTAATGGTAGAGATAACGTTGTTAACCTCTTCAGGCATTGGTGTCCAGTCAGTAACCTTGTTACCAATCTCTATCTTCTGACCAGTAATCCAGAACTCCCCGATACAGCCCTCAAGCATAGATTTATAAGAAACTTTAACTACACTCTTAGCGTCTGGGTGGTTTAACTTGACAGTTCTGAACACCTTTTTCCAAGTCATGTCCGTACCTACAGCACTTATAATGCTTGGGTAGTCATAGAATGATGTGCCATCAGCTTTCTTATATTCTATTACTAATTCAACTGCACGTAGTTTGTTCCAAGAGTTAACCCCTAGAACTACGTTTTGGTACTTTATCCATGCACTAATTGTAACTTCCTTACCAAACAAGTCACTAGCAGCGCCTCCTATGAAGATAGGCATGGTGGACTGACCATTATTCTTAGCAGCAGTGTTCTTACAGTGTAGAGCCTTCTTATGTGGGGGAGTCTCATTAGTGATGTCCACAATCTCTGTTACGTCCCCTTTAGCATAATAGGCAGTATTAGGGTCATCTACAATAGGGGTACTGAAGTCACCATTGGCAAGGTAGTTACGGCTACCCACTTGGATATTGTCAATATTACCCTGTACCTCTTCTGGAGCAGGTGTCCAGTCCATAGGCTTATTACCTCTATACAATGCAACCCAATCTACAGTAGATGCAGTAGTGTTACTTGGGACATTATACAGGTTGATGATTCTCTCATTACCAGAAGTAGTAGCTATGGCTTTAAATGTAACAAAATATACCCCTGTATATAGTGTCTGGGATTTTTGAGTAATATCTACGTACCCAACGTTATTAGAGCCACCATTCATCCATATACCAAACTTCTGACCTGCTGGGACAGTGCCTTTTATAACAAAAGTATACTCCTGACCAGCTATCCAGTTCTCAGATAGCATGTACTGGTTGATTAGATAGTCTGTTGTTGAGAAGTCCTTATGAGAGCCTAGGATTAGGTTTCTACCACCAACAGATACATTGTCAATGGCATCCTTAGAGCCATCCGTAACTGCTCTTAGTAGCTTAGATTTAGTATCGGAATAATTCTTCCATAGTCCTCGGTAGTTGTTGCCATCTATATCAGAAGTCTCATTTAGCTTAACTAAAATAGGTTCAATATAGTTTTTCAGTGCAGTATAAGCAGTCGTATAAGCAGTCTTTTCAGCAGTCTTGCTGTAGGCATCTGCCTGTGCAGCTACTATAGGGTACTCGGCTTTAACCCCTTCCCAGTCTTTACTAGCTTGGTGCTTCTCTAGGGCAGTCATTTTGTTATCCGCAGACATATCGTTTACAGAGTTCTGTACTGCCTGTGCCTTGTCATCTGCTGACTTAATATCCCCAAATACATCTTCAAAGGATGGTGTCCATGCAGTAGGTCTATTACCTTCCTCTACTTTAAGGTATGCTACTCGAATCCAAGCATATGCATTGTTAGAAGCAGTAGGTAAATCTCTAGCTACTGACCCCCCTATCAATAGATGAGCTATTTTGTCATCCTTGCTGGCTGTGAAAGTAAAGGACACCTTATAGAAGTAAGTTGCTGACCCAGAAGCTATAAGGCTATATTTAGGGAAGCTATCAACCTTAATATCTGGTATTCTTTGGTTAACCCCTGAACCATCACTATACATGATATAGGTATAGTTAAGCATGTTGCCAATCTCACTAGTAGCGACAACCATAGACACTGTATATTGATTATCCTTTTTAACAGGGAATGGACGTGCAATACCTCTCATACCTATGGCTGTACCAGTAGGTACGGTTGAGTTAGCTCCATTTACTTTAGTCTCTGTTACTAGGAAGTCAAAGTTGTTAAAGGGATCATTACGAACTCCTACAGTCTCAAGGTTACTCCACCTAGTCCATCCAACAGAGTCTTTGAACATTGTACCAGAGACTAAGTTACGTCCACCAACATTAATGCCGTCTATTTGGGACTTAGCTGCATCTGACAGGTATCTTAATAGCTTAGATTTCTTGTCAGCATAGTCCTTGAATTTGTTTCTCATGTCAGCACCGTTTACAGGAGATGTAGTAGTAACATCCGCAAGAGGAGTCTCTATAAGAAGCTTAAGAGCATCATAAGCTTTCTTGTAGTTATCCTTCTCTGCTACTGCTCCAAATGCATCCGCTTGTGCGGAGATGGTAGGATACTCACCAACGATAGAATCCCAGTCCTTTTTCAATAAGGATTTCTCACTAGGAGTAAGCTTATTGTCATCAGACATATCATTCACGCTAGCTTGTAGGTCATCCGCCTTTTTGTTAGTATCTGCTATTAACTGGTCTATATCCTCTGGAGCAGGAGTCCAGTCAGTGATACGGTTACCTAGCTCAATCTTAAGATTGGAGATGGTAACCTTAGCTCCTACAGGCACTCCATCTAAACGCATATTAATAGAAGTAAATGGGCTTCCTGCTGGGATAATTCTAGTAACTGTATATCTTCCACTAGCATTAGAAGAGGAGAAAGTAATCTTATCTGCAATGGTATGATAAGGGTTACTACCTTGCAGGTACAGGGTACCACCAGCAGTTCCTTCTATTACCCAGTCAAAAGCAATAGACACTTCCTTACCCATAATCTTTTGAGAGCTACCTCCTGCAAAGTTATAGATGTTGGTAGTCTGGTTGGCAGTGTTGTTACCTACAATAAACTTAGGTGTTGCCGTACCTAAGACAACGTTACGACCACCTACTGAAATACTGTCAATCTGAGACTTAGATGCATCAGAGATAGCTTTTGCTAGTGCAGACTTATTTTCAAAATAGTTCTTGAATTTTAGTCTATAGTCAGCTCTTGTAATGTCTGATGTCTCATTCATCTTAGCAAGCAAAGGGGTAAGGTAGGTATTCAACTCATCATACCTGCCCTTGTATGCAGATTTCTCAGTAGTGATTTTGAAAGCATCAGCTTGAGTGTATAAATTATTATACTCTCCAGTAATAATATCCCAATCCTTCTTAGTCTCTTGTTTCTCTAGAGGAGTTAGCTTTCCATCTGCTGACATATCGTCTACCTTATTAGTAACATTCTGAGCCTTAGTGTCCACATCCGATATAAGCTTATTAACATCAGTAATAGAAGGTGTCCAGTCTGTCATCTTGTTACCCTCTTCTAGCTTAAAGTTCTTAACAACTAAAGCATCTCCTATAGCCCATGCTTTAGGTATGTCAAAGACTAGTAGCATTCTAGAAAGGGCAGTAGAATATTTGAAACTAAGAGAAACTCTTATGAATCCTGCTGATACGGGTACATCTGCTTGATTCATCTTAGTTTGTGGTTCATCTCTAGTCTTCATAAATGCACCAGATTTAGGAGCTTTAAGGTCAGCACTTAAAGTATACTCTTTATTAGCATCTAGACCTTTCTCCCAGTTACCCTCTAACCAAAGGTATGCGTTGGCGAAAGTGCCTGCTATAGCAGTATTAACCTTAATTTCAACTGCTTTCTCTGTACCAACTGTTATGATAGATCTAGTTAGGGTAGTGCCCATATCAGAACCCCAGACAGTATTAAGAATGTCAGACCTATTAAGAAGGTTACGTCCACCCACCTTGATGTTTCCAATAGCTTCTACTAAATCCTCTGGAGCAAGCCCCCATGCAGTAGATTTATCCCCTTTTTCCAACTGAGGTTTAGCAAACCATAATTTACCATTACGGCTGACATATGCCCATATACGAGCCTTAACTGCATTTACTGGAGCAATACCGTTCACTGTGAAACGTTGCCATTCCATATCTTTAGTAGGAACTATAGAAGTAAATGACCATCCAGTAATTCTAACCCCGTTTATGTCATAGAAGTCTACTAGGACAAAAGCACCCTTGTCAAGACCAGCTTTATTCTCAGTGTAAGTGTAGACACTGCCTGTAAACTTATCCCCAGGCTTACAAGGATACATATAAGAAGAGTTAGCAATACCTCTCCAAGCATCATCAAGAAGACCAGTCTGGTTACTAACTACAGTAGGGTATCCTTCAAATTCTTTACTTGGGTCTATAGTAACACCCACACCATTTGTCCAGTAGTTGAGGCTGTCTTTAAATCCAGCATTCTTAAGAAGGTTAGTGCCTCCTATCTCAATGCCATCCACATAGCCCTGTGCTGCATCTTGTGCATCTTTTGCCTTCTGCTCTGCATATGCCTTAGCTGTTTGTAGCTTTGCATTGGCATCATCTATTGCACGTTGCTCTTCAGCAGTAACAATACCATCCGCATACGCATTAGCTACTGTCTTAGCTGCTTCTGCCTGTGCTCTAGCATATGCTTCCTGTGCAGTCTTAGCTTCACCTATCTTAGTTTCAGAGTAGTCCTGTGCCTTAATCTGTGCAGTAACATCTTCAAAGTCCATAAGGTCGATTATGTTGATACCGCCAGTTCCTTTAGCATAGTCCACTACAAACATAGGTTTTACATACGCTGTACCTGGTCTAAATTGGTTATGAGTCACATTGCCCTCACCAGTGATGTACCCTTCAAATACCTGCCATCCATCAGCTACCTTTAATGGTTTCCCATTTGCTGCACAGTATCTGTGGTTACCAGGAGCTGTACTTTGAAGCACACCGTTCTTATCATAGGTAGCAACCCCTGCATACACGTTAGTGCCACCAGTATCAACATCACGTGTTTTCTTAACACGGAAGCGAACACGATATACTCGGCTTGTGTCTACTGGAATAGCATTAGAAGAGTATATCCAACCTTCTGCATCAGATATTTGTAAAGCAGTTCTACCAGTAATGCTGTCAGAAGAAGTCTTGTAAGTCACCCCACTTTGTAAAGGTGCTCCTACATCAATAGTTGCATTATAGGCACTCCAGAAACGTAGACCTCTTTCAAATGAGGAATCTAGTATCTGGCTTACAGATATATCTGCATAGTCTGTTAAGTCCTCTGGTGCTGGTGACCAAGCGGTAGGCTTGTTACCCTCTTCCACCTTAACCCAGTCAACCCATAAAGCTCCTCCATTAGGAATAGCAGTAGTTGAGATACGGAAGTCTGCAACACCTGTTACCTTAGGCTTGAATGTTAGAGTGAACTCCTTGTATGCAGTAGTAACTGCACCTACCGAAACGATTCCTAGAGGAATGATAGTAGCACTCTGAATACCTAAGCTAAGATCAAAGCCAGTAGAACCTTTAGCTCTAATAGTAATAGTATACTCCTTATTAACATCCCATTCAACACGTTGTAAGCTAGGGTTGATAATGTGAACTGCTGTAGCTAATCCCACTTTACTGATTTTAAGGTCATCTTTATCTAGCATTACTGTAGCAGTAGCAGTGTCAGAAGACGTCCAGTTCTCAATAGTAACAAAGTTACCACTGTTCTTCAGTAAGTTACGACCACCAATAGACAACTTGTTTAATTTATCGGCAGTGCCTTTTTGTGCAGTATCGATGTTACCCACATTAGTATTGATGTTAATAATCTCTTGGTTATACGTATCAATCTTAACACGTTCAGAGATTTCCCTAGCATTCTGTGTAACAGATGACTCAGCAGTCTCTAATCTAGTTACGAATGGATTTAGGGTATCATTTACTGCCTTTTGGTCAACATATTTAGAAGCTTTACTCCAGTCTCCTGCATTATACAATGCACCTTGTGCCTTAGCAACGTTACAACGCATTAAATCTCCAGCAGAACCCTGTGCCCATAAATCACCTACATCATATGGAGGAATAGGTTGAACAACGAATACTCGTCTCTTACCATCTGCTGTATCTTGTGCCTTAGCTGCTTTTTGGATGGCTTCAGTAACGTCAGAGTCAGTTATCTTAGCCCATGCATAGATAATACCTGTCTTCAAGAATCGGTAACAGTATCCTGTAGCAGAATCGTAGTAAAGGTCACCTAAGTGAGTATCCTTTAACACATCTGTATTCCAGTCTACTGCTGGTTTGTTAGTTAGTGTAGGCGCTCCAGATAAGAACCAGGTGGTGATATTACCATCCACTTGGTCTTCAATACCATCAATGCGAGTAGTGATAAGGTTAGAGAAGTTAGATAGCTCATTACGTATAGCCTGTGCTACTGCATCTGCATGTTCCTTAGAGTCCTTGATACCTTGGTCAAATACTGTAGTCTTTACTCTAGACTGTAATTCACCATTAATATTAGTTATCTGAGTCTCGGTACTAGTGATACGTTGCATAGTGTGATTATAGATACGCCCAGCATTGATTGGTACAATGAAACCATCAGCAGACTCTTTGTACGTACCAGATTTAGTACTATTGAACATAGTGTACCATTTCTGTCCATCAGCCGATACCTCTAGTTTGTTACCGTTATACTGTCTTGCATCTTGGTAATAGTGCCATAATTGAATGTAGTCGATATCATCCTTGATTGTACCTAAGTCAATCTGTACGAATGAATCACCTGTTGTACGGTCTTCTGCAAACTGGTCATCTACTTTGTCGTTATTAACCACGCCAAGGTTTGTAATACCAGGACTACCAGTAACAGTGCCAGATAGAGCAACGTTTACACCTTTACTAATAGCTTTGATTTCAGTCCAGTGTTTGTAAGCATTAACCGAACTACCCGAAAGAGTATTTTTGATGTATCGTACTTTAATTACATCTAGGCGGTTACTAGCCTCATCTGCATACTCTCCAGCGTTAAACTCTGCTGCATTTGCTTTACCTTGTGCTATGCTATCTGCTGCTTTTTCCATAGCATTTGTAAACTCTTTAACCGCATCATTATACACAGTGAATGCAGAGTCTACAGCTTGAGACTCACCCATAGTAGTTTTACCATCAGCAATTGCATTAGTAATCTCACTAATAAGAAGATTGTATTTAGCGTCAAACAATGTCTTCTTGCTAGTTAAAGTTGTCTTAGCTATAGCAGAAATGAATCCGTTGTTGTATAGCTCAGTATATCTTTCTAGTAAAGCTTTCTTATTGTTATCCAATAAGTTTATATAAGACTTAATCTTCTGTGCCTCACTTGCATCTATGATTCCATCTTTAAAGGTAGTATTGATTTCCTTCTTCAATGCAGTAGTAGCATCTTCTACCCCTTTAATCTCATCTGCCATCTCACCTTTGATTTGGTCAGAATATGTTTTTGCATTCGTTTCTGCTCTAGTAGATTTAGTCTTAGAAATTGCTTCAATTGCAAGTTCCAATTGAGTTGTTAATAGCGCAAGTTTTTGGTTGTAGTCCTTAAACTTTGTATTGATAAGAGTCTGCTCTTCTGGAGTACCTAACTGGTCAACAATAGCATCATTGATAGTGTTGATTAATGCAGTATAAGAACGGTCATAATCAATCTTAACGGTATTAAGATTAGTCTTGTTCTGTGCAGGTAAGTCAACATTGTTGTACGTGGACTCATATCTCTTATCTAAGCCTTGCTTAGAAGTATCAAGAGTATTTAAATAAGCCTTAATAGAAGATAGTTCATTCTCTTGTATGATGCCATCACGGAATGCACCCTTGATTTCTGTATCTAGGTCAGTTACAGACTTCTGAACACCTTGTACTTCAGCAGTTAGGATAGTCTTAACTCCCTCTGCTGCTTGGCTAGCAAATGACTTAGCATCTTCTAGGGCTACCCCTGTTTTATTAGTTGCAATATCATCAATCGCTTCATAGATAGCAGAAGTAAGCACAGCAGCTGCATTATTGTAGTCAGCAAAACTACTATTAACATGATTAGCTTCTTCCACAGTGGCTTTACCATCCGCAATAGCGTCAGTGATAGCCTTGATAAGTAAAGTGAATTTCTCGTCATGGCTAGCCTTAGCAGAGATTAAACCTTGCTTATCGTTTTCGTTCATGAATGGGTTGTTGATAAGACTAGTATACTCTTTGTCAAAGCGTGCTTTGTTTGTATCTAAAGTATTAATATAAGATTGAATACGTCTAGCTTCAGTCTTAGTAATAATACCATCAGAGAATGCACCCTCAATATTATTTTCTAGACCTGTGATGCTGTCCTCCATAGCCTTGATGTCGTCATCTATTTGTTCCTTTAATCGGTTAGCATAATCATTGGCTTCATTTACCACTTGTTGCAGGTCTTCTTGAGATACTCCGCCACCTGCTACAGTAACCCACTTACCACCTAATCTGACCTTCATACTAGCCATTTCGTCTCATCTCCTTCAAGTCTTGTAGTACTTTCTCTGCTCTTCTGTGTATCACCTCTATTTCTTCCTTCATTTGCCTGACCTCGAATAGCTCTTGTTGTGCTTGGGTCTTTAATAATTGAGTCTCTTCTAAGTCTCTCTGGGCTTGTATCTTCATATCTGCTACTTTTTGTTCCTCTGCCGTAGGGACGAATACTATACCCCCACTTTCCAGTACCTTCATCTCTGGCATATCAACATCCCCTTCCTGTAAATTTAAAAGTGCATAAAGAATGGGCAGGTATAATATACCTGCCCAAACTCATTACTTCATAATATTAATGAACCTTCTTGCAGTAGGTCTAATTACCGCATTAGGAGTAGATAGATTTAAACGTGCTTTAAACTTCTTAGCATTCTTACTAGCAAGTACTGTTGTCTCATGGTTATAGCGAGTATAATCAGAGGATACTTGTTGGCTACTTACTAATGGAGGTGTAATCCAAGTAGCTCCATCATCATAACTGAACTGTGGTGTAACAGTACACCCAGCAGGTAAGTGAGCATCGTAAGTTTGTTTAACAGTAGTATAAATCTGTGGCATCTCTACTGTACGTCCTAGGTATGAACCTGTCTTACCTGACATGAATCCTACTAAGGTAAAGCTATCCTTAGACATTAAAGGAGACATATTCTTTTCAGACTTGAAGGTAGCTCGTAGCTTAACCTTACTAACAATCTGAGATAAGTCATGCGGTTCATAGTTCCCTAATGGAGTATACATTCCGTCATCCAAGCTAACTTCCCAGATACAACCTGTATTAGCAGGTACTAAGTAGTCTGCAAGAAGTACTAAACGGTCTGCTCCTAAGTTAGAGATAGGGTCAAACTCGATTACTCCTACTGGTTGGAATTCAGCTTTATATACTTTGAACTTCAAGTTCATAGACTGATGAGCAGTCCATGTCTTAGCATTCTTAGAGCTAAATAACATACCAATTAGGTAAGGCTGCTGAGTAACCTGCACACCAGTAGTAACATCCTTCTGACCTAAGTCACACACCCACATAGAGTGTTTATCATTGTCAGATAAGATTACCATACAGTACTGAATATTAGCTTGACACATTACAGGGTCATCGAATGTAATCTTAGTTTCTGAGATAGCATTAGAGCTAACTTTGATATCAGAAGGTTGTAGAACCTTCTCAGCATATATTACGTTACTTGGGTAGCCATTGACTACGTTACGAATCTGAACTGTACAAGGCTTAGTATCGTGTTTGGCAGAGAAGTAAACTCCTACTGAAGTCATTAAAGTATCTCTATCGAACTCAAACGTCTGTGCTAGTGGATCGACAGGCACTAGGGTAATACGTTTAGTCAGAATAGTATCTGTAACCGTTCTCTTAGTACCAATAGAGGTGAATGAAGCCACCGCAGAGTTAGTAGAATTTCGTAACAGAACTTCTCGTGTACCAGTTTTAATACCAGCTGGTATTGTAAACTTAGCCCACACCTGACCAGAGCTATTAGCTCTAACGGTACCCGGATTAGCACCTGTTGCAGTACCCTTGATAGGAGTAAGTGGAACACGTACACCATCAAACGTCAGCTCTAGGTTATCTGCTGTAGGCTGTAAGTTCTCACAGAAGATTTCTATGTCCCTCTGTCTCATGATAGTGATAGCGTCTTCTAGGATACTACGAGACTTCTCAACCTTTGATACAGTTGTTCTAGGTGAAGTATCTACTGTCTCACCTGGTGTCCAAGGTGGTCTCCAGTCCCCTACTGTTCTTCCATCATCCATCTTAAGGTCTAAGAGGTCTTGTACCCAAGGTACTGCTTCTGGATGTCCCCACCAACGATAGAAGTTACGAACACTATATTCAGTATTCTCAATCTTGATATAGCTTTCATCCACCCAGTTATCTGAAGCAGGAGTAAGCTTTAAGCTAGAGAATACATTAAATGATAGGTAAGGGTTGACTAACATAGATTGAGTAGCATATGGCTGCTCAACACCCACAACCTCAGTCATAGGAGCACCTATTAAACGTCCAAATGACTTAACGTTAGACAAGTCCATATTGATATTTGGCTTGATGTCCTTAGTTGTATCTGTAGGTAACATGATTACCCCATCCTCCAATGAGTACATAATATTGAAGTTTGGATGTGATAAGTCACCACGTGTAACAGACCTAAAGCTATCTGAGAATATGCCTTTCAAGTCTGAAGGTAGTTCTCCAGCCATTGCATCACGGTCAAGTGCTGTTATTGCTTGGTTATACTCCAAGTCATCAACACGTCTAGCTAGACGTTGAATCTCTCCCATTTCCATCCTTGTTATTGCGTTGAATTTAGTCCTAGCAGTCTTATTATTTGGTCCAGGATTTATATAAACTGCACCAAGGACTAGTTGTTCCTCACTAGATGGTTGTGGAGCTACCACGTTTAATTCTATATCACTCTGACCTTGTGTGACTATTACGTTACCATAACGGTCGATTGACACTAAGTCAGCACGTGGTAAGTAGAATTGATAATCAATGTTAACCTGTGTATTATTAACAGGTTTATCTCCTGCAAGCCACTGAAGATTGTCTTTGGTAACACCCCAAGCATCAGTGATAGTAATGAGCTTATAGTCAGTAGCATTTACAAAGTTCTTTCTGTACTTATATGTTACAGAGTAAGTAGAGCCTGTAGCAGGTTCTTTTCCACTAACTCCACCAGCACTCCAGTCTACACCATTAGTAGTAAGTTGATAATCTGTCCCCTTAGCATAGCCAGTGATTGACACGATGTCGGATACTGGGTTCTTACTTAATGGGTCAATGCCGTTGATAGTTGCACCTCTTGTAACGGTCTCTGTTACCTGAACTTCACCAGATACACGGTCAATACGTTTAACAGGAGAGTTATTCAGTGGGTACTTGTCTTGGTTTCCTAAGTACACTTGAGGCTCATTCTGCACTGTACGGGTATCTAAGGCTTTAGGTATGACTTTCTTAACAGGGGTTACCTTAATAACCTCATAACCCATGATATAAGCCGTACCTGCTTCTACTATGATTCTCATATTGTTGGCATCATGCTCTTCTGCACTTAAATCTAGACCACGAACACGATAGTTACCATTAGTATCTACAGTACGTTTTGCTAGCATGTCCATTAAACCGCTATCAAATTGAGGTCTAGCCATTTCTAATTGCAGTTCCCCTTCATTGAATTCGTAGATAGGAGAAGCATCAGGGTCATTGATTTTAAGCTCAACACTAGACTTAACCCTATGAGCACCTGGCTGACCATAATTACCCATATTAAGAGCTGGGTCTGTGAGTGATACGTCTTTATCCTCTGTAATCATCTCTTCTTTAAGCTTAACCCCTACAATCTCTTTACCTTTTTTAGTTATTGGTATCTCTTGGGCATCGAATAGATGAACTACCCCTTTAAGATATACCTTACCTGAATCAATCTTTATAGTATTACTAGTCAGAGTCCAACCCATCCCAGATACCACAGAACCGTCTCTGTATAGAGTGTCCGACACACGTTTAAGATACTCAAAGATAATGGTCTGCATTTGAGTAAACTCACGTGCTTGGGCTACTCTGCCTGGTACGAAGGATATTTTACTAAACTTCTTAGCTGGGTCAAAGTCGTCATAGTAAGGAGCGTCTTTGTTAATCATAAGGTTTTCATCTCCTTTTCGTTGAGTTCTACTATTCTAATTTCTAATAGAATAACCCTGCCCGCATATTGCGGTACAGGGTATGATTAAGGTTGAGGTTGAAGGTTAGGCACATACTCTACTATAAGCCTTATGCCTCCCCCTTTGACACTACGTAAGAGTAGGTCAGCTTCAGGGGTCAACTGCTTATTTATCTTAAGCACTACTACCGCAAGCCTAGTGTACTGAGCATCCTGTAATCTGTGTGTTCCACTTAGAGGAGACATATTGTGTATAAATAAGTCCTTATAGGTTTCATAGGGTACAACAATTGTATCTTCCCCCATAGCTTCTTTAACAGCTGCTACTAGTGCTGGGATAGTGCTCTTAGCTCTGGTCATTTTTAGCTTAATTCGTTTTCTATAGTTCACGTCTGTTTCATTGAGCTTCCTACTAACCTCGAACCAAGAACCCCATTCCTCTAGCCACTCACCAGTAGCAGTGTCTATGATATATTGGAGTTCTAGCTCTGTTAGGTCTGCTTCAGCCTTATCAAGGGACTTCTGCCAAGCACCTGCTAAGTTGCCTAGCTCTCCTTTAGACTTTCTATTAAAGAAGGAAGCCAGTTTACTAATGAATGCCATGTAAACCACTCCTACTCTACGTTTATAGTAATCTTACCAGGTCTTACTAGTTCATTATCTTGGGCTATAACGTCCTTGTCAATACTAAGGTTTACATTCAGTATAGCATTATAGTCCAAGTTCATGATAAATCGTACTATCTCAGCTCGTAGTAACGGTTTACCTACTGTGTACCTTTCTAAGAAAGTACTAATGGAATTGTAAATGATTAGGGCGTATGTGCCTCTATCGAATCCATTTTCTAAAGACACCTTGATGTCGATATCTACCTTTTTAATATTGACTTGGGACACAATAGGCTTAATTCCCCCACACTTGTAGTTAGGTACAAGATTCTCTACTTGAACTCTTAGAGGGTCAGGTAACTGTCCTTGTGCATCATGAACGTAGATGTAGATTAAACCTACATCCTCTCTCACATTAACCCCAGCAACATCAGGTATTTGAGACACTCCATATTTTATAGAATCAACCGTACCCCTCTGTAAAGTACCAATGAAGTTACTGAAACGTTTCTTACGTTGTTCAGTAGTCTCTTCAGGTAAGCCTGTATGGAAAGGGGATAGGTTATACATACGTTCTACCATTGGTAAAGGGGACATCACGTTACGGATAGATAAAGGAGGCACATTACCAATCTCCCCTGCTTCTGTACACTGAACCTTTACATCTACAGAAGTCTCACCGATAGGTATAGTCTTATCCTCCAGACATTCGAAGTAGATAACCTTTCCCTTTACTGGCACTGTATAGAATGAGTGTCCTTTACTGATTGTAAACACTAGACTCAAAGGTGCTTTGAATTCCAGAGTTAACAGACCAGTAGCCTTAGTAGCAGGTGTCTTACTGAAACCAAAGCTAGTATACAGAGAGCCTTCTATAGCTTCAGCATGACCTTTCTTCATTTTGAAGTATAGTTGCTCTATTTCTGTGGCTACTGCTTCAAATAGAGTTCTTACTATAGAACCTGGATTGAAGTTAGTAATTTTACTACCAATGGTTACCATGTAACCTGCCATGTCAGACACTATCTCTTTCATAGTCTTAATTTTCATTTGTCACACCTCCTATATAATCTCTCGTATCCTAGTCTCTCCTACATCTGTGATGATGTCGCATTCAATGACAACCCCATTGTCGATAGGCTCTACCTTGATGTTGGCAACGTCTACTACCCTAGCATCACTCTTGAACGTTCTTGCCACCTCTATACTCATCTTAACTCTCCACTCATCTGTCCTGACAGTACCTATCAGCATAGGCATGTTACTACCATAATCAGGATGGTAAGGAAGAGTACCTAGAGGTGTTAGAAGTCTGTGGAATAAGTCCTGTTTAAGAGTTTGCACCCCATCTATGATAGCAAAATCCCCATCCACTGCTATTAGGTCACCATTAGTACCATTCGTTAAGCTGAACTTGTCAGTGGTTAGCAAAAGGTCTTGACCATATACTAGGCTAGGGTCAGATTCGATTCCCTCACCCATAGGGATTAGTAAGTAATCCCCAGGGGCAGCTACTCCCTTACTAGATAGTAAATCAATAAATGGATAAGCCAAGTCATTCAAGAGGGCTAGGTCAGTCCACTTAGAGGCATCTCCTAGCTCATTTTGGGCTATCATCTGTATTGTGTCGTTATGCTTGACCAGATACTTACGATATTTCATTAGTATCCCTCCTGTTCAGGTAGCAAGTGAGCATAGTGTTTAAGGAACATTAGGGACAGTTTCAGTGTCTTCAGTACCTCCAATAAGTCATAGTTCACTTTGTCTTTATTAGCCAAGTAGGAAGCAAGCACTTTACAATTTGTTATAACTTTATCTGCTTGGGATAAGTCTACAGTCTTTAATTCTACAGCACCTTTATATATGCTGAAGGACTCCAAGTAAAGGCTTCTGATAGTAAGGTATGCTGGAGCATGTTGTTCTCTAGTGAGCCTCAACAGAGGACTTGTTATCTCCCTACTGTCTGTTATGCTAAGTACATAGTTTGGGTCACCTGACCTCATATACAAGTATGTTAGGTAGGAGTCATAAGCTACTTCTGGAGCATAATATTCTTCAATTAGGTAGGAAGAAGGAGCGTCCTGTATAACCTCACTGTTAGACAGGACAAGCCCATTAGCAGATATATCTAGAGACTTAGTAAGCTCTGTAGCAGTTGTTATTGTCACCCTACCATCCGTATCTCCCAATACAGAACTAATGTTACACATAGTGTCAAGTAGGTAATTAAGAGCCTTAGAGTTCAGATTAGCAGAGATATAGTCTTCTGATGGAGTTGCGTACATATTATCACTGCACCCTTCCCTGTTTTATTTCAACCGATGCCCCTCTACTAGCAGGAGCACTAGCATCTCGTTGACATATTAGCTCAAGTTGGTACTGATAAAGCAATGGTCTAGCTACAGATCTGAATAGTCTAAATACCTTAGGTATTACTACGTAATGCTGTTCATCAGTGTAGTTGTGGAATATCATTTCTTTATCTGCTGGTATAGTAGACCCAGGAGGTAACTTAGTGTAGTATGCTTCTACCATTGCCTGTAGCTCTCTAAACTTCTTGAAACCGCTAGTAGGGTCACCTGTACCGTTCTTCCAACCAGTAGTTCCCTTCATACTTATATTAGCAATACCAGCACCCCAGTCATCTACCCAAGCCCCACCTTTAGTTTGAGTAACTGCTACCCTACTAGGTTGAGACTGGTCGTATTCTTCTGGGTTTAAGGCTAGTTTAAAGGATTGACCATTGAAGACGAACTCCATACGTCTTAGTTTGTTCTTTCCATCGTTTTGTGCATTCATGGCTTAGGCACCTCCGTTGGAATGCTTGTGTCTAACCAAATTAACCCGTCCTTCGGGTTTGGCGGTTCTTCGCTAGAAACCAATACTGGAAACGCTTTACCATTTTCCGTTGTGATATTGAGTTCCCCATCTGCTCGTAAATTAATATCCCCATCAACGGTTACTCTGACATAGGTATCTGTAGAATTCTCTAGTGCTATGTCTCCTAGCTCGCTTATCTCTATCCTAGACTCGTTGCCATCTACAGACCTTTTAATAATGGTTCTACCTGTTTCCTCAATAACTAACTCTACAAAGTCTTTGCCCTCACCGTGCTTAGCGCTATCTAGCTGTCTACGTACCTTGTATTCCCCACGTGCACCTAATTCTTGGTAAGTTATGGCTTCATCGTTGGTATCCCTAGTCACCCTGAACATTCCGTCACTATTAAGGAAAAACTTAGTCCAGCTAGTGTCAGTATCCTCAAAACTAGTTCGATAGTTAAATAGCATCTTAACAGGGTATGCAGTATTCTCTGTCTTAGCAGAACGAGGTCTATATGTCATAGGGTCACGCTCTGTTAAGTGCTGGTGGTCAAACCCTCCATGCTCATCCGATATCTCACTGTATATATCAGGGTCAATCTTTAGGAAAGTCTTAGAGGGGTGAGACATCTCCACCGAACCTATACCATCTATCATTGTATAGAATTGAGATGGGTGTACATTTAGGTACTTCAGTGATTCCCTCATATCCTCTAGAGAACTGTCAGGTCTTAGAGGGTACCTGTTAGGAAGAATATTGAATTCATCCATTTTGTTATTGTGAGTACTACCAATAATAATTGGTTGTGTATATACTCCATCTAAGAAGGCAACTACTACTAGCTGACCTTCTTGGATAGGGTACATGATACCAGATGTTCCTATTGTTGCATCATCAAAGTGAGCACCCTGTGTAAGTATCCTAGCACTATACTTACCTTCAGATTCTTCACTGGAACGTATGGTATCATTAGTTTTAATCAACTGCACATCTGCTGTATGGTGCTTATGGTGGACTTTGATAACCTTAGCCAAGGACATGAAGTTAAGTCTGTCCTGTGGCTTATAGTTATCTTTAAATTCTCTACCAAGATGTGGTTGAAATTGCATAGCAATCACCCTTTCCCATATCTTACTACCTTAACAAAGACTTCCTTCTTACCAAAGTTATTCATAGCTTTCTTAACTGACTCTGGATTTCTAGGAGGTCTACCTTCCCAGTAGATATCTATGCGGTTACCTTTGATTGCACTCCCTGTATCTTGTGCAGTATAGGTACCATTGATAGCTGGATAAGAAGGACAAGTAATCTGAACCCTACTATGTAGAGGGATTACTTTAGGGTCAACTGCAATAGTCTCTCCTTCTACAGTGGGAGCACCTACAGCAGTAGTAGTGTTCGGAGAATAGTTATCTATGTTCGGTGAACTATATACAGTTGCTATGAACTTAGTACCTCCTGAACCACCTGCTAACTGACCATTACCGTGACCTCCGTTACCACTACCACCGCTACTACTACCCCCAGCAGTAGAGGTTAGAACACGTCTACCCATCAACCAGTGAGCGGTAGCATAAGAGTTACTTAGGGCAGTTAGAGTTACAGACTTGGAACTAGAGTTCTCAATAAAGTTACCTCCACCTACATAAATACCTACGTGGGAAACCCCATAGATGTATCCACTATTATAAGTATTCTTGAAGAATACTAAGTCCCCTGGCTGTAGTTGAGCCTTAGGTACCTCTACACCCTTCTTAACTTGTTCTCCAGTAACCCTACCAATGTCTATGCCTGCATAAGTTTTGTAGATGTACTGAGTAAAGGATGAACAGTCTAGAGCACCAGATGCAGGGTTACCTCCACCGAATGTGTAGCGAACTCTCACACCATTGACACCATTTTGCAGTACGCTCTGTGCACCTGCTACTACTTTCTGTGCAGCATTACCATCTATACCAGCACCTGCTCCTATTCCTAATCCAATATTACCTAGTAAACCTCCGCCACCCAGCATACCACCAAATATCTGGTTCCATAAGTCATTTAGAGTTGGTAAACCTCCGCTAGCCTTTTGCTCTGAAATAGTACTGTTGTCACCTAAGAAGCCATGACCTTCATACTGTTCGAACTTCCCTACTGGAGGGCTAAAGCGTTTAGATGGCTCACATCCTCTAATTACTCCTATAGTTGTAACCCATGCACCAAAGGTATTAAAGTTCTGGGTTACGGACTTAATATAGTATTCAATAGTGGAATT